TTCTCGTTCGCCTGATTCAGTTCGGCTTCCTTCGCGGCAACGTTTTCGTTCAGCGAATTCAGTTCGTTCGTGAGATTTGCCTTATCGTCAAGAACGGCGTGCAGTTCCGTCTTAATTTCATCAACAAATCCACGGAGCTTGGTTTCATCCATGCTACCATCCTCCTTGTTGTTTATTTCGAGTACATGACACGCGTCGTCTGCGGGCGGTACTGCACCGCTCAGAATGGCATAGCCAGAATACTCATATTGCATCGGGACGCGTCCGTGTTCTTTGTACCCGTCCTCGTACACAATCACATTGTTGTTTTCGGGAGTGCCGACGATCTCGACGCTCCCCATCACGGTGCCTTCCGGCACATGCTGTTTCAGGTAGTCCACCAGTCCGGGGCATCTGTGTTCATACAGTACGCCGTCGGCCATCAGTACCTTGGTCGGCACACCGTTGAGTTCAACTGTGGTGATCTCGCCGCCGGTAATGCTACCGACCACCTCAGATGATGTGCTGAATACAGGCATCGGCCTGCCGTCATAGTCCACGCCCTGTCCTACCAGTCCGTGGCCGCTGATCTCTGTGTCATCGGCTGTCATGCCCTTGTCCAGATAATCGACCACGATCTCTGCCGGGGCCAGCCGTTTCAGCGCCTCGCGCACGTATTCCTCTTTCCAGGAAATACCGTTGTCCTGATAGTCTTCGGGCGTATCCATGATCCTGTGCATGATCAGCTTGATAGGACGCTTGCCGCCACGCGCCGCCGACTCGCTGAGTTCATAGATTCTTGTCTGAATAGTCTCCATCCAGAATCACCTCCCTCAGTCGCTGGGGCTCGGTATGGCGTTCGCGCCGTTCGAGCGTGTGGTCAGCGTCTTCGGGTTGTGCGTGTCCTCGTCCACGGGGCGTCCGCCGTCGCTGTCCCCGTCAGCGCCATAGGTGAATGACGTCTGATGCACAGGATACTTGTGTTCAATGTCGTCCTCCAACTCTGTATCAAGCATGTCGAAGAACGCGTCGGCACCGATGCCGACAGCAGTCGCCCACAGCGACAGTGAACCCTTGCCTTGCAGGTACAAGTCTTTGACCATCTCCACAAACTGCTTGCGGTTGCAGTAGGTGATCGGCAGATACCTGACCTCGGTGCGGTAGTTCGGGTTCTGTATGATGTTCGCGTTGATCACCTTGTTCAGCTCTTCGACCACCATATCCACGATGTTGAAGATCTCGGCGGTGATCAGTTGCAGGTTGTTCTCCTGCGCACTGAAGGATGATGTGCCCTCGCCCGTCAGCAGGCTCGCCGCAAAGCCCAGGCCCAGAGAGATGTTCTTTCTCAGGTCAGAGCTATTGCTCTCGTCCAGAATGCTCACGTCCGGCTTCAGCACATCGATCTTCGTTCCGGCAGCCACCGAGAAGAAGGTCGTAGCGCCGCTCGAACCATTCGTGTTCTTTATCGCGTCGCGCACGGTGTCATGCTGGTCTTGCTGCTGTTTTCCTGTCAGGGCACTCTCGCCCTTCTGCTTGCCTTCGGGGAAGGTTTCATAAATGATGCGCTTATTGATCTCGTCCACGGCCAGCCGCTTTGACTTGGTCATCAGCGCGTCGTACAGGATGTCGTCGATAGCGGCCAGCGCCAATGGCCTGCCGTAGGGCTCAGAGCGCTTCGCTCTGAACTTCACAGCGATCGTCTTGTTGGTGTCCAACACCACCCACTGCTTACCCTTCCCGCTTCGCCACTGCGCATACGCGTCCCGGATCTCCTTGGGATACCGGCGAAGCTTGCTCTCGGCAGGCTCGTTGCCGTTGTTATAGAAATACTCCAGATTGAACGACAGCACGTACGCGCCGTTCCTGATACCCACGATGCGGGTATAGTCCGGGTCGAGATAGATGACCGAGGCGTTCATCACCGTGTCCTCATTGATCTCCACGATGTTGTTGACCTGCCAGTCGCTCATCCACTTGTCGTTGCTCAGCGGGCGTTTCTTTGTCTCGAAGTAGGCGAAGTACACGCCGTCGACCAGCACGTTGTGCAGTGCGTCGCGCACCAGTTCACGGTCGCGAATCAGTCGCAGGACTTCGGTCACGATCTGTTTGTTCTTCTTCTTTTTGTTCGCGCTCTCTCCGTGCGGCACGATCACATGGTTCAGGGTGGGCAGTGATGTGCAGTAGTCCACAACATTGGTCACGATGCCGTTGCAGGAGTACAGCGCCCTGCTGAGTTCCCTGATCTCGTGATGATAGATCATCGGCTCCTGCACGATCTCCTTGATGCGATCCACGTCATACATATCGAGGATGTTACATCCAACGGGGTACGGTCGCCACGATACGTTCGACCATCGTGCGTTCGCCTCATAACTGACTGCTTCATCAGCCATCGCTGTCACCTCCTTAGTTTACATATGTGTGGTATTCATATTGGTTCGACGTTGACAGCAGGTCGTGTTCCAGCAGGGAGGCGAAGTACACGCCGTAGCTGACAGAGGTATATCTATCCTTCGTATTCTTCCCCTGCTCCGCGATCCTGATGATGCCGGTGTCCGGCATGCGGTCATACGTCAGGTTGATCATTTCATTGATGAGCGCCCGCGTCTCAATGTACGGGCCTTCATAGAACATCTGTGTGTCCAGCTCGATGGCGTCGGCATATCCCTTCACCTTCGGCAGGATCTCGTCCACGGCGATGTCGTACTGCGCCAGCAGGTACATGCGGTGCTCCGCAAACTCGCGGCGGGTCACCTGTGCGATCTCGCTGTTGATCTTCGCCGTCGCGTTCACCGCGAACAGCACGTCAATCGCGCCTTCCACGCGCACACGGTTCGCCGTGTTCTCGTCGTTCATGCACCTGAAGGCGGGCATCTCTGTCTGGGTCGTCTCGTCATAGGTCGGTCTCGCCAGCATATCGTAGATGGCAGAGCCGCCGTTGCGCATATCCAGTACGATATAGTCACATCCGGTATCAAAGAAAATGCTCTTGATACGCCGCGCCTGCTCCATCGTGTCGCCGCCGTGGATGTGTTCCATATACACAACATGCTTCTGGTAGTACATGGAGCCGTTATCAAAGTATTCAGGGATGAGCCTGATGATCGAGAACACCGAGTTGTCGTTGTCCTTCTTGTCCACGAAGGCCATATCGCAGCTCATGATGCGCACCTCGCCGTCCTGGTGCTTCAGGATGTCGCCCTTCTTGACTGGGTTGTAGTTATCCTTGCGCGGGTAGATGGGCGGTTGCTTGATCAGCTGAGCCGCTGCTAGCATCTCGTAGTCGAAGTACGCGTTCTCGTTCTCGCCGACCATGATGTTTTCGCTTTCAATCATCCATGTGGTCGGGTCATCGCGGCGCTTATCCTTGATCAGCTGGTTGCGCGTTTTGATCTTGTGAAACAGTGTCAGCACGTAATCGAACGCCAGCAGTGAGTAGCGCATGTTCCCGTGCGCCACCTGCATGGCCATATCCTTGATCGATTTCCACATCCAGTGCGACCGGTACCACGCAGACGAGATATAGATCGTCTTGCTCTCCTCAGGCTCGATATCCTGATATTCCGGCCTGTCCTTGTACGGCGCGTTGCGCACATGCTGAAACTTGCTGAGTACTGAGTCGATAACGAACTTCTTGATCATGCGGCACTCTTCCAGTATCAGTATGGTAGAGCGGTATCCGCGTGCGTTATCATTACCGACCACGACGATGATCGAGCTCTCGTTTCTGAACATGACCTCGATGTCGTCGCCGCGTGTCTTGATATACTTGATCTCGGCCCGCAGGTTGGGCGACGCAGGCATGAGCTCCTTCTCGATCTTTTCGGATACGATCAGCTTCGCTTGCTTCAGGGTACCGGACGCGATCACGATCTGGCTCTTCGGCCTGAGGATCGCCTCACAGCATGCGAAGATGGCCAATACGTAGGACTTCGCCGAGGCACGGGCCGCGATGCACATGCTCTCGTCAGCGTTCCCCAGCTCATACAGCATCAGCCGCTGATACGGGTACAGCTTCAGTCCAAGGTAGTGCTCCGCGAACCGGTGGATGTTGTGCCTGTAAAAGTCACACCAGTCGATCAGCGCGTTAATATGCTTCTGGTCGCTCAGCCAGCCCTCGGTGAAGTGCTCAGCCAAAGTCCGCTGGTTCTTGTCCAGCAGCTTCTCGTTAGCCATCGTCATCACCGCCGAGACTGTCGAACGACGCCGCCTCTTCGTCTGTGATAGACAGCTCGTCGTCCACTTTCTGCGATGCCCTGTTCATCAGGTTCATCAGCGGCCTGCGGCAGAAGCGGTCATAGTATGTCCCCTGCTTGTCCACGTCCTTGTACGGCGTGTTCTTCACATACTGCGCTGGGGTCAGCGTCTCGATCTGCTGTAGCAGTACGCCCAGCGGCATATCGTTATCGTCGCCCTTCTTGACCACGGTATCAAAGCCGCTCTCGGCAATGGACTTCCGCAGTGTCGATGACAGGGCCGACGCGTTCGGCTTGTCGTTCTTGATCGCTTCCATACACCGGTATTCCAGTGCCGCCAGAAAGCGGGCGCTCTTCAGCTGGCCTGCGGTGGCTGTGTCGCCCAGCGGCAGGATGTACCCGCGATAAATGCGCAGCATATCCCCGTAGGCGTTCTCCTCGAAGCCCTCGCCAAAAATGTCGACAGCCTCCAGTAGGTCGGTGGTTGACAGGCCGCTGTTCCCGCTGGTGATCACATTGGTCAGGCGCTTGTCCTCTTCCTCGGTGATGGTGTCGTCCCACCATTTGTTCATCGTGGTCTTCAGCTGTCTGACCTTCCTGAAGTAGTCGGCCACCGTATATTCATCGCCCAGCTTCTCCATTACAGCGGGGCTGTAGTAACCGTCCAGCCACTCACATGTCCTGCGCAGGGCTTTCGGTTTATCGTTATATTGCTTTATATGGTCTTGAAAGAACTGCTCGACGCATTCATTACACACATGTACGTAGTTGTAATTGTGCGCGTACATCGGGCTCTCCACCTGAACAAAGTTCCCCTGTTGGTAGGGATACTCTTTCCCGCACATCGAGCAAACAGATGGAAGTTCCGGTGCCTTCACCACCCTTGGTTTCTTGGGCTTCTGCTTCGGCTTCGGCTTTACTTCTTTCACAACGACCCGTTCCTCTTTGATTACAACTGGTATCGCTGGCATATATACGTCCTCTCTCCCAAAAATACAAAAGGCCAGCGGTTTCCCGCTGGCTCACTTTATAATGCGGTCTAACTAAGACGCAGGCGTACACGCGTCTTTACAACTCCCACAACGACAGTTCTGTTCTGATAAGCATATTAAGGCCAGTACCGGTCGAACTCCCCGGTCAGCAGTCCGGCATCATCCTTGTCTGTGCAGAAGTACACGCCGTCGGCCTCGGTGAAGATGTCCTGCGCCAGATCCTGATACAGGCAGGAGCGCTGACCGTAGACGTCACCCAGGTCGTCGTTGTAGTACTGCACCACTGTGCGGTCAAACACGACATAGTGAATATCGTTGCTGAACAGGCCGTGGATGGTCTGAACAAAGGACAGCGCCTCATTGCTGTCAAAGGCGTCCAGGCACAGGTCTCCGCAGGACTTTTCATTGGTGTTGGCAGGGACGACGTTGATCTGCACCTTGACATTGCCGAATTTGCGCTCGGTGGGCAGCATCATCGCCAGAGCCTCGGCCTTCGCCTCGCCCTCCACATACAGGTCGATATGCTTGGTGTCATCGTCATACAGCACACGCACCTTCGGGTCGCGGCTGAAGAACTCTTCAACCTCGCGGTAGAAATTGATCCACGGGGATACGAACATCGTCGCCATAATCATGTACCTCTCTTTACTCTTCAAATGGATATACACACTCATCGTCCAAAGAAACATTATAGATGCACTCGACCGTCTTCCGGCCTGATGTGATGATCACTGTCTGCTCCACCGGCGCGAACAGCCGCTTGTTGAAAGCGTACCCGTCCGTCCCGCACAGGCATCCGCACTGGATAACCCTGGTCTTGCCCACCGTGTTCAGTGCGCTGTGGTGCATATGCCCCATCAGCACGATGTCCGGTGTCTCGCCGTAAAGCTGGGTCATGTTGGTGACCACATTGTTCGGGTTGTCCAGATCGCCGTGCACCGCCACCACCATGCGTCCAGCGTCTGTGTAGAACATCCGCGAGTAATCATAGAAGTTGGCGATGTCATTGCTGTTGTATATTTTTACACGCGGGTTGTTGCCCAGCGCCGCCTCCAGATAAAACGCGATCAGCGAGTCCAGGTTGTCGCCGGGGATATTGTCCTCCTTGTTGGCATTCACACGGCTGTGGTTCCCGCTCACGCTGTAGATGTTCACGCGGTCAAAGATCTCCGCCAGTCCTTCCACAAACTGGCTGATGGCTGTGCAGGCCAGCTTGATCTGCTGAACCGTGTTCACTGAGTTCGTCGCCGTGATCGATGCGTGAATGCTCCCGCTGATCTGGTCTCCCAAAAGACAGAGGTGGCAGGTGTGGGCGTGATGCCGGTTCTGGATGATCTTGATCTCGTCAAGGTAATCGCTCAGCCGTTCCAGCATGACGTCCGTGCTGTACTCGTTCTGCGCATTGCTCGTCGCTACGCCGACATGCATGTCAGACAGGCAGACGATGGCGTCGATGTACGCGCTTCCGGTCTCCTTCTTCTTCTCCACCTTGATGGGGATCTGTTCGGCCAGCGAGTTCTTGAGCTCTTCCATGAACGCTTCCTTACGCGCCTCTTCCCGGAGCTGACGGTTCAGCTGGTTGCGTTCATCGCGCAGGCGGGTGCGTTCCTTGTACAGCTCCTGCCTCGCCTTGCGCAGCTCCTGCGCTTCCTCGCTCTCGTTCTGGTTGGCGAAGACCTCGTTGTAAAACGTCATCGCCTGCGTATACGGCTTACGATAAGCAGAGCTCCCGTAGCTCAAGCCAAGCTCCTCGTTCAGCACCTTGGCCAGCTCGTCCCATGTCATGTCCAGCTCTCCACGGTCTTTCATGGTCGCGAGCCTGAAGATGTATTGCGTTCTGCTCTCGTCATCTCTTTTCTTCAATTCAACTTCCAAAACTTCTTCACCCTTTGCTATTGATTTCGTCTGCCCACTCCGCGACCTGTCCGCGCCTCGACTGCGTCAGCTGGGTGTAGTCACTCAGGTCTGGCCGTTTGGCGAAGTGCTCGATGTACGGCACAAAGCCGCTCAGCTTTTTGTTCGGCAGGTCGATCTGCTCACGATGTCCGATGACCACCACCAGACTGTTGTCGAACACACGGGTCAGCAACAGCCGCATCTCGTCGATGGTCGCGTTCTGCGCCTCGTCGATGATCACGATCGAGCGGTTGCTGTTGTCATTACTGCCCAGGTTGCACCCGCGCATGTACATCTGCCCGCTGCAATAGATCGGGTTGTCAATGCTCGTCTCCTCGTCGATATCGCCGTAGCAGATCTTGCGTTCAGGGCTGATACCGGCCACGAGCAGTGCCTGCTCTACCGGTATGAAATAAGGTTTTGTCTTTTCGAGAAGGCCAGGGCGGTAGCCTACTTTCGATTCAGCTGAACCGCCCATAGCCCGGATATAGTATGTCCTGTTGGCCAGCCCGTAATCCATTGCCAGCACAGCCAGCAGAACGGCCAATGTCGTTTTGCCAGAGCCGCTCTTGCCCTCCACGAATATCACGCGTCCGGTCTTTGCGCCCTGCCACATCAGGTCAACGTACTTGCGCTGCTCATCGTTCATGGTCTTTGCCAGACCGTAGAACGGTGAGTCATCCAAAGTCTCCGGCGGTGTATCGCGTTCAGGATAGCGTGTTACGTTCTTCTTGGTTGCCAAGCCATCGCCCCCAGTAAGATTTATTCTTCGACGATCTCCTCATCGACCTTCGCCGCCAGCAAGTCCTCGATGCTCACGATGATCTCATCAATGATGCCGAGCTTGTATGCGTCGGACGCGTCGAAGTAGGTGTCGGTCTGGATGTACCTCTCGGCGTCATCCTGGGTGATCTTCGTGCGCGACCGCACGATGTCCACCATATCTCTTACCTGCCATCCCCAATGAATCACTCCGTTGTACGCCGCCTTGTAGCCGACGCTGAATGATTCAGAAGAGCCGCTGTGCATCATGTACGCGCTGTACGGCATGCCAAACCTGCGGTGGCAGGCAAGCAGTACGATGAACGCCGCACTGAAGGCATAGCTCATGTTGATGCCGTATACCGGCGTCTTGCTGGTAATGATCGTATTGTACAGCGCGAATGCCGCGCTCATCTCTCCGCCCACGGAGTTGATGAACAGGTAGATCGGCTGGCGCTGTTCCACTGGTACGTCGCGGTCATCTCTGTTCCACTGGATGATACTGCGCATGACCATGCCGTTCGTCTGCTGGTCGATGTCATCATCGATCCAGAGCACGCGGTTGCAGAAGTCCTCCATGTTCTGGATGGCTTCGGGGTTCATCATGGAGATGTCCGCCGTCTGCGCTTCTTCCACCGGCACGAACCCGGCCTCACGCAGCTGTTCCTCGGTTATGACCTGCTCGCAATTACTCATCACTGCGCATCCTCTCCTTCTCATAATATTTCAGGGCGTTCAGCACCTTGTTGCTCTCCTCCACATAATAGCGGTGGCGCTGGCTGTGTGCTTTCATTGTCCTGACGATATTAAGATTGGGAAACCTGCGCCGCAGATATTCAGCTTCGTCCTTGCCAATAAGTACCATGCTTTAATACTCCTCTTGATTAAATTTGTGATACAGTTTGGGTGATACAGCTATGATGATACCATGTAGGTGATACATAATAATTATCATAGTTTCCTATAACAGCCGCAATTCCTTACTGTGCCTTGAATATCGCGTGATACAGGGAGTTGATGTCATTGTCTTTGAGCGCGTATTTGCCTGTATTCTCATAGGGCACCAGTATCTTGAAGCACGACACGCCACGGCTGTACTTGGTGAACCTGCCGGAGGTCTTCCCCTTGCCGGTGTCGATCTTGTCGATGTACCGCCACTCGACCAGACGGCGCAGGTTGCGCCCGCGCACATTCGGCCCCTTCATCCCCAGCCAGCTCGCCAGTCCTTCGGTCGAAGCCTGAAACACGCCGCGCCGGTCGGCAAACGCCTTCGCGTTGCAGAGCAGGGCCAGCGCTACCTTCCTGTCCGTCTCCGTCGGCGAGTGCTCAATGATGGCCTCTACATCCGCGTCAGAGATGTATACCTGTCCGCCGCGCCTCAGTTTGTTCTCATTGGTGTAGGCAGCATTCACGCATTGGAGGAGGTTCACGCCCCTCGTCGACCGCCCCGACCACTCGTTCAAGAAGGAGACGGTGTCCACTGGGGACTTGCCGTCTTCCTTCATGTACTTGGCGATCATATAGCAGGCGCGGTACATCTGCTGTCTGTCTTCCGGCGGTTCGCCTGCCATGTAGTTCTTTACTTCAGCTATCTCATCAATCATAGAAACCGTCCTCCAGAAAATCAAACATTCCGGGTTCGATCGTGATGTCGATGTCATCGCTGTTCATCGGCACCATCGTGTACCGTCGGCCCAGATACGACTCATCGCCGTTGTCGTCGCGGCTCGGCACCATGATGCCCGCCTGCGGCTTCACGTTCTCGATAATCCCCTCCGGGGCCACGATCCACGGGAACTTCCTACCACGGCCTTTGTACACCTCGTGCACCAGTTTGGTGGCAATGTTGGCCACCACGCGCTGGTCGTCGCAAACGTCAGCGCACAGCTTCTTGTATTTCTGGTACAGCTCGTCCCAGTCGGCGATGTAGGTGGTGGCCTCGTACTTCGTGTACTGCTGTCTGATCTCGCGGTCAGCGTATCGCCTCACCTTCGTCTGGTACTTCTGAAGCTCATTGCTCTCTTTGCAGAACTCCTTGAAGATCCTGGCAATAGCGTCGAACTGCTCCTGCGTATACTCTATGCTCTCGTCATACATGACGTGATAATCGAATCGTTCCTTGCGCCGCCACTTGATCTCGCGCTCCCACTTCTCTATCTCGCGGCACAGCCTGTTCATATTGCTCGGCGCTTTTGAAAGTTCCATCCTCGCATAGTACGGCGACCGATACCGCATGAAATATGGGAGGGGTCTGCCCCACTTGCTGATCACGCGGGGCATTGAATAAAGCACGCCGGTTTTTGCATACGTTACTACCGTCTGTTTCCAGATACTTTAACACTGCTCGTGGCAGTCGGGCTGGACTATATCACCATCTGCTCATCACAGATGTCTGGCACTTCGAGCGCCGGAGTTTCACCGCCGCCCTACTCCCGAAGGGATAGTCTCTACACCTGATCACTCAGGCACGGGATTACCATGCGTTCAGTTTAGGCTTCCCCGTTAGCCGATCTAAAAGTGTATATATTATCATTGTGTTTTAGACCGACACCCAGCGCTTACTGGTTCACCAGATTATTCGACACGCGTCACCGCGTGAAGCGACCATTGATCGATGCTCTTACCGACGATCACACTGATGATGTCCTCATACTTTTCGTAGCGCTCCACCTGCTCGTCCGTCTTGGGACAGCGGTTCAGGAAGACGCTGGCATAATTGCTGTACTCTCCGATCATGTTCTTCGTCGTCCGCGTCAACAGCAGTACGCGTCCGGCGGCGTCGTTCTTCTCCTCCAGTGCGGTGACCTTGTCCTCCATATCGATCACGATCGTGGCGTTCTCGTCAGACCCGTCCAGGAAGAGCGGGTTGTCATTGACCAGTGCGATGTCACCGTCGAAGTCAGCACCGTTCAATCTCTGTGCTACCAGGCTTTTTATGTTCAGTATGGCCACGTTCGTCAGATGCCCGCACCATCTCCAGATCTCCGGGTCGTTGTTGATCCGAAGCACCACGTTCTCGCTGCGGCAGATGTGCGGGTTGCGCGTTACCACATATTTCCCGTCATAGGTGATGCCCTTCCCTTTCGTCCAGAACTCATCGGGGGCGAGACTGCCGACCACCGGCAGTCCCCCGATATGCTCCATCAGCGCGATCAGGTCAGGCGCAATAAACTTGAAACACGACTTGATGTACAGCTTGCCGCACTTCATATCGTTGATAAACTTGTCCAGCAGTGACATGATGTACTTGTTCACTGTCGGTTCTTTCATCATCGCGTCGTTCTTCGCGATGGCAGCCACATACGGGTTTAGCGCTTTGCACTTCCCGTCCACGATACCAAGAAAGCACTTGGTGTAAAGCTCGTCGCCGCTCACGATCTTCTCTACCCACTCGGCAGACTTGTGGGCCAGCGTCTTGAACTCGTCATACGGCAAGTCCAGCGTCTGTAATACCTGGTAGTTGCTCCGGGTGTACACCGGTTCCTCGTCCTCGGTGAAATTGGTACGGGCGACCGAGATACAGTGGTCGTATTTACGAAACGCTTCCCAGTACCTGTCCCAGTCCCGGACGTCGCCGTACTTCTTGAAGTAGCCGAAGCCCTTGTACATGCTCATCGTCAGGATGATCATCTCGTCATGGATGCTGTGCCTCACGCCCCAGACGTCCGTTATATATTCAACCCCGCGCTCCGACCAGAACCCCTCATAGTCAAACACATGCAGACAGCCCTTGATGAACGGCTGCCGGTAGATACATGACGTGATGGGCGTCGTGCTGTGGGTGATCTCCTCGATCCTCTTTGCTATGTTCCTGTGCATGATGCCGACGCCGTCGAAGGCGTTGATCTCGTAATCGAACCTGCCCTCGTCCACGTCCTTCTGCGTGAACTCGAACTCCTGTCCATCAGAGTTCGTATACTTCGTCACCTTGTCCACAAGGTGCTTGATGCGCTGGTCCGGGATAATGGTCTTGTAGTCCGGCACTACGATCATCTTGGGCACGAGCCCCTCTATACAGTGCGCTGACGACAGCGCCAGTCCGCGATATGCGTACCATTTGCTGAGTACCGTCTTCTCGATGGTCAGCCCCATCGTGATTCTTTCTTCAAGCTCGGCTGCGATCGACTCATCCACCATCGACAAAACGCCCTGGCGCACCATAGACGCGCTGCGCTCGCCGAGCACAAACCTGCGTCCGCGTATCCTAATGCCGTCAAATGCCAGCCTTGACAGTGTCACCGCAATGTCCTTGTGATAGTTGATGTCCACGAAAATGATGTACGGGTTGTACTTCGATGACACGCCGGTGATCAGCCGTATCTGTCTCAGGTATTGGCTGTCTGTCTGTTTGATGAAATACTTCTTCTCTTCTTCGGGAGAAATGTTCAGGTTGAAATCAGCTCTCACGATCGTCCTCAGGTCGATTGACCTGACGATATACTGTGGTGGTGCCTGAATGATTATCGCCCCCTTATTGTGCTTTCAACTCCACTACACTGAATCCGATCTTCCCCCACGGGCAGTTGGTCTTCGGGTCATAGTCGCGTTCCGGCGGCTGGGAGAAGTCCTCGTCGTAGTCGTTGGGGAAGTAGTCCTCGCAATAGTTCTCCGTGCTCTTGCATCCTGTCAGCCGCCAGTAGCATGTGTCACAGCAGTAATTGCTCACTCAGCATCACCGCCTGACGGGTCGTCCCCTTCCTCTGTGAAAGAGTTCGCGTTCAGGTAAGCCGTCACAGCGCTCTTCACCACATGGTTGTTCAGATCGAGGATGTACTCCTGTACCGCACTGAACGGGATATTGCCAAGCAGTCCGCTGGTCAGCGCCTGCATCAGGATGTCCGCTACCTTCGCGGGCTCCACCATCATCGGCTCCATCGCAACCACGCGGGAGTTCCGCAGGATAAACGCCTTCTGCTGTGGCGTCAGCTTCTCCACGCCCAGGTTGACGAACACGTTCGCCAGATCAACAAGCACCTCATCATCGTTCACATATACACGCTGTACTCCGCGCAGCCGTGCGACCTCGCCCTCATTCTCCGGCTGCAACATCAAAGCCACTTTAAACCAATGCTTCACTTCCATTCGTCATGTTCTCCTTTAGCTGAGCGTCACGCTGTCCTTCGTAACACAGGGGGCAGTGTTGCCGTAGGGCGTATTAGTAGTACAGGTGATCGGCCAGCTCGGCACAGTAATAGTGTTCCAGTTATTCTTGCCCTTCTCATAGCCGTCGTCGTACCCCTTGCGGTACGCGTCATCCAACATCTTCTGAAGCTCACTGCGCGTCGTCTCGACATTGCCCTTGTCGTTCTCCTTTACACAAACAACGTACATCATTCATACCTCCTGATAATATTCAATGTCTCTCAACAGGCTGTGCCGCCTGTAGTAGTTTTCAAGATGCGCTCTGATCACGTCCCGGCGTCCAACGTCCGTGATCTGTTGGTTAGCCTCACCCAGAGCATCACTGATCAGGGCCTGCACCTCCATTGCCAGCATGGCCGGTGGCACGACCAACCGTGCCGCCGTTATCTTCACGATGTCCGCGATGCACGACGGGTCTTTCAGCACGATCTGCTGGCCAAACTCAACGCTGTCCATCAGTGCGTCCACGAAGTGCTCTACGTCCCAGCACTCCCAGTTGCCGGTCACGACGTCGTCACTCATCCTTCTTCCCTTTCCGCAGAGTCGCAATCATCGCCTCATCGATCTCATGGATCCGCTTGCCAAACTTCACCATCTCCTCCATCAGGTCTTGCAGTGTCTTGGTCTTGGCCTTGTTGATCGTCTCGCGCATGTGCGTCCGGCCTACCGCGTCAAATACTCCGTCCAGCGTGGTGTAGTATCCGACGGCGTTGTAGTTGTACGTCCCGATGTTCTCCTGCTTCACCTGCTTGCCGCCCACGCCGCTCCCGGTCACCTTCTTGCGCCGGTACAGTATCAGGCAGTAGTTGTCCGCGCCAAGGTACCAGTCATCCACGATCGGCAATACCTTGGGCTCCTTCTCCTTCTTCGCGGCCTCTTCCTCAGTTTTCAATCAGCTCAACTCCTCTCGATCAATTCTAAGCAATGTTTAAGCAATGCCAGAGCCCGTCCACGGGTCGCCCCTATAACTTGTGAGGGTAAAAATATAAGCCCTCTGTAGGCTCGTAAACATTGCTTGTTATTCATCGTTGGTTTCAGGGGCGGGCTCGGCGTCCGGCTTGGGGTATTTGCGCGGGCGTCCCGGCGGGCGTCCTGTGGGCACGTACTTAGGCGCGTAGTCGTCGCCGATCATGGGTCGGCCCACCTTGGGGTGCAGCATTTCGTACTGCGACTTGGTCGGTTTATTGTACCCGCTCTCGCGGTAGGCCTTGATGGCCCTGGCGTCGTTATACTCCTGCTCGGTCAAAGGGCCGATATACATCGTGTCCTTCTTGTGCTCTCTGCGGTTGCTGTCTGTGGGCTTGGCGTCAATGGTCTTGAGCCCGTCAGGGCGCGTGATCTCGACAGCGTGTATGCTTCCGTTCCATGCGCGGGCGGCGACGTCAGGGTCTTCATACGCCGGTGTAGAAAGGCCGCATACCTTGCACTGTATCCAGCAGGCATGTAGGCTCCTGAACTCAGCCTCGCCGCCGCAGCATGGGCATTCCAATATCGGCGGCAGTTTATCGGGGAGCGGCTGGTAGCCGGTAGCGAGCGGGCTGACGAGCTCTATCTGCTTGCTGCTCCTGGACTGTACGATCCTGATCACTCGGCATCACCCTCTGCTGTGTATTGCTCAATATACTCTATCGTGCTCTCCATGAACTTTTTCACATACCGGTCGAAGTCCGTCTTGTCGTGGATGCTGTCGATGTTCTCCCTGAGGTAGATCTCCAGCATACTGTGCACCCAGAGCGGTCGGGTGCCCGTCGTGTCAGACCCCAGCTTCCGGCAGCTGTTGATACGCCCGATGACGAACTCGATGGGCAGCCACCACTCGCTGTTCCCCCAGCCGTTGCCCACGCCCAGGTGCTCACCGAGCCCTTTGAAGAACTCAATCATTCTTGCTCTCCTTCACCAGCCAGTCGTTGAACATATCCCCGGCGAGCCAGAGCTGTTTCCAGATGCACCCGATGTCGATATCAGCGATATCTCTGAACGGCCTGTCTCCCACAAAGCGGAGTTCCGCGCCATTCTCATCGATAGCCCAGTACGCCAGTGTGTAGCAACAGCGCCTGCCGCTTCTGTCGTAGTACCATTTGACCAGCTCTACATACGGTCGGTCGCTGACGATGTTTGTTGTGGTACGTATTTCAATAGTCTGTTCCATTCCCTGACCCCCTCTCTGTCGATCTCCAGCATCAGCGCCCCACACTCAGGGCAGTACTTCGTCATGGCGTAATCTCCGGCGGTGTCCTCCAGGGCAAACGTCATGCACTCCGAGCAGTACGGCGGGTCAGGAGATCCGTCCACTACCCAACGCGCCGTCGGCGGGCTCCATACAATGCTCATGCTCACTCATCCCTCTCCATCATTGCCTTGATGAACCTGTCCCTGAACTCCAGCGCCGCCCGTGCCATGTACACAGCGCCGTCACCGGCCTCGTCCACAGTGTCCGCCAAGCGTCCGGCCACGAACTCGATAAACAGGTTATACACACCAATCATCATCAGCGCCCGCTTCTTGTCCCTCGGCCTCGTCTTCCGCACCGCGTAGCTCGCGGCTTCCTCTACGTATTCGTTCCACGGCTTGTACATGTCCGGCGTCCCAGGTTTCTTAAAGCCGCATGCATCCATCAGTTGATCAAGCTTTCCTGCCATGCCTCAAACTCCTTCCCACACTCGTACAGTGTCTCTCTCACATACTTCATCAGGCGCTCCACACACGAGGGGTCACAGTCAAGCACCCCGCCAGTCAGGCAGCCCTGACACATCTCATCCGCGTCTTCTACCGGCGAGAAGCAGATGTCTATGCTCTCAATGCTCTCGTTCACACGGTGAAGCAAGCCATCGATCCTCTTGAACTCAGGCAATGCCTGCTTGAGCTTCTTGCCGCGTCTGCCCGTCAGCTGAAGCACCACCCACAGCATGCACATGCACACGGCGGCGACCAGCAGGTACAGCAGTGTCGTATTGTCCATTAAAACTCACCTCCACACTTTCTAAGTACTTTCTTGTGCGGCTCCCAGTCGAACGTCTTATCGACCTTGCGCACGATGGCCCGCTGTTCCCCGCGTGAGGTCTCGCAGACCACTACATCACCAGGGCTCAGTGTCTCAGCCAGCGCCTTGTCAGCGTACCAGCAGTAGTCGACCGTGTCGTCGGCCTTGTGTGAAGCATGCACCAGCCACATACAGCGCTCTTCTTCCGGGTACTGCATCAGCTTCTGGTCGATCTCCCACAGTCTCAGCTTTGCTTTTCCCCTGCGGTCGGACAACCGACCCACCTCTTCCATCAGGCTGCTAATCTTATTGTCGGTGTGCCAGATATCGGCCTTGAGATCTGCCCGCTGCCGGAGAAGGTCGCCGACTTCGCGCTTGCGGTGTAGCACCGTGTCATCCGGTGCGCTGAACTGCAAACACTTGATGGCCTCTTCCGTGGTCAGCTCCAGCGTCAGCACCCAGTCCTTCATATAGCCGTCTGTGTTTGTGTCAGTGATCGTCGTGCTGTCAACCCACTCCCCCGTCTCCATGTCGAGATAAGCGGGACGCCCAGCGCCGCCTGGAGCTCTCACCTTCCACAGCCACCGGCTATCGCCCGTGACCTTGTTCTCAAACTTCCCGATGCTTCCCTGATACATCGTCTTCCTCCTTACCGAATGCTTCGTAGAATTGCCTGACCATCTCGCGCCAGGTGTCGTCATAGCCGTAATGGGCTGAGTACCAGTTGATGAAGTACGCCATCGTAAGCTTTGTCTTTGACATCCCGCGACTCAGGATCCAGTACACGCCATCAGCCATTGCCTACAGTCTCCTCCCGTCATGCCAGTCCATCCATATGCTCATCAACACCGCTGTCGCAAACAGTAGCAGACAGAACCAAATCTCCATCGCACCAGATCACCTCCCCACCGGTAAAATAAAAAAGACGAGCGCCGTCCGTGAAGGACGCACTCATCCCGGCCACTGCTCTCAGCGGCAAGATCAATATACCATACTGTGGCCGATACGTCAAATCACATAGCCGATCCCCGCCGGTTAGAGGCATACAACTTGTGACATTATGTCACAAAACGCCCAACCGTAAACCTACTTGATCTCTTCTGGTTTACATTTGCATTGCCTGGGGCGCGGGATCATGGCGGGAAAGCAACATGAAGGCCTGTACAAATCATCTGTAAAATCAGATATATTTATTTGTTTTATTCCCGAAAATCAGAAAAATTCTCTATCATTAGTATATTATATAATATTATGTATACGTATAGTAATAGTAATCTTTGTAATACTAAGATTTATTGTGTCTATAATTTACTACTACAAAAAGAATCGATATACATAATCTCCGTATACAAAGGTATCAGATAATAATTTATGTATCTAAGAGAAGGATATACATAATCTTTGTAATCGAAAGGTATTAATAATAATCTCTGTACCAAAGGTATTATTTAATAACTTATGTATCTAAGAGAAGGATCTACATATCTTTGTACTACAAAGATTAGACTCCACTAAATAATATCTTTGTAGACGATAGTAGAAGCATAGATGTACAACGTTTTACCGGTTACATCTACAACATAGCTTACGACACTGTTCTAAGCTGTTTACATAACGAAAATGTAAACAGCTTAGAACAGGTAAAAGAGAAAATATATTATATATATAATAATAAAAGCCGTTTAGTAACGGCTTAGAAGTACATCCCGTTTACAAAATAGTGACGTATACATTTCAGTCACTAAATGGCTTCTATTACCGTCACTAAGTAGTTATATGCTCAATTCTCTACACAGCTTAATAGATAAGGGGTCTCCGCGTTTGAATTTCTTCGGGCCTATACAAACAAAAAGGAGCCGTCACATCCCTGGAGATGCAGCGGCCCGCCCGTAAGGGCGAACGGTGAAATCGCGGTTTATTGTTTTTTAATATTTATTTGAATCTCAAGGCCTGTCTAAAATTACCCTAACAAGTACCCAACCTTCTGCCTGGACACGGTCTGGGATTGCGTAAACATTGCTTGAAATTGAAATTACTCTTCATCAGCCATCTCGTAAGTGTACGACAGCTTCATGTCCTTTACCTTCGTCTTGCCCAGGATGAAGTCACTGATCCCGCGACGCAGGCTGGTAGTCCTCGGAAGCCGGACGCCAACATACGTCATCGTAGTGGCCTGACTCGCGTGGCGAAGCATGATCGATGTATCGGCCATCGCTAAACAGCTGTTCTGGATGTCTTTGCTCGTAGAGGCCAGAGTGTTCGCGATCGTCGCAAACGTCTTGCGCATCGTGTGGCTCGAACAACGCAGCCACGGAGCCGCTGCCTTCATCGCTGGCTTCAGCATCCGGTTCGCATACTCCGGGTTCATCGGGGTAGTCCCGTGGCCTTTGTTGCTCGCGAACAGGTAGTCGCTGGGAGCAAACCCGTACTGACACTTGCACTTGTTGATGTAGCGGCTGATGTAAATCTGCATCGCTTCCGTGATCAGCATCTCGTCGTCGGCGCTGCACGTACGCTTGCCCGTCTTCTGCTCCCGGATGTCGATCACCCGCTTGAACTTCAGCCCGTTGCCGTCTGAGTAGTTGATCCCGTACTGTACAGGCACTATGCTCTCCAGGACGTCACTCACCCTCAGGTGACACAGGTCACTGATGCGGAGTCCTGTACAAAGCCCGGTCACGAACATCGCGGCACCACGGGCGTCGCCCTTGGCCTCAAAGAACTCGATCACTTTCTGGATCTGCTCTCGGCTCTCAAGTGGCTGGGAGGTGCGGATCGTCGTAGTGGCCTTTGCTAATTCACGGGCGCGGGGAGTTGTGGATTCCTCTGCATCGCTCTGCCACGCGCCGGGGAAGAAGACCAGGTTGCTCTTCGCGGGGGCTTCGTACGTTGAATAGCTGTAGGCTGTACTCTGCATAAAATACCCTCCTCGGATAATGTAGAATCCGGTATGCCAGTCGGTCTCCCGACTAAGATTATTATATCAGAAAATGTCGGTTTTGTAAATAGCTAAACGCTTATTTTACCAGGGCTTTCGCGGTTCTTGTAATTACAAAATGTCTACTTTCCAGTGATGTATAATCAGGTGTAGCGGCTACGAAAAATAGGGCGCGATGCGTCATAGATCCTGGTGATGTAGAGGCTACGAAAAATAGTGAACGATGGGTCACTTTTATTCTACATGTTGTAGAATGAGAACGGGACGGGAAAATTTTGCAGGGGTTTTGGGACTGTGGGGACTGGAGTTTTTTGGGACTGTAGGAAGGGGCAGCTACAGCCAGGCGGTCGGGCGGTCGCGGTGGCCGGGATGTAAACGGGGGCGGGGCGTCTGTCGCTGAAAATGTCTGTTTTCTGATGGACTCTGACATTTCCCATGAGGTGGTACGCGCCTCCGCTGGTGCGCTCTCGCTCTCGCGGTCACGGTGTGCGAATTATGACGGGGGTCAGGGCTTACACCTACATAAAAAGAAGGGCGCTCGGTGGCGTCCCTCTCTCGTTGTCGTGCTTTTTGCGCTCTTCTCACTTGTCAATCCGTCACAAGCTCTATGTGTCCGTCCTCCGCTCTCTTGATCAGTCCCTCAAGCGTCAAGATATGCGCAAGGTGCTTTCTGACTGCATCAAGCTGATTAACGCGCTCGGCGTGTCCTCTGACAAGGTGCTTCATGTTCTCGGCTTGTTTCGCTGTGATGCGCTTCATACGCTCGGCTGTGCTGATTGCTTCAATTACTCGGCGTGTCCAGTCCTTCACGGCTTCGCGCTCGGTGATGGCTTTTTCCTGTCCGCTGGTGGTGGCGTGTTCGCTGATATGCTCTATCGGTGTGCCTTCCTTAGCGCTCCTACTGGTGTACCACTTCTCAAGCCTTCCGCATGCGCGGCATGCTTCAATGAAGGGGCTGAGACGGTCTGTGTAATAGTCCTGTTCATACTCGGCGGGGTTCGTGGCGGTATATTGCATGGCTTCCGCTTCCGCTTCCTGCAGGGCCTTCGATGCTTCCTGTACCATGTCCGCATAGTGGGCGATATAAGCATTCTTGTCGGCGGTCGCTCCTCGTCTGATCGCCCCTTTGATTTTCGCGCCAACTACGCGCTTAGCAAGGTTGTATGCGCTGTCAGAAAATACGGCTTTCCGCTCGGCGCTCTCTTCCGCTCGGTGATTAAGGGGGGCGGTTCGTGCGGTTCTCTCGGTCGCGGTCGTGGTTGGGGTGTCCGTGGGGCGCGTTCCGTTGTGGTGGTGGTTGGGGGCGATGATGGCAAGGGTTCGTGCTATGCGCTCGGCTACGGTGGCGGGGGTGCGGGTGTCGTTCATGCGTTCAAATGCTCGTTCGATGCGTTCGCGGTTCTTCATGGTGTTCCTTCCTTCCTGCGCTCGTGGCGCTCTCGTGTGGTGGTCTGTACTTCATTGGAAGTACTATAGTAGTATTCGACACGATTTCCCGAATTCCTGCTATATTTTCAGATTGACATAATTTTGACACTGTCTGTTTACAATTTAGTCACGGTATATCGGGCTTCTCGGGTGCTGTGGGGGTGTAATCGTTCAATGATTGATGTGGTCAATTGTTGGTGATTATGTTCTCGGTCATCGTCTGAAATGATCGGGTTCGTACTGGTCTATTGTCTCTCGTTCCCTTTTCAACGTCTCTCGTTTGCGTTGGCGCGGTTCGATTGCTATGCATGGTACGTTCCGCGCTGGTGCGATGACCGGCAACGGTCACAGGGTAGCTGGAGATCCTGACATTGAACCCCAGCGCATTACCTCTGACATGCAGGATGAAGGGGATACAGCAGCGCGACACTTGCAGGCGCTCAGCCAGGCCGATAGCCTTCGGTGATTCGGCATTACGGGCCTGTCCTTCGGCCAGGTCTGCTGGGGCACTGTGCGCGTGTACGTCCACCGAGCTGTGGTATAAGGCCATGACAGATATTCGCAGTCGCAAGACTGACTTTGCCCGCAGTGCAAGCCTGCGGGCCTTATGCCAGCGCCGACCGCACGAGGTCAGCGCGGTAAAATAATTAGCTGGCAAAGCCAGCAGAAAGAGGTACACTATGTACAATGCCACTGATTACACCGAGAAGAAGTCTGTCGCTCAGTCTAAGCTCAACGCCTACGTTGAAAAGGTCAACGCCAACAAGCCCGCAGCTAACGAAGTCGCTGGCGCGAAAGAAGCGCTCGACAAGGCCATCGGCGATTACAACGCGCTTGTCATCTCCGACGCCTATGAGCGCCTGTTCCTGCTGACCGCCGACGCCACTGAGGTCGGCCCGCTGACCGATCCCGCCGAGCACCTGAAGCAGGTCGATCCCATTGGCCGCGCTCTCCGCGCCTATCGCTTCGCGGGCCTGATGAAGGTCAGCATCAAGCGCGAGAAAGACACGGGCCGCATCACGACGGCGTCGCTGGCCTTTGTGGCTGACGATGACGCCGACGACAAGAAGCAGGTCTACCACCTGCGCGACATTGAAGCAAAGTGGGACGAGCTTCAGAAGGCCGCAGAGGTGCCGCAGAAGGTTTCGCTCATGGCGTCGCCTGAGTGGTCTGCGCTCGTGTACCGTATGCAGCGCCTGTTTACGGCTCGCTCGCTGTCGCTGGGCGGGTATGCCGTCCCGTCCGGACTGACTGCCGATTACATCGTGTATACGGCTGACGGGCAGGCTGTCGCGGTCGGTGACCTGACCGACGAGCAGCGGAAGGCGCTTGATGACAAGGTGAGCATCAAGAAGCTCAAGGAAGAGCTCCAGGCGCTTGTGGACGCCGTGTACTTTGACAGCACGGGCCGGAAGAACGGCTCCAACAAGTACCGTGTCGCGGAAAAGGACGTGAAATGGGTCACGGACAACGCGCAAAAGTTCGACGAGCGCAGGCACAAGACGGTCATGATGACTGAAGCTCTGGCCTTCGAGCTGACCTTCTGCCTGACCGCGCACATCGTGACCGGCAAGGCATACGACGCGATTCTGGGGGAGTAACACTCCCCTTTGCTCCGCATGACTCAAGCCTCCACGCGGCGCGGGGTGGGTAACGCTGATTGAGTCCACTTGTCAACAGATCTGAAACGTGCTACAATGACACAGGGGTGGTGATAGTGCCAGGAAAGTACAAAAATCCGAACTATGTATCCGAGTACAAGCGTGCAAAATACGAAAGTATCATGCTCCAGTACAACCATGAGCGCAGATACAAAGAACGTGTAAAAGCTCAAGCCGATGACGACGGGCTGTCCATAACCGCGTGGATCCTCCGCGCTATCGACCGAGAGCTTGCCCGCGAGAGCGGGAGAGAGGAGTGATAGCATTTGAAAGTCCCCCGTTACCTTGACGAGATCGACCCTAAGACCCTGACCGACGAGCAGCGCGAAAAGCTCCGCCACATTTACGAGACTGACCCGTATACGTTTTATAACATGTGGCGGGATCCTGCGCAGGCCCAGATCTGGGCTGAAGGCGAAAATTTCGCGACTGAGCCAGCCAGCGACTACTTCGCCAAGATTGGTGCGCTGAGACTCGCGAGAGCGCCGGAGGCTGTCGTTGACTTCTGGAAGGACGTGCTTGAGCACAAAGCCCGCGACGAGAGCGACGATTTGTTGCCGCCCGCGAAGAAGCCAGTGGTCGAGAAGCTCCAGCAAATCGAAGACCTGTGCGAGTATCTCGACGGCCTGCTGAACTGGGTCGAAGACAACACCGAACCAGACACGCCTGAGGACGATTTCCCAGAAAACATCCCGTTTTCCGGCAAATGGACACGCCTGATGCAACGCGCCACCGGCAATATGATAGCCGAGCATCACGACGGCACCGTCCAGCATTTCAGATCCACCGACGTGGTGCAGGCGAACATGGGCGTGGAAGTTGTCGAAGTGGAACTGGAACCGGAATCAGAAATGATTTTGGATCTGGAAGACTGGGACAAGAATTATATCAAGCCAGAAGCCTGTTCTATCAGCAGAAATGGAACCAGAACCAGGATCAGATTAGAGTTTTATCACTGCTACGAATAACCGAATACTCATCACTGCGACCGCCTTCGGGCGGTTTTTTTATGCCCAAAAATCCCGCATGAGGGGTTTGCGAGCAACGTTTTTTGCGATCACTGGTCAGACGGAACCAGAAAAGAAAGGAGAATGCAACCTTGAAGAACATCATCATGGTTACAGGCAAGACCCGTCGCTACATCATCAATCACGTCCGTAAGAACCGCACCCTCCAGCGGAAAGCCGAACGGAACAGGAAACATCTGGATCGGAAGATCTGGGAGGCGCTGTATGCCTAACTGGATTATTCTCGCGATCCCGCTGGCACTTCTGTACGCCATCGGAACCATAATTGAAGCCGTAAAGGAGCATCACGAACGTGTGATGCTCCATTTCATTATCGACGGTGACCGTCTCCAGTCTGAGCGCTGGAATCGGAACCAGAAGCCGAAAATGAACCATGAGCGTCGGTATTGCTGACGCGGAACCAGAAAGGAGCACAGAATGTACGACGCCAAAACTTGCCACATGATTTGGTCGAATCAGTATCTGGATTATAAGGATTGGAAGGACTGGCTGGAAGAAGACTATCCAGACCTGACGGAATCGGAACGCGAATCGCTCATGTACGAGCTGAATGACGAGTATCTTGAGGACGAACGCACCAACCTGAACATCTCGCTCGGAATGCCGATTATCGTCATCGCGGACTTGGGGCTCTGGGACGGACGGCGATCCGGTTACAAGGTTATCGGAACCGGAAATATTTCCGATTGCCTGTACGACGATTGCGATTACCTGACGTGGTATGTGGACGGAGTCGGGGATCTGAACTGTGACGCCAGCCATCACGATGGAACAAATCACTACCTGTATAGGGTGTTTCGCGGCGGAACCACACCGGAACAGATGCGGAATTTGGAACAGAAGATCTACAACGGAACCGCAACCTGGAAGGACATCGCCGGAATCACAACCAAGATCGGGCCCGCCATCGCGAAAGTATACGGGTGGTGACGGAATGAAAAAGCTACTCTCACTGTTCCTGGTCGTGATTGGATTCACAGCCGGATGGTTGATCACCATCCATACTGCGATCCCGCTCACGGAACCGGAAACGAAACACATTCTGATTGTAGACTGGGCAGGACTCGTATGGGAATATGAGCCATAACGGAACCAGAAAGGAGAACGGAATATGAAGCGCGTTTTTGAGTGGCATGGCAGGAAATACTACCTGCTCGGAACCGGAGCGGATGGCCAAAACCTATGGCTTGAGGAAGCCAGATTTGATTGCGGATGGTACTGGGGCGTTGGGTACATCGAGAGCTTCACAAATAACAGAGCCCCGTGGAACAGCAAAGATATCGAAATGCATACGCACTTCGATTACCAGATGGAGAATCAGACGGATGAGTATGGTTGCGCTATGAACTGGCACGACGGATTCAAAAAGATGTGCCCAGAAACCCCGCTGACGGATAAGGAAATCTGGACGGTTGTCGAGCTCATGCGGAGCCTGTACACAATGCGGCGCTATTCAGACATGATTCATCGCGGAGGGTCGTACTACACCACAAACCCGCTGTGGAACCAAATCAAGGATCCGACGGAATACGAGTACAACAGAATTAACAAAACACTGATTCCCGCTTTGCTCACGAAGCTGTATAGTATCCTGGACGGAACCGCGAGGAAGGAAGAAAAGGAGGCCGAACGGAATGGAAAGCAAACTTAAACCCACGATGTACTTTGTGCGAGTCTATGAAGGCTCGTGCAACTTCGAGTACGAGTACGCCGGATTCGAGCAGGCGGAATCTCATCTGGAATGGGAATTGGAATCCGGTCACTGTGCCTCGCTGTTCGCCCACTACTGGGACGGACACGCAGGCTGGGATGAATTCATCCGGTAAAACCAAATACGATTCTTACAGGGACGGAACAGAACACCGCCCCTGTTTTATTTGAAAGGAGAAAATACTATGGCGTACAAACTTGCTCTCGGCATTACTCAAACGGAACACGAAGGAAAATTGCTTGGGATACCGAGCATTTCCACCTGCTGCCTGACGAACCCCATCTGCCTGGCACGGATGCAAAACGGAGACAGCGTTTGCGCTCATTGCTATGCCGCAACACTGATGAAAATCAGAAAAGCGCTCAAAGAAGCGATGATCAGAAACATGGATATTCTGACGGATCATGTTCTCACAATCGACGAGCTGGACGGAATGGAGATTAAATTCACGCCGAAGATGCGCGAGCTTAATCCCGAAATGTTCGCCCGCGAAGAGAGCTTCGGAGATGTGTCGAACGTGACTCAGGCCATCAATTACTTCTTGATTGCCAAACGGAACGGCGCTTTCAAGTGGGCAATATGGACTAAAAACCATTGGATCGTAGCGGAAGCGTATCGGATCCTCGGCTGGAAGCCGGACAATCTTAGCATCGGGTATAGTTCGCCGAAACTCAACGAGGTTGTCGATTTGTCTACACTGGATCCAGACTTCGTGAAAATCTGTGACTTTGTTTTCACTGTCTTCACCAAGCAGTTCGCGAAGGAGCACGGAATCAAGATCAACTGCGGTGGTCGCGCTTGCCGGAAATGCGGGCAGTGCTACAAGTCCAATAAGACCAAGGCCGAGACTGGTCGGATCGTGTATGTCAACGAAGAGTTGAAGTGAGGTGGAATCAGAATGGCGCGGAGAATGTATACGGTTAGTGCAATCAATGGTCTCATCAGTGAGGCCGTTGATGCCGGTTATGACGTCGTGACGGTCGAGGAAGGCGTTCTCGGATTTGGAACCACAGTTCTGATCGCACCGAGGGAAGGCTATTACAATTTCATCGTTCAGGAGCGATACTTGAACGAGTGGTCGAGCGGACACACCGTCCGCCGGACTCAGAAGCTGAGCAAGGCGATGATCAAGCAAATCGACGCTGTAATGGAACAGCAAGCGAAAGGAGCATAGTCATGAAATGCCGTGCTTATTCTGTCGCCTTCAACCGCCAAGAGGACTCTGGCGGAATGAGCGTCATGAAAACCAAGACCGTCGCGGAACCGATATGCGTCGTACCGACGGCACAAAATATCAAGGCGGTAATCTGCCTCTTCACTGACCTGCCAATCGACACCCGCTACATGTCCATAGCGGAACAGATTCGGGACGGACTTGACTGCGGATTATTCATCATCAGTCTGCGGAGCGATGAGGATCTTGTCAGTTATAGCTTGAGCTTTCTGGAGGTGTGAGGAATGAAAATCGTTTATCAGATCATCATTACGGACGAGGATGTCCGGCACGATGTTGAGAGTATCGTCAAAGAAAACTGCGACAACGAATGGATTGAATTTCCAAACAAAAAAGCGCGTGCCGAATTCATCGACGACTGTGTGGAATACTTTTGCGACCAGTATGAAGATGGATTCTATGACCGTGTAATGGAACGCAATGAATATGAGGCCGTAATAATCGAGTTCGCGGACGATTACGGATACAGACTGTATGACATGACGATTGATGAAGGAGTGAAACCATGATCGGAATCTACGTCCACAACAGCATCGGTGTCCCCTATGCGGACGCAATCGTGAACGGCGGCAAGACCGTGGAAACTCGGACGCGTGACGTTCTCGGAAGGTTCGTTGGCGAGCCTGTGGCAATAGTACGGACTCGCGACCGGCACCCGGCGGACATCATCGGAATCGTGGCAATCGTGCATAAAAAATTCTGTACAAAAGAAGAGCTGGACGGAATGCGGGATGAAACCTGCATTCCACCTGGATCGAAGTTCGACTGTAATGGAAAAGGAAAGTGGTGTTACTTCCTGACGAACCCGATGAAGCTGACCACGCCGATTCCGCTGAGTGATGTAAAAATCATCAAGCGGAATATGAGCTGGTGTGAGTTTGAACTGAAAGGAGAATAACAATGGCCCTGGCTACAAAGGAACAGGAGCGGCAGGCACTCCAGAAGATCAGAAAGATCGTTGCAGACCTTGGCGATCAGTCTTATATCGGAATGGCGTTTGAGGGCTGTTTCGAGATTGCCGAAGAGAATATCGAAAATGACTTCGGCTGCTCGATGAAGGAGCGGGCGGAAGCCGCCGAAAAGAACATCGAGCTTGCGCGGAAGAAATGCGAGGAGCTGAAAGCCAAGCTGGATCAGGCAGAAGAATGGAACGAAGGCTGGCATCGAAAGTGTGACGCGATGCAGGAAACGATCGATAAAATGCAGGAGCGGATCGACGAAAAAGACGCTGAATTGCACGAAGAAAAGGTTGCGCGTGGAATGACGGAAATCGACCGGATCAAGACCGATGATGAGATCAAGAGTCTGAAGGCCGAGATCATTAAACTGAAAGCGAAACTGTACGACCTGATGGTGGAGGAGGAATAACAAATGAAAATTGCCCGTGAAGTATTCGGAACAAAATTCGAAATTGAACTCACGGAACAGGAGGTCGTGCAGGCGCACATCTCATACATGGAAAAAGCAACTGGCAGTAAGGTCGGGATTGGCGACACTGTGATGCCTCGCAAGCCCAAGATCCTGTACAACGACGGACTGCTGAAGGCGCGGGACGAGATTGACAAGTATAGGCACTGCCCGTTCGTAGTTGGACGGATCATTGATGAATATCTTGACGATATATGTTTAGCCTATCTGGACGGAATGTCGTCCAGCAAGCTCGCCGCTCTACTGAACGTATCGCCGCTGACAATACGTCGGCACATTCAGAAAGCTGGATTAGAGATCAAGCCGAGGGTTCGGGATCTTTACGCTATGCAAATCGCCTGACGGAAGGAGAAATGAAAATGATTTATACGGATGAAGAGCTCGCCATCCTGAGAGAGAACACCAAGCAGATCGAGGGCTACCTTCGGAACCTGATGCCGCGCCTCAGGGAAAGCATTCACATTGAGTTCGGCGATACTGTTGTTCGCAGAGGGGATTATGGGTGCAGAGCTTATGAAAAGGAGTTCGATTTATGGGTAAGTAAGAACGATATCTTCGGCGGGTCTGGCGGATTGAGATACAGCTTTGAACCCGTGGAGGGATATCACTGCGGCCTGATTGAGATCTACAAAGACAGGGGTTACGGCGGCAAGTATATGGCCTCGCTGTGCAATAACTGGCAGAGCGTCAAATGGAATATCAATCAGGCGATTGGCAGGCAGGAAGCCAAGGTCGCCAACATCCACAGCTTTGTTTTGTGACTTGTCAACCGGACTGAGAGGTGATATCATGAAAGCGAAAGAGCTGACCAAGCTCGACCGGAGCGTGAACTACATCCTGTTCGCTCTGGACGAGTACATGCTGAACCTGTGCGGAAAGAGGTACGATTGGAACACGATCAACCTCTATCACATCCCGCTGATCAACGGGAACTACAAAGGGAACCAAGTGCAGGTCACGTTCAACCTGCCAGGAAGGAAGGTGAAGTACTGGCTGAACGGAAAAAACGTGGAGGTGGACAACTACTACAGCTACGACAGTGAGGACATGGCGATGGCCGTTTCGGAATGGAATGGACGGAACTTCCTCGGCGAGTTCGACTTCTTTATCTGAGAGGTGATCGAATGGATCCAAGAGACGTTATATGGCTGATCCTCATCGGACTGTTCTTCCTGATCCGGTGGTTCAATGGCTTTGTTCACAGGCAGGAAGCTGTGCAGGGTGCCAAGGACATGGATATGGCGTTGGCCAAGTATGGTGAGCTGACGCCGGAACTGAAAGAACAGCTCGAAAAGACCACAGAGGACATAATGGAAACCTATTACTGGCGTGGCATCAAGTGGGCAACCGATCCGTATCACAACTGGCTCGGCTATCAACCGCCACAGTTTGACTGGATGGATTGCTACAAGGATCCCGATGCCATGAAAGCGCACATGATGCAACTGTTCAGTAGCGGCTACTATAACCTGTACGGAACCGGAAAGCTGGCATTCATCACGATCGCGGAAACGCAACGCGAATATATGACACCGCTTGCCAAGCGTTGCATCGACAAGATGTTACCCTATCTTCCAAAGAGGAACATGCCGCCGGACTGGAGAACGAAATTCAATCCGCCGTGCGAGAACGTAGAGTGCCGCAAGAAAATTGCGGAGATGACCAACACGATGGCCCGGAGCTGGCTGTGCGTTACGGACGAACAGCTACAACTGAGCAAAGAACAGGAGCGCTATGTGGAATCACAAGCGCCAAGAAGACACTGGACTGACAACAATAACAACTTCAACGATACCTTCAGGATGGACTGACAATTGAATAAGTAACCGCGACGAATATTGAAAACGATTAGGACTGTGAGTTGTTCGCAGTCCTTTTCATTTAGAAAGGATGGACGGAATGATTAACACATTTGGATTAAAGATGACCGGACTGAGCGAAGCCGCGAAGTCCACCAACGAGTATCCGTGGTGCGGACTGCACTACGACGAGCTGTTCTACAACATTCGCACCGGCAAGGTATGGACGGTGCATCAGGTTTCCCTGAATCATGCTTCGGAAACGGAATATGATAATCCGTCCATCATCAAGGTCGGAAATTGCACGAGCCGACTGACGGAACAGCAGTTGGCCGTGAAGATATATCGTGGTCTTCAGAAGGCAGGCCGCATCACGAGAGCGTGAAAGGAGCAGGAACTATGAAGATGACGCCGAGAGAATTGTATGAAGCCCTGGTCACCGCAATGCCAGAGGATCAGATCGACCACCATGAATCAGACCTGTATGTGAAAGTCACGAACACCAGTATGAAAATCATCCATCAGTCTGGATTGATTCGTGGACATGGGTACACAACGTTCGTGGATCAGATTACGAATACGTTATGGTACGATATCGCTTTCTGCTACTCACCGTTCTGGGAGGAGCATGCACGGAAACAGGAAGGAGAACAGGTATGAAGACATTTGAAGTGAAGACGCCCTACAGTTACGAGCCAGAATGCGTCCTGGTTCTGAACAAGTACGCCAACAATCAGCACATCGCCCTGAGTGTATGGTGTGAGGACGGGCCGTTCGCTGACATCACGGTAAATCTACCGGAAACAAAGCGGCATCCGAATAACTTCGGATTTGTGGACACCAACAACTTTCCGCAGGCACATAGGTTGATCAAGGAACTTGGAATCGGAAAGCCCACTGGAACATATGCTCAGAGCGGCTGGTGCTACTACCCCTTGTACGAGTTCGACCTTGACAAAATCAAAGAGTGGACGGAAGGAGAAGAATGATGAAGCTGATCGACCTGAATGACGACCGCGTCTATACCATCGAAGACCTGAAGCGGGAATGGGAAACCTTCCGCAAGGAAGAACCTTGGAATCACGCCGAGGACTTCAAGACGGAATTGTTCGAGATCCTGATGGCGACCGTCAACGGACGGAATGACATGGAGATCCTGGACGCGACGCCGGACGAGGTGGAACAGTACATCAACAACCTGAGAAAGGAAATCGGATTATGATTCTGGGTGACTTCCTGAAGGTCTGGTATGGGCATATCGTGGTGAAGACATCGGCTCCGAAAAGATCGCTGGTACCGTATGTGACGCTCTATGATTCATGGGAGAATCCAGACATCCCGCCGGACATCATGCTGCGGAAGATCAAACTGATTGAGTTTATGGACAACGGTATGTCCGAGATCGCATACATTATCGTAAAGGAGGATAAAGAATGAGAGTGCACATCACCGCCGATTACACCTACTCAAAGCACAATGACGTGACCCTCACCTATACGGAAGAGGATTCCAGAACTGAGATCCAGCTGAGCTACGATGGCTACGGCGAGTACGGTTACATGCCGGAGACGCTGGTCATGGGAGCGGACAGCGAAATGCGTCTGACCGATCTCCTGAAGGAACAGCTGGCGGAACTCAAGGCGTTTCTGGATTACGACTTCGAGGATCAGGAATTGCTGAGCGAAGAGGATTGGGAGCGGTACGATGATTACCCAAGAGGCGCTCTGTACGCGTTTGAATATGTGATAACCCACATACTGCAAGGAGAAAACTGATATGGTAAACGGAAAGTGTTACGGAAGCGAGCCGGATTTCACCCAGCGTTACATGATTGGGCTCGGAACCGGAACCCTCGCCACGATGGATCACGCCAATGAGGTCACGGTATATCTCTACCGTGATATGGACAGCATGGACGCACACTTCTGCCACATCTACGACAGGAAGGAAGGCCGCATGACGAGCGGTTGCCGCTGGAAGTGGACGTTCCACTGTGACCTGATGAACCCTGAAGACAGGGCCGATATCTGGGCCGAATGGAAGTGAGGTAGGGAATATGAAACGGAAACCGTTTAAGGAACTGAGCCGTGACGAGCGAATGAATGAGCTGCTGGAGCACGTGAACTCCATCATGCACCGCATCCATCCGAAGAGAGAGCTGTGGGTAGACTACATTAAGTTCGACGATGAGAACATCAAGCGCTTCAGTGACTGGACTTGCCAGCGGCTTGGCCTCCTGACTGGTCTGGAATACATGATCGTCAGCGAAGGTACTCATATGGAGAACGTACTGTATGCGGTCAATGTTTCGGCGGACTCGGAACTGACGGCAATGTATGAGCTGTTCGACTTGCTGAGTCGGAAGTTTTAAGGGGTTATGGAGGGGTTATATGAAACTGGCTGTGGTGTGCGAGGATGACAACGGAATCATTTCTGTGTGGTTCCCCGATGTGACCGGCGAGCAGTGGGGCGAGGCGATCGACCCATTCATACACACCGGCTGTTCTACGGCTGGAACATTGGATGACGTGATGGATGAACTGCGTGAAGCGTTCGAGGAATGAAAGGAGAAGCACAAATGGAAATCGAGACCAAGCTTGGAACCCTGAAGGCGAGACTGATCAATTCAAAGAACTATCCCGCAATCAGCGTTGGACTGAAGACCGACGAAGGCTGGACGGAATACGCTGTCCTTGAGGTTGATCAAAACCCGTGGGATGAACCGAAGCTGAAGGTTCGTGTGTACAATCCCACGGAAGATGAACCTGTAGTCAATCTTCAACTGAAAGAAGATGGACTCTTGTCGACCCCATACTGGAGGGAAGAAGACTGAAAGGAGACAGAATATGAAACTTGGTGACTATGAATGCATGACGACATTCTGGGATGATTTCACCATCGCGGAGAAGTTCGGTACGGGCGCAATTATCGATACCTATAACCGGGCGTTCGATGAATGGAAATCGAATTTCATGTACCTGACGGAGCTGGTGATGGTGCTGAACCACAAGCTCTGGTGGTGGTACGAGCATGGCAATGATCCCGGCTATACGGAACTGTACAATATCTTCTATGACGAGACGTCCCGTTATGCGGAAGAGAACCTGAATGGGGAGCAGTTCGATTATTACTGGCGGATCACGGACTGAAAGGAGAATGATTATGACACCTAAAGAACGTTTTAATCTCATCGTCAAGATTGTGGAACGCGCAGATGAACTTAAAATCGGGGTCGGCACTCGCATTACGCAGATGATGGACATCGAGAATGCGGACAAGCAGTTCAACCTGAGACTCGAAGAGTTCCTAAACGCCGACTCGATGGACTTCTGCCACGACTTCTGCGGCATCCAGCGCCACATGGATCGGACACTCGGAGTGTGCAAGGTGGTTGATTTCTTTGTGCCGAGGTTCGCTGGTCTCACGAAAGAAGAGATCGTGTTCTGGGAGGAATGAGTATGGAATACCATAATCTCTACGACCACATCTGTGCCGTACTGACAAACTATGAAGGGTATGGGAACGACTACGACAAAGGAAATCCCGAACCGCTGTATGAACTGCTGGTGGACATCTGTAACATGATGTCCGGTGGCGAACTGATAGTGAGGACGGAAGGAGAATAAGTATGTTTGATTGGACTGGAGACTGCGCTTGCAAGTATGGATTTGATGATATGTATGATGATTTTGAGTACGCGCTGCGGAAAGCGATTGACGATGGTGATCCGTTTGATACTGGATGGGTCGGCTCTGCTAAAGAGCTCATGTCTTTTCACTTGTGTTATGACGGAGACAGACTCCAAATCGAAACCCATGCCGAGATGGATGACGTCGATGATCTGATCAGCCTCGACTGTGAACAAGGCTACAAGCTGAATGAGAAACAGTATAAGGCCGTGCGGAGAATATGGGATCAGAATGATGAATGGGCAACGGAAACCAATAACATCCGCATTATTGAATTGACAACATATGAAGACATTCTCGGTAATCTCGTGGAGATGGCCGGAGAGGATGACAATGTTTTGAGCGATGTGTTCAATCAACTCAATGAAACAATCAATTGGGTGCTTGAAAACAATTACATGGAGGAAGAATAATATGAACAATGGTTTCAATCGTCGTCTGGGTCTGGATATCTCCCCTGCCGAAATGCTCTCCATGCGTGAGAGCGGGCTGAATAACAAACGCATTGCCGAGCGGCTTGGCGTGTCAATCAACACTGTCTACCGTTACATCGGCAAACAGCCGAAGGGTATGCCCCGTGAGCGCAAGCCGGAGCCGGAACTGGAACCGGTTTCGATCAAGGTCACAAACGCTCCTGCGCTGAAGCTGGTCAGTACCGTGTCGCTCCTGAAGGGCGAGACGTCGGAGTACAAGATCGACAGCGTGAAGAACATGGTCGAGATCAGCGGCTTGCTGAACGGAGTGCTCGACCAGCACACCATTGACCAGACCATCCGCGAACTAAATGAGGTCAAGCGGGTGTTCGCCAGCATGAAACTGTGAGGTGATTGGAATGACGATTGCGGAAGCGATTGTAAAGCTAATGAACACGGAAAACACTCTGGAGAATATCTGGGGCTGGTCTGCCACAGATCCCCATGCGCAGGAATTCAGGGGCATGGTTGATGCACTCAATGAGTGTATCGAGTATCTGGATGGGAATCTGGAACTCTTCCAGAAAACCGAAGGGAGGTAACAGGAATGAAAACCCATTACGATTATACAAAGACTTTCCTCGGAGAGTCTGACGCCGCAAGGCTGATTGTCGAGTCCTGCGTGGATGGGCACAGCGTTCTTGAATACCTGAAGTTCGGACAGGACGGCGGTTACCACGCCTATGTGGTGGATGTGGACTGCGAGATCCCGAATGGTTACGTCTGTGCCGTTCACCGCAATGGCGCTGGCTGGCTGAAGACATACGATGATATTGGAACAGTAAACAAGTTCAGTTTCGAGACCGGCGTCAGGATCTACCGGCGCGGCGAGTTCGGCTGCATTATCCAGCTGATGTGAAAGGAGAAAGAAAATGACATTTGTTGACATGATGATGAAGCACGACGTGGATGAAGACAAGATGTACGGACTTCTTGGGAAATTCATTGCCACCGGAATCGGCGAGAAAGAAGTCTTGCGTGATATCAGGGATGACATCATGACGATTATCAATTACATCAATAACGAGCCGATCACCGTCGACAACTATGACGTTGCGGATCATGCGATCGCAGTCGTGTTCGGCGAGTCACAGCGCTTGCTGGGGAAGTGTCAGGCGCTATGGAATCTGCACATCATATCAGACAAACTGTACAATGAGGCGGAAGTTATTTGCATGTCCATCGAGGAAGCGTTCTGGCGCTGGGCCGACAGCAAGAACATCATCCTGCTGGACGACGAGGACGACGAGGAGGAACAGAAATGAATAATGATTTCGCTCAGAAGCTGACGGAAGCGGGAGTGACGCCCGCCCGTCTGGACGCGCTGCTGGAAAGACTGGACGATGAGGACGGCGGTGATTTCCTGTACAGCCACCCTGGACGGTACATCAAGCGTCTGATCAGAGTGATCAAGCATGTCTTCGATGACCCCGATATTGCCAGCGACGTGGAAGGAATTATGACAACAGCCTACGAGCTGCTGGGTGCTGTGTGTGTGCTGTATGAGGATGATATGGTAAGCAACTCTCGGATCAGCGATGAGACGATGGATGAGGTCGATGATCTCTCCGGTGCAATTGCCACAGTGTGCAGAAAGGAGCTGCAAAATGAATAAGGAACGCCGTCGTGAGCTGCGGGTGGCCATCACCCGTCTGGAGGAAGCGTACGAGCATCTGAATGAGGTGCTGGCGGATGAGCAGGACGCCTTCGATAATCTGCCGGAAGGGCTTCAGGCGTCGGAGCGGGGCGAGGCAATGGAAGAAGGGATCTCCACGATGGAAGACGCGCTGGAAGCTCTGGACGAGATCAGGGAAAGCCTTGAGGAACTGATGTGAAAGGAGCAGAAACCATGACGAAGGAAGAAGCGAAGCAGGAGCTGTTCAAACGGCTGGATCTGGACGGAAGCATCATCTTTCATGTGTACGAGCTGAATGACAAGTATCTGGTTGGATCTGGAATCATCGGAAACGAGGACGACCTGTACAACAGCGACCGCCTCTATGATTACGGGTACGATTACTATCATGAGGAATCGTTTGATGTCGGAATCGTGAACACATACATGATCGGGGAGGGCGAGGCTGACCATGCATACGCATCTGACTGCGCTATTATCGAGGACATGCTGAACAGCAAGAGCTACGGCGAAGCGTTGTGGAAGTATCTAGAAGAAGACGCCGACTTCATCAATGCCTGTATGTGTGGGACGGTGAACAATCCGTGCTATGAGCCTGACGAAGAGGAGGGAGAATAAGAAATGATCAGCGGAATCAAATCGAACCAGCGCATCATGAGCTATCGTTTCGTCATTGACCCGAACTTCAGACCGATCTATGGGGAGGACAATGGCCGCCCGATGGTCAAGCTCTTCCTACAAGACACAGAATACCTGACACGCCAGTTCGACCATGTCAGAACGGAGCATGGTTTTCTCCCGATGATCCCACCCAAAGACAGCCGTGGGGAGTTCGACGACGAGGGTTGGTACTTCATCACTGCTGAAGTCGTCTCTCTTCCCAGCGGCATTGACATCAACGTCTGGGCAGAAGTCAGAAGCTACGGGGCCGAGGACGACGGAACCATGTACAAGCTCGACATGTCTGTCTCGGACACTCTGATGGTAGCGCTCACGCTGAACGACCAATGCGTCAACCTGTGGGACGACAACCTCGTGACCATGCTGAAAGAGTGCAAGGAAAGCCTGTAAGGAGGGAATCAGAATGAAGACCTACATTTCCAAGATCGATGGTAAGTACTATGCCTTCGCCGGTGACATGATCAACAACCAGGTGGTATCGATCGGTGCGGACAACCCACCATCCGGGCAATGGTGCGCGAAATGGACGGATGCCGGAATCAAGTATGTCTCTACGTGGTCACCCTCCCGGGAGGCCGCACGGAAAAAGGCCCAGTGCCACGGCGAGTATGTCGGTGAGGTGTGACCCGTTCGACATATATATAGGAAAGAACCAGAAATTTCTGTGACATAATGTCACAAATCGAAAGGAACAGGAACCATGATTCACATGCATATCGTCTGGTACGACCGGAAGGAAGACTTTACGCCCAACTATGACGCTGACCATCATGGTACGATTGCCGGAGCCACGCCGCAGGAATGTATGCGGCAGTTCTTTGAACTCAGAAGCAATCACGACCTCGCGAAGTACACCTGCATGGAGATCAGCTTCATCTACTGACGGAAGGAGAACAGCATGGAAACAGTATTCAAGGCCGACGATTTCAACACCATCCTCAAGTCCTGCGGACTGGCAGTCACTGACAAATACGATGGGCGGGTGGTTCTGCGGAACATCTGCCTCGACATCTGGCGTGACCACTGTGTGGCGGTGGCGTTGGATGGAACCATCCTGATGCAAGTCACTGTTCCCTGCGAGTCGGATGTGACGGAGAAGACGCGCATCCTGCTCCAGCCCCTGAAGCCGGTGCCCAAGATGACCCATGTCGTCATCACATCGCCGGACTCCAGCCCCAGACCGGAGCGGATCGAGATCAACTTCAACCGCTATTCCTACACGGAGTTGACGGTCGTGCAGTATCCCGTGAAGGGCGATTACGTTGACTACGAGAAGATCATCCCAGCGGAACGCACGGAGTACAGGATCGCTGTCAGCCCGAAGAAGCTGATGACCGTCCTCAAGGGGATCGACTCCAAGTATGTGTGGCTCTCCTTCGGCAAGCCGCTGGAATCATTCCTCGTCACGCCCACGGATGAAGAGCATGACATCACAGGCCTGGTGCTTCCGGCTCGGATCAGCTCCTGATTTGACAGGCCAGAACACGGGCAGTATAATGGTCGCACGAAAGGAGGGAATATCGCTTGTACATTTGCACGGTTGAAAGCAACTCGACCAGCCCTCGTGAGTACGAGGTGGACACCAAGTCTGCGATGCGATGTGCCAGGAAGTACGGACGCTGCGAAGGCGATGAGACCGTGACCGTCCGCACCAAGTCCGGCAGAATCGTATCGTGTGTGAAGTGGACGCCGCAGGACGGCGGACAGTACTACTACGCTCACACCATGTGAGCAGAACAGGAACCGCCATTGACGGCGGTGTTTTTTATTGGAGGGAATATGGCGTTAGTTGTGTATTCATGTGAGACCTGTGGCCGTGTCTGGGCCACGGAGGAGGAAGCGAACACCTGTCAGGCCACGCACCAGCTGGTGACAGCCGTCAAGGAATGCCGGTTCAAGAAGAGGGCCGACCCTGAAAAGTATCCCAGCAGTCTCGTCTGCACAATGGCCGATGGAGCGGAGCTCATCTACTACATCGGACGTGCGGAAAACCAGACGGCGAAAGCGCTGGATTACAAGTCCCAGCGGCGGGCACAGAACCAGCCCAGCGTAAGAGCTTAACGATCATACGGATTAAACCATGACAGCGATCTGGAATCCGTTTACAGAAAGGAAAATTGAATATGAAGTTGGGGAGTTTGTTCTCCGGTTCCGGCAGCTTTGAGCTCGCCGGACTTTTTAATGGGATCGAACCCGTGTTTAATTCGGAAGTAGATGCCTTCCCTGTAGCAGTCACGGATAAACGGCTCCCCAACGTCAAGCAGTTGGGCGACGTAACGAAGATCAGCGGAGCGAAAGTCGAGCCGGTGGACATCATCACCTTCGGTTCGCCGTGTCAGGATCTGTCCATCGCCGGTAATCAGGCTGGCATCCATGAAGGAACCAGAAGCTCCCTGTTCTTTGAAGCCATCAGGATCATTAAGGAGATGCGGAATGCAACATCAAATCAGTTTCCAAGATTTGCTGTCTGGGAAAACGTCAAGGGATCTCTCAGCTCCCACAGCGGAGCAGACTTCAAAGCCGTCCTCGAAGCGTTCTGCGAAGCCGCAGGAGCCGACGTTCATGTACCTCTCCCTGAAGTCAACAAAGGGAAATGGGCCACAGCCGGAACCGTCGTGGGAGATGGTTTCTCGATTGCCTGGCGTGTCTACAACGCCGTCGGTTGGGGCGTTCCCCAGCGCCGTGAGAGAGTCTACCTTGTCGCAGATTTTGGAAGCGAACGTGCCGGAGAAATACTCTTTGAGTCCGAGAGCGGCGACGGGTATTCAACGCAGAGCTACGAGGCGTGGCAAGCCTTTGCCTTCGGTACTGAAGGAAGCGCTGGACGAAGTGATAGCCAGTGCATGATCTGGGATGCCCGTGGCAATGGCGACGGACTCACTTCCCCCACCATCACCGGCGACCACAACAACCGGATCACCGACTATACCGCCGTCATTGTAGAACCGAGACCTGCGACCCACTACTTCTCCATGCAGCGCTTCGATGAGTTCAAGGAGAGCGATGCGGCATCCACCCTCAAACAGCGTGACTACAAAGATGTAACAGACATCGTGGTCGAGGAACGGGAACCAATACAGGAACGCAAGTACATCGTCCGGCGGCTGACGCCCACGGAAAGCCTGATTCTTCAGGGCTTGCCGAAATGGTGGTGCGATGATGTGAAAGGTCGGTCGGACACAAAGGTCTATCGTCTCAGTGGGAACGGCATCGCTCTCCCCTGCGCGATCGATGTCCTCTATAAAATCACCAAAGCATACGACATGAAAGGAGCGGCGTAATGAGAAAACTTGCAAGCGTTCAGGTCATCTGGAATGTGGAACCCATCGAGGGTGCGGACAGGATCGAGCTTGTCCATGTCCTCGGCTGGCAGTGCGTGGCCAACAAGGGCCAGTTCAAGAAGGGCGATGTCGGAGTGTATTTCGAGATCGATTCCTTCCTCCCCATCCGTGAGGAGTTTGAGTTCCTGCGGGCTTCCTCATACAAGAAGACGGACATCATGGGCGAGGGCTTCAGACTGCGGACTCAGAAATTCCGTGGCCAGCTCTCTCAGGGACTGGTGCTTCCGCTGTCTGTCTTCCCTGAGATCCCGGCGGACACGCCTGTCGGAACCAGCGTAGCGGAACAGCTCGGTGTCATAAAGTGGGAGATTGAGGAACGCGCCACCACTGGAGGCACTGTTGCCGGAGTACTCCCCGCCTGTGTGCCTCATACAGACGAGACGCGAGTGCAGAACGAGCCGGATCTCCTTCAGGAGTTTGCCGGACTGGAATACTACATCACAACCAAGATGGACGGCTCGTCTCATTCGATTGCCATTGACGAGGACGGAATGCACGTCACCGGACACAACTTCGAGTACAAGGACGATGGTTCAAGTGCCTTCTACGAGTTCGTGAAGAAGACCGGTATTCTGGAACGGGTCAAAACACTTCACGATATTGTTCGCGACAGGCACTGGTTCTGTGATGACGGAGAGGAATTGGAATCTCTGGTCGTTCAGGGTGAGTTCTGTGCTCCCGGCATCCAGAGGAACCGCCTGAAGCTGACGAAGCCGGAATGGTACGTGTTCACCATTATCGTGAACGGCAACCGCCTTGGAATGAAGGATATGGTCATGCTGTGTGACGCCGCTTCCCTGACATACGTGCCGATCGATGAAGTGGACACTGATCTTCCATCCAAGTATCCCACGGTGGAAGCCATACTGGAACGAGCGGACGGGCAGTATCCCAACGGCGGGCCGAATGAGGGGCTGGTCATCAGGCCGACTGTACCGGTCATATCCAAGACAATCGGAACCTGGCTTTCCATGAAGGCCATCAACAACAAATACCTGCTGAAGAATAAGGAGTGAGCCTATGAACATGGAATACGCGGCAATGCGGATCGTGCGTGAATATGCGCTGGAACACCTCGACAAGTCCGACTCCGTGCCGGACTTCGATGTGTTCACGGTCTGGAAATGCAAGACGTTGCAGAACTGGAAGTTTCTGATCAGCACGAGCCTGTACGACGGAATGTACTATGAGCTGACCTACAACGGTGACCAGCAGGAATGGTATCTGGACGCCTACAAGAAGTTCGAGAACAGGGTGGTGAAACTGTGATGGATCGTGATGAATTGATTGAGGCCCTCAAACATTGTGCACTAGATAAGGAAGAACAGTGCGATGGCTGCCCCGGCGAGAACGGTATATGTTGCAGGTATATGAAGGATGGCTCGTGGGCCGAGGTTCCTCAGAGTCTGGTGAAACAGGTACTGAGTGAACTCGGAAACGCTACTGCGGACTATGAGCGCGGGCAGAGGGACGCGTGGGAGCTGGCCCAGAAGATCCTAAAACCTGTCATCGACGGCGGGTATTCGCATCAGCAACTGCTGGATATCTTTGGGGATCACGACGCAACAGCTGCTGATATCATAACAGAACTAGCGATCGATCGCGCCGTCGCAAGAGTCAAGGAATACGAAAAAAGAATTGCCCTCCATGTCGGCGATGAAGTGCTGAACTTGGCGGGTGTACGCCTGGTAGTGCTCAAGCGGCGGGAGGATGGATTGGTCTATACGTCTTCGGCGAACGGCGATGTGGACATGTACAAGCGTGATCATCTGACCAAGACGGGGAGGCACTTCGACGAATTGGAACAGCTGATGAAGAAGATGCAGAAGGAGTGAGGCTGCGCACGATGGAGATGGTGAATAAGGTTTGCCCAAGGTGCGGCAATGCCAATTACGTAGTGAGCATCGGTGAATTCAGCAAAGCATTTCCTTACAAGTGTATAAACTGCAACTCTTATTTGACGGACGAAGATTTTGCCGTGAACAGCAGAGAGCTGAAGGAACATGTGATGGTCACACCCGAAAGGCGTTACATCAATCCCGACCCGCATTTTGATACATACAGGTGTATGGGGTGTGATTACATGCGTCTGCATTATGGTCAGCGTTATTGCGGTGGGTGCGGGAATGAGGTGAAGTGGGATGAGACCGATTGACGCGGACACGCTAAAAAAAGACCTGACACGGTTCTACTACGGCGATGTAACAGCAAGAGAGCTTATTGACGAACAGCCGACCATTGGCTGGATCAGCGTCAAGGATCGCAAGCCGCCAGCGATTCCTGGTACCGGCGAGCACTTCAGGAAAGAGAACAAGCCCGTACTGTTGCTTGCTGGCAAGCAGGGCTCCGTCTATGTCGGCTGGTACATCGGCGAAGATTACAGAGGGATCGACTGCTACATCTCCCGTACCAGCCTGAACGCTTTCCAGTACATCACCAGGAAGATCACCCACTGGATGCAGATACCGGAATTGTGTGAGGAGGATCAGCAATGATAACAGTAACGTTTGACGCGACCGCCCTGTTCATAGGCTTCTTCATCGGAATGTTTGTCGGTGCACTGCTTTCCCTCTTTATCGAAACGCGAGAGGGCGGGCCGTGGAGCGATGGATACACAACTGGATACCGTAGCGGAACGGAGCTGCGGAAGTATATTGAAGAGTCAGTAAGAAAAGAATTGTCGAAGGAGTGATGAGCATGACCGTGCGCGACTTGATGGAAGACCTGCTGGACGCGGAATGCCGCGACAGCATAGTGATTACGATCCCCTTGTTGGACGGGACGGAAGCAGTAACGGAAATTGCCGACGTGCACGTTCGCAACTGGGGAGTCGAGATCGTGACGGGGATGATCGACGCTGCGCCGAACCCGTGCGCGAACTGTCAGGAGTTCTCCTGCGATGGGTGTGCGCATGCGAAGGAGTAGCCTGTGGACTTGAAAGATTTTGTGATTGATAAGGTGCTTGGCCTGAAATGCGAACCCGTTATAAAAGGAAATGGTACACAAATGAGCTTTCAGGAATATGCTGACTGGATTCACGATGACATCACCTGGTGCAGTGACATCGGGTGCGCGTTCATCAACTGTGTGCGGAACCAGGTCAACCGCCGTAGCAAGGACGGCCCCTATTCGATGGCTGACTTCGCCGGAACGGACGAGTGTCCGCTGGAACACATGAAGAACCAGAGATGGGAGATGACCTATGAGACTGATCGATAAGGACGCGCTGATCGAGGCCATCGGCGAGGAACCGGAAGTCTGGATACCGGACGATTATACACAGGGCCTCCACGACCAGTGGATCTGTGATCTGGAAGCGATCAACTCCCTACCGGAGATCAACGCGTGGAACCGCGTCGCCCACTGGACATATGATCGGCCTCACCACTGGTTCTGCTCTTCCTGCAAGACCATGCAGGGCTTAACGGCGCGGATCATGAACTTCTGTCCCCAGTGCGGAGCGAAAATGGAAGGCGGTGCTACCGAATGAGTCCGCTGGCTGTCGTCGCGTTGTTGTTTCTGATACTGCTCGCCCTGCTCGTCGGCTTTATGGGCGGAGTGATCTACTCTGTCGACCATAATGTAAAGGAGATTTTGAAATGAGTATTGTTGCTGTCGTGATTATCTGCTCCCTGCTGTTCCTGCTCGGCTTCACCACCACCGCCGCCATGTTCTGCATGCGTGAACGGAATACCGCCAATGACCGTTACAACCGTCTGTACGAGGCGTGGCACAATCAGGTCGAAGAGATCACCAATCTTCAGTCCGACATCGCCTGGGCGGAATCGCAGAGGGACTACTGGTGTGACAAGTATAACGACATCGTCGCTCCCGAACCTTCCAAGACCAGCATCGCCGTGCCCGCCACGAAGGAAGGTGATGTGGCTTGATCAGTGTCTGGCATCTCGTGTGGATCATGCCGCTGTCTGCGGTCTTCGGTCTCTTCGTCGCAGTGCTTGCGATCGCGGCGAAATTCAGAGGTGATGCGGAATGAATATGCCATTGCTGCGTGCAGAGCAGATCTGGGAAATCCTCATTGAGTTCATCAGGAATCCCTACGGCGTTGCCGGTGTAATATGCAACCTGTATGCGGAGTCTGGTTTGAACCCGAAAAACCTGCAAAACAGCTACGAGCGCCGCCTTGAAATGTCGGACGATGAATACACCAAAGCAGTGGATGAAGGCCGGTACAAGGATTTTGCCACGGACTCGGCGGGCTATGGTCTGGCTCAGTGGACGTACCGTTCACGGAAGCAGAACCTGCTGGCCTTCGCCAAAGCTGTCGGCCAATCCATTGGCAACATGAATATGCAGTGCCTCTTCCTCTGTCTGGAGCTGTACAATTACTCCATCGTGCTGGCCAAGCTCAAGAACGCCACGTCCGTCCGCGAAGCGTCCGACGCCTTCTACTATCAGTACGAGAAGCCATCGTCCTCGTCAAGCGACGACACGTCCTCTGCGGACAACCGCGCTGCATTTGGTGAGGAATTCTATCGGGCCTTCGGTAATATCGGGCCGAAGCAGGATCTGTCCGGTCTGGAGTACCGGGTTCTGAAGCGCGGAAGTAAGGGCGACGATGTGGCGAAGCTGCAGCGCGGACTGAAAAATCTGGGTTACACGCTGGATGTGGACGGCGGGTACGGCGTTCTCACGGAACGTCAGGTGATGCAGTTCCAGTCCGACCACGGGCTGGCGGTGGATGGCAAGGCCGGTGCTTTCACACAGGTCATCGTGAGCCATCTGTTGGAAATGCAGAACGACAAGTACTACACCGTGCGCGTCAAAGGACTCACAGAGACGGAGGCGATGGATCTCAAGGCCCGGTATCCCGACGCCGAAATTATTAACTAATTGTTAAGTTCGGTTCACAAAATGTTTCAGTTTGACGGACACGTTCCCAAATTTTGGGATTGCGCCGAAAACGTCTGATAATACATCAGATTTATCATATAGTTCTTCCCGTTTTCCGGTCAAAAGTTGTCCTTTACAGGAACGCGATTGGCCGTTATCATAGATGTGCGATCGCTACCAAATGCATTGAAAGAGGAGTAAGTGAATGAACGATTGTTTTGTTGTACGCAAGGTGGCCGAGCTGAAACCGCATCCCAAGAATGATTACTTCTTCGACGCGATCGAAGGCGACAAGTGGGTCGAGTTCGTCGAGTCGGTCAAGCTCCACGGCGTCATCAATCCCATAGTCATCGCTCCTGATGGAACCATCATCAGCGGGCACATGCGGGTGAGCGCGTGTAAAGCACTCGGAATCGAAACCATCAAGTGCTTCGTTCTGGATGTCGATGAGGACGACCAGGAAGTCGCCCTGATTGAGAGCAACATCCGCCAACGTGGCGTGGTCAACAGCCCGTCGGTCAAGCTGGGGCGTGTCATTAAGGCGCTTGAAAAGTACAAGTCAAAGAATGAGGTACGCAATGAGCTTCGGATCGACCGCAAGACAGTCAGCCGTTCCAAGTGCCTCGCCGACCTGCCGGAAGAGGTGCAGGAGCTGGTGGATCTGGAGGTGATCACGCCGACCACAGCGCTGAAAGTAGTACGAAAGCTCACGCCTGAACAGCAGGTGGAGCTCGCCAAGCAGCTCGATCCCATCCGTCAGTACACGGAGCGGGAGATCTCAGCCGCTATTGCGGAGCAGTTCACGTCACGGGAAAAGATCGAGGAGCTGGAGAACCGCCTCGTCGAGTTCCAGAACAGCGCTGGCGAGGATGAGCTGGCACTCCGGCAGAAGATCAACGAGCTGACCGAGCGTGAGCGTAAGGCGTATGAAGACCTTCAGGCGGAGAAGAAGTCAAAGAAGCATCTGATCGCGGACTATGAACGCCGCATCGAGAATGTGGAGTCCCTGCTGGAAGGTGCGGCTAACAACACCCTTGACCTAGCGACCCTGGTCGAGGAACGGGATGAGTATCAGCAGAGCGCTGAGTCCGCGCAACGAGACGCAGACCTGATGCTCCTCTGCTCTCTGGTGGAGACGGCGGCAAACGGTCTGGCTGAAGTCTCCAATGACCCCACGCCGCTGTACGGCGGCTTGTCAGACCGGGCTATCAACGGAATAAACAGATTGCAGGACACTCTGGCGCGGATCACATCCCGCCTTCAGGCAGTCCACGGAGCGGCGTAAAATCGCCGCTCTTTCCTATATTGGGTTTACCCAATTATTATGTATCGATGATGCTGTATCACCCTGTATCACGAAAGGAGTCACATGGAAAAGAAAGACGAAGTCGCCGAGCTGAATTTGTATCAGCGTCTGGCAAAGGTGCGCGATATCGCCGATGTCGTACAGAAGAACAAGAGTGGGTATGGCTACAAGTACACATCGGAGGACGAGATCCTCGCAAAGGTCAAGGCCGGTATGTCCAAGTACCGTGTGTCTGTGTATCCGCGAGTGGACACGGAGTCCTTTGAAAACGTGCCGCGAGAGTATGAGAAGAGCAAGTACGACAAGTCCGCTGGGAAGATGGTCACCACCAAGGAAGTGGAATGGGTCGTGCGCGGGGTCGTCATGTACAAGATCCTGAATGACGATAACCCCGAAGAGTTCTTCGAGGTTGCGTGGCCCATGTGCGGAACGCAGTCGGACATGTCTCAGGCTTTCGGCTCCGCGCTGACCTACGCCAACCGCTACTTCTATCTGAAGTTCTTCAACATCGCCACGTCCGAGGATGATCCCGATGAGTGGAAGCGCAAGAAGATGGAAGCCGCAGAAGCGGAAGACAAGGAAGCCGCCGACGCTATGATCCAGCGGATCGACGACCTCTGCAAAGAGATGGTCACGGACGCGAACAAGGCCGAGGTGACCAGCCTGATCAAGAAGTACGCCACCGACGGCGGCAAGCCGACGGCCAATTACAAGCGGATCAGGAAGCTCGACGAGGCCACCAAACTGTACACCGCACTGACGAACTACTTTAATGATGTCAAGGAGGAAAAGTAATATGGGATTTCGTGATGGCGCTTATTGCAAACTGTGGAAGCTGGATACTTCCCGCAAGTTCCCTCAGGGGCAGATCTCTATCTCACGCAAGGACAAGCAGACGGGCGAGTATGTGGATGACTTCAGCGGCTATGTAGACTTCATGGGCGAAGCCGCGAACGCGATCCAGAAGATCCCTGCCCAGGGCCGGTTCAAGATCAAGGGCTGTGATGTCTCCCGTATCTGGAGCAAGGAAAAGCAGCGCGAGTTCATCAACTTCCGTATCTTCGATCTGGAACCGGTCGAGCAGAACAGTGCCGCTCCCGCCCAGCGCTCAGCCAAGAGCAAGACCAACGATGACATGAGCGTCGCCGAACTGGAAGCCCGTCTCGCGGAGGCGAAGATGAAGGCGGCTGGCAAGAAAGTGGCGACTGATAATGAGGATGAGGATGAACTCCCTTTTGATTGACGGGTTAGCCTTCCCAACACAAAAAGGTGGGTGTTAAATCATGAGTTCAGTCTTGTTTTCAGACTGGGTCTGGAGCTACAGCCGTCTCACTCTGTATGAACAGTGCCCCTATGCGTTCGCGCTCAAGTACATCTACGGCGAGCCTAACGGCCAGACCAACTTCTACGCCGGGTTCGGTACGTACATGCACCGCATACACGAGCTGTTCTATACCGGAGTCCTGAAGCAGGAAGACCTCGTCCCCTACTACATCGAGCACTTCGATGAAGTCGGGTATCACAAGGGCCGCAGCAAGTACTTCGTGGAAGGCCTCAATTATCTGGAGGGCGGGATACAGGTTGTCCCGTCCTCTGTTCTTGGGGTGGAGCAGGTGATCAACTTCAAGGTTGACAAATACGACTTCACCGGCGTCATCGACCTGCTGTACAAAAACGCAGATGGAACGCTCACGATCTGTGACCACAAGTCCCACCCGCTCCAGCCGCGCTCGAACCGGAAGAAGCCAACGGCCAGCGACCGCGAACTGGACTCCTATCTAAAACAGCTTTATCTCTATGCCCACGGCGTTCATCAGCTGGGGTTAGGAGATGTAGGGGTGCTCCAGTTCAACTGCTTCAGGATTGCTAAAACATTGGATAATATTTATTTGAAAGAGAAGGAAGAGGAAGCCGTGGCGTGGGCGGTCGACACCATCAGGTCAGCCGAAAACGCGGAGCGGTTTCCTCCGTTCCAGGACTGGTTCTATTGCCATAATCTGTGCGACCACCGTGAGGTGTGTGAATACAAATAAGGGGGATGGGTATGGAGCAGATATCGAAAGAGTCTATACAGGAAGCAAAGGAAAAGCTCGGAGACAGACAGGCGGACATGATCGCCGATATCCTCTCCCTCAAGCAGTATAACCCGTCCAGGCACATCGCCTGCTGTCCTCTGCACGACGACAAGACACCGTCCTTCAGTTACAACGCCCGGAGCGGAAGCTATTTCTGCTTCGGGTGTCATCGTTCTGTGGACATCCTTGACGCGTGGATGATGAAGGGCGACACGTTCCTGCAAGCGGTGGAAAAACTGTTTCAGGAAGCGGAGATGCCGCACAACTTCTCCTATCGTGGCGTCAGGGATAATGAGGAGACGGAGTTCTGCTACCCTGAACCGAAGTACGCCCCGTCCAAGGAGCATGTGTACGCCTACTGGAAGAAGCGCTGTATCTCCCCTGAGACCATCGACGCGATGGACGTGCAGGAAGATCCCGACGGCAACACTTTGTTTCAGTTCTACGACTCGGCAGATGTGCTCCGCGCCGTCAAGTTCCGCCCCTCCCGCCCTGTGCCCCACGGCGAGCGCAAGTGCTGGTGGATGAAGGACGAGAAGAACCGTGACCTCAAACCCTATGTCGGGCTCCTGTTCAATCAGCACAAGCTTAACATCTCGGAGCCAATCATCATCTGCACCGGCGAGGGTGACGCGATGGCGGCGTATGAGTGCGGCTTTCACAACGCCTCCAGCATTCCCGGCGGCGATCAGAACCTGAACTGGGTCTCCTATCAGTGGGGCTTTCTGGACAAGTGCCACCAGTTCGTCCTCGTCTATGACAACGATGACTCCGGCAGGAAGTACATCAAGGAGATTACGCGCCGCCTCGGCGAGGAACGCTGCAAGGTGGTAGATCTCCCGGAGACCTGGGAAATGCCAGACGGCTCCACAAAGCGCATCAAAGACCTGAACGAGCTCTTGTTCTACGGCGGCAAGGACGCCGTCATTAACGCCATCAACAATGCGCAGGAGCGGCAGATCGAGTCTGTCATCGACTGCTCCGACGTGCAGGATATCGACATGGACGGCATCGACGGCATGAAGACCGGCTTCAAGGAGCTGGACTCCTGCATCAACCGCTCCTACTGTGGCACAGTGTCAATCGTCACCGGCGTCCCCGGCGCTGGCAAAACGTCCTTCCTCTCCACCATCATCAATGAGGGCGTGGATCAGGGCTTCCCCACCTGGGTCTACTCCGGCGAGCTTTCCAATAACGCGCTCAGAAACTGGACGATCAAGTGCCGCGCCGGTCAGTACTGGCTGGACAAGGTGGAGCGTGACGGATTCACTTCCTACCAGATCAGGCCCGAAGCCATCAAAAAGATGGACGAGTTCTACCGTGACAAGCTCCTCTTCTTCAAGGACACCTACGACGCCACGCCTGATGCGCTCTTCCACTCGCTGGAGTCCTGCGTCAGAAAGTACGGTGTGAAGATGGCTGTGATCGACAACCTGTCTTCCGTCAACCTCGGCTCCTTCGGTGACAAGTACTGGGACATGCAAAACCAGTTCATCCGCGATTGCATTGCCACGGCGAAGCGGCTGGATGTGGTCATGTGGATCGTCCTGCACCCCAAGAAGATGGTGGAGTTCAACCACGCGCCCGAACTGTATGATCTGTCCGGCTCTGTTTCGGCGGCGAACCTCGCGCACCGCGTGTTCTCCCTGTACAGGGTCAAGGAGGAGGATCGCCAGCCCGACAAGAACGGCAAACGCCGCCCGTACACGGACTGCTCCGTCCAGCTGCACATCATCAAAGACCGCTTCACCAGCGCTCTGGGCCGCGTCTATCCCCTGTACTATGATCCCAGCAGTCGCCGCTTCTACGATAATCTGGATACCCTCAGGAAAAACTATGCGTGGGATACGCAGGAGCACAAGGAGCCTCTGCCTTATCTGACTGAGGAACAGCTGCGCATGGCCAGCGGGGAAGCCGACGATAGCGATCCGTTTTAACTTTCGTTTATCTTATGACTTGAATCAAGTTACGATACATTTTGAGGTTAAGATATGAAAAAAGAAGAACGCGATATCATGGCCGATATGTTCTACTTCCTGCGCGACTTCGGCGATCCTCCCCCTCCCGGCACAAAGGAGAGTGCCCCCTTCTGGGAGAAGGCATCTGACTCCATCGCCTCCGTCGTGGGCAAGAAGTGGCAAAACCATCCACTTGCCATGCAGGTCGGTATCACCATGTACAACTACATCGTGGACAAGAGCAAGGGTGTGATCGGGTGATGGATAAGTGGACAGAACTGCGGGAGACCATATAGGAGAACAAAGTATGATAGATTATAGTCTTGCCAAACAGACAGACGAACTCAAAAGGCTGATCACAGAGCATCCAGATTATCAAATCGTTGTGCTTGCTGGTGAGGAGGCAAACGGCGGCGATTATACGTGGATGTGCTGTAGCGATGTCAGGTTTGCTACCGGTGAAATCTTAGACACAGACTATTACGATTATAACGATACCATTATTACCGATAGAGAGCGTCTTGAAGAAATAATAGAAGATCGTCTTTATGATGAGTTAAAAGGCGATGAGCTTGACAAAGCCGTGAAAGACAAGATGGCAGAGCTTGAACCGTATTGGAAGAATGTTATTTTTATATACGCAACAAACTAAAATAGGAGGATAACGTATGAACGTGTTCTTTGCTATGTTTGGTGTTGCGATTGGAGTGTTGCTATATCGCCTGATTATCGCACCAATTGAACGCAAAAAGGCCAGAGAAGAATGTATCCGTAAAGGCCTTGTGCCGCGTGGCAAGACTTAAATAGGAGTTTAGAAGATGATTGAATGGCTTATGGCACATATCATCGAGGTGTATTACAAGATAGTTGAGATCGCATATGGAAAGTATACTTTTAAGAAATGCTATCGTATTCATTTGCGTTAAATAGGAGGTTTAGTGCATGAGTAGTATGCCATTTACTATTGGGCTTTCGGTTGTTGACCGTCTGGAGCCAGTGGATGGTAGTGTAATACTTCGGACGAAAACCCGTGATGAAATGAGCGATGAAGTAAACCGTATTCAGGAAATGCTATCAAAGAACGACTTAATTAAGGTGTGCCCTATTGGTTTAAGGCCGGATAAGCCGATACCAACAGCGATGTATTTTACTGAAATTTGTATTAGCAAAAACAAGGCCGAAGAATGGATGTTTTCATTAGGACTATTTAGCGGTGCCTGGCCTTGTGTTGTCACGGGGAGAGCGGTAACTTAAATAGGAGAATAAGACAATGACCGTAAATGATGCCATGCGTGAGTTCCGAAAAGCCAAAGATGCAATCGACACACTCGACCGATACAGTCACGGCGAAATGCCAAACATAGCGGAACAGCACGTTGACGAGATACGCGAAATGCTGGAACATTATATGGATATGATTGCAAAACTGAAGATAGTCGAATGACTTAAATAGGAGTTTAATACATGACGAATGAAGAAGCGATAAAAGCTATAAGGGCAAATTGGCCACCAGAAAATTACTCTATACTTCGTGAAGCATTGACGCTTTCCATTCGTGCTCTTAGTGAAGAAGATCAACATTCAAAAAGTTGCTCTTACTATGCAGAGAACGGCAAGAAACCTTGTTGCACTCATGATTGTGATGGGTGTGTGTGGTATGTTTAAGGTTGACTTAAATAGGAGTTTAAGACAATGGGAACCGTACAAATAAACAGACAGGCAAAGTATAAGTCAGAGGAATATACAGATCTGGAGATGCCGTCTGATGATATGGATGACTATCTGGAAAACTATCACAGCAAACTTGTTAAGGCAAGAAAAGAAACCAAGTGTCATTACTGCGGAACAACTATCAAAGCAGGCGATCAAGCGCTGAGTGAAAAGTGCTTTATCGATGGCAAGCCTTATTACATCCATGACTGTCTTGACTGCGTGGAAGACGTCATAAAAGGATGGGATGACGAGGCACAGACCAGATGGGAGCAGAGAGCAAAGGAATCGGGATATATTTAATGATCGTAATCAAAATAGGAGGTTAAATCATGGAGAAAGTAGCAATCGAGTTCACGAAAGAAGAGTTCGACAAAATCATTGAGTTTATGGATGGTGGCGAATATGAAACCGTCCAGCAGGCTATTATGGCGGCAGTCGAAAACGCAGGATAACTAAAATAACACTTTTATACGCGGTGCCTGGTTCTCAGCAAGTTCGTTCGCACTACTGGGCTTAATTTTACGTTCGATTCGTAAAGCCGCAGTCAATTCTATGAGGTGAAACATGCCAAACTACACCATGTATCACTGTCACAGCGATTACAGTCTGCTGGACAGCTGCACCAAGTTCGATGATTACATCGCGCTTGCCAAGCGGGACGGCATGACGGCTATCGGGTCTACGGAGCACGGTCTCCCCAGGGGCAACATTCATAAGATGATCGCCTGTCAGGAGGCTGGCCTCAAGTTTCTCTACGGCGTCGAGGTCTATCTGACCAGATCGCTGTCGGGGGACAAGGTCAGGGATAACTACCACACCGTGCTGATCGCGAAGAACCATGATGGCATGAAGGAGATCAACCTGGCCGTCAAGCTGGCGTCCAGAGACGACCACTTCTATTACCAGCCGCGCATGACCTTCGATGAGCTGACCCGGCTGTCAAAAAACGTCATCGTGATCTCGGCCTGTATCGCGTCGCCCATGAGCAAGCTACCCGTCAGCGATCCTGACTATCAGAAACTGCTCAACCGTTACGATTATCTGGAGATCCAGCACCACGATAACCCCGATCAGGCGGCGTACAACCAGCACCTGTACCAGCTGTCGCTGGAGACGGGCAAACCACTCATCGCTGGGACAGACACCCACTCTTCCACACCGTACAAGGCAGAGTGCCGCGACCTGCTGATGCTTGCCAAGGGCAAGTCCTTCCCCGATGAGGAGACATTCGACCTGACCTACAAGACCTACGATGAGCTGGTGGCAGCCTACGAGAAGCAGGCCGCGCTCCCCCGTGATGTCTACCTTCAGGCGCTGGAGAACACCAATGTCATGGCGGCAAGCGTAGAAGAGTTTACAGTGGACAGGAGCAATAAGTATCCCATCTCCTATGGCTCCGCCGAAGAGGATGTGCGGAGGTACAGAGAACTGACCTGGCAGATGTTTGAGGATAAGCTGAAGAACGGTGTGATACCGAGGAGCCAGGAAGATGCGTTCAGGAAGGCGATAGAAGAGGAGCTCGCTACGTTTGAAAAGCTTGGCATGTGCGGCTTCATGCTGTCAGAGAGCGAGCTCATTCAGTGGTGCCATGCCAACGGCATTCCGACCGGCCCTGCCCGTGGTTCTGTCGGCGGTTCGCGGGTAGCCTATGTCACGGACATTATCGATATGAACCCAGAAGACTACGGCACGATTTTCAGCAGGTTCTGTAACGAAAATCGTGTAGAAATCGGTGATTAACCTTGGTCACCCTTTGCAGTAATGCATCGAAAATAAGCTGGTGAACCAACACATGTTGGGTGTGCGGCAATTGCCGTGCTAACGGTGAAAGCTAAACCGAGAGGCATGCTAATACCGTGGTAAGCCTTTGGGAAAGGAGGTAACCATAAGGTTAGCTGTGGTTATCGGCTTATTAAGCTTCCGAAGGAAACTGTAACGACTATCCAGACAGGAGTAGCGTAACGGTGAAATTCCGTTATGTGAAGCGCCAGCCTCCGCAACTATGCGGATGAAGATATAGTCTACTCCCCTAATAAATATCGGGAAACCGAGGGTATAAAGGATTGACACAGACCTGATCGACACCGATAGGACGAAGGTATTCCAGCATATCATTGAAAAGTTCGGCGAGCGCAAGACGGCCCGTGTTTCGGCCTATGGCACGGTCGCTGACAAGGGCGTGATCGACGACATCTGCCGTGGTCTCAAGACACGCTGGGTGAAGGAAAACCGGAAAGACCTGAACCCCAAGACATTCAAGGATGAGATGATTCCCGAGTGCCCGTTCACACTAAAATCGGCGGATAAAATCAAGGCCGAGTATATGAGCAACCAGACAGCCGCCAGGCAGAAATATCCCGACGTCTTCTACTACTTCGATGGCACGGTCAACACCATCGTCAGCCAGTCCATCCACGCCGCAGGCATCGTCATCTCTCCGGTCACCCTGGACGACAACTACGGCACGTTCTGGAATAACGGTGAGCACTGCCTCCTGCTCGATATGGATGAGGCTCACGACGTGGGCATGTGCAAGTATGACATGCTGATCCTGACGAACGTGAAGATCATCGCCGATACCTACAAAGCGCTGGGGAAACCGTTCCCTAAAACGCACGAAATCGACTTCAATGATCAGGCTGTATGGGAAGACATGCGTCGAAGCCCTTACGGCATCTTCCAAATGGAGAGCTCGCTTGGGTACAACTCCCTGTGCAAGATGAAACCGACCAGCATCAAAGAGATGGCGTTGTTGACTGCGTCAATCCGTCCGTCTGGAGCGTCATACAGGGACGATGTGTTTGCCCGAAAGGTACACGCCAACCCCACCAAGGAGATGGACGAACTCTTTAAGGACAACTTCGGCTTCTGCGTCTATCAGGAGGACATCCTGCGTGCTCTGATCGAGCTTTGCGGATTCAGCGGCAGTCAGGCAGACACAGTGCGGCGAGATATCGCAAAGAAGAATCCTGAGAAGGTCGCCAAGGATATCGTACTAATCAAACAGGGATATATCGAGCGTTCCAATAAACCGATGGAAGAGGCCGAACGCGATGTGGCAGACCTGCTTCAGGTCATTCAGGACGCCAGTGGGTACTCCTTTAATAGCTCGCACGCAGTCGCATATTCCATTGTGGGCTTCATGTGCGCCTATTGCCGCTACTACCACCCCCTTGAGTTCTGTACCGCCTACCTGAACGGTGCTCACTCACAGGACGATATCGCCCACGGCACACTGCTGGCACAGCTTTATGGCATCAAGGTGGCGTCGCCAACCTTCGGCCACTCCAGCAGTGAGTACACCTTTGACAGGGCTACCAATACCATCTATCAGGGGCTGGAGTCAGTCAAGGATCTGTCGTCAGGTATCGGCGAGAAGCTGGCAGAGGTGGAGAGCACCTTTGCTCCTACCGGCAAAAACCGTTTTATGGACGTCGTCTGGGCGCTGAAACTTGCCGGTATCGGCAATAAGCAGATCGAGATACTGATCAGCATCGGGTACTTCAAGGATTTCGGCAACCCCAACAAATTACAGAAAATATTTGAGATCGCGTCCATGCTCAAGTTCGGCGAGCTGACCTGGCTCTCCAACGAGAAGAAGATCACAATCTTCGGGAGCCGCGACGATGAGGTTTCCCAGTATGCCGAGCGCAGGACGGAGAAGAACTGGCGCGTTAAGGATGGCAAAGGCCTGATCGGTCTGGTCGAGGATATTATCCAGAAGCAGGACATCCAGCCGCCCGCCCTCAGTGACAGGCTCGCAACGTGGAAGGAATACCTGGGCTACGTCCCAGCGCTGGGCAGCAACTACCGCTCACTGCTCTATGTCTCCGAGCCTCCGCGCCCGCTATATGCCAAGAAGTCGGGTAAGCTCTGGGCGTACAGCGTTATGGCAATTTCGCTCAGAACTGCCGAAGTGCATGAGTGGACGATCCCCAGAGAGATGTACGTACACAACGTTCGCGAGGGCGATCTCCTGCGCGTCATCGGTGGTAAGAACGGGTATATGAAGAAAGAGTACATGGGCGTGATGCGATATCATCTGCTCGACTATCAAATCGTAGATAACTTATAAGGAGATGGTGCCTATGCAGAGCCAGCGGGCAAGCCCTACTATCCAATCCCTGAAAGCCGAGATCAAACGGCACGAAGCGCTGGAGCGCAAGCTGTTTGAGGTGCTGGTCTGTGTCCCCATCCGAAAGACGACAGACATATATGAGGAGCTCTGGAACTACGCAGAAGAACAGTCCGGCCTTGTGCCTGACGAGGAGGAATTCTATGACGACTATTGAGGTGATTATGTATGATCAACGGCAAGCTCTATATCGGCGCTGACAACATCGCAAACGGTTGGTTCACGGCACGCAACATAAAGCCCGACGGCCACCGCAACAAGCTCCGCGTCGCCGCCAACGGCCAGAGCGTTTACTACGATCTCAGTCTCTACGGCGTTGACGGGGAGGAGACCTTTCCCCTTCAGTTCGGCGACGGGCGCTATACGGTGGAGCTTTACCGCAACACCAGCGGCTCGCGCTATGCCGTCATCGGCAAGGTGAACCTGAACGTCAAACTGTCCAGCCCCACAGCACCTTACCTCCACCCGAACCAGTACGTCGACTATACGTCTGAGTCCCCTTGCACCCTCAAGGCGGCGGAGCTGTGCAAAAATTGCACCTCGAGTGCCGAGCGCGTGACACAGGTCAGGAAATGGATAGAGTCCACTATCGTGTACGACTTTGTCAAAGCCGCCGTCGTGGGCAAGAGCGTCCTGCCTGATATCGACGACTGCTTCCGGCGGCACATGGGCATCTGCCAGGATATCGCCGCGCTGATGGTAGCCATGCTCCGGTCTCAGGGCATTCCGGCCTCGCTGGTCATCGGGTACGCTGACACCAAGTATCACGCCTGGGTCAGGGTATATATCGACGACGAGGTCAGGACGTATGACCCGTCCGCAACCATCATCCACAAGAAAAACGTGAAGAAGTACACCGCCCAGCGGTGGTATTGATCGGAGGTTTGTATGCAAGTAGAACTGCTTTCCCACACCATTGACCCGTTGTTTACCTGTGAAGAAGCGGCATGCGAGTGCTACGACTCCGTGCCGGACATCGAACATCCTACGCGCATCCTCAGTGCGTGTATCAAAAGCGGGCATCAGTCCGTCGCCGAACACGCCACATTTACCTTCAAGATCAGTGGCATCAGCCGCGCCTGTCTGGCCCAGCTTACGCGCCACCGTCTCGCGGCGTTCTCCGTGCGCTCCCAGCGCTACTGCAAAGAGGATGATTTCGGCTACGTCACGCCGCAAACCATCGCTGACAACCCCGACGCCGCAGAGATCTACCATGAGCTGATGAACACCATCAGCCACGCCTATACCTATCTCACGGACAAGTGCGGTATCCCCAATGAGGATGCCCGCTTCGTGCTTCCCAACGCCTGTGAGACATCGCTGACCATGACCGTCAACCTGCGCGAGCTCATCCACATCTGCCACGAACGCCTGTGCAACCGCGCCCAGTGGGAGATCAGTGAGCTGGTACAGCGTATGGCAAATTGCGTGACTGATGTTGTCCCAGAAGCAGAGGTCTGGCTGGTGCCCAAGTGCGAGACAAACCCAGACTATCCCTTCTGCCCGGAGCGCAACAGCTGCGGTCGCCATCGCAAACTTTCGGAGGTGTACGAAGATGAGTGATGCTGTCAACCATCCCGCCTATTACAATCGCGGGAGCGTGGAAGTGATCGATTTTATTGAGGACTGGAGACTCGACTTTTCAATGGGCTCCTTCGTCAAGTATATCAGCCGCGCCGGTCATAAGAAAGACGCCGTCGAAGACCTGAAGAAGGCAAAGTGGTATATCTGCCGCTTTGTGGATCATCCGTCTGAGCCAATGCCTGATGAGTGGGGTACATATGACTGGCGTGAGTTCGCAGAGTCCCAGGGATGTGATCCGGAGCTCTGTGTGGCTATGGATATCGCGCACAAGATCTATCGCGGCGACGACGCGTGGTGGCTCCGTCTGAATGACGTGACCGCCCTAATCGACGTGTGCATTGCTCGGTATGAGCATCCACAAAACAAAGAACGCTATAAAAATATTGAGCACGGTGTGCTCGAAATGGGGAGTGATAACAAATGAGTTACAAACTGTATGGTCTTCATGGGTGCGGTATGTGCTCCGCGCTCGAGCAGCGCATGAAGGTTAAGAAAATTCCTTATGAAAAGATTGAGGATATGGAGCAGATTAGGGCGCTGAACCTCGATAGCATCCCGGCGCTTGACGCTGGTGGCAAAATTATGTATTTCCCCGAAGCAGTGAAATTTCTTCAAAACGCATAATTTTCAGAAAGGATGATTCAACAAATGGTTCCCGATAAATACGAAAGATACAGAGCTGATTTGAATTTTATCAAGAAATACAGCAAGGCCGTCAATGCCGCTACTGGCAGCGAGGTCGATGCCAATTCCAATGTCAGCAACAAGAATATCGCCACGATGGCCACGGAGATTCACAAGAAGGCCAACATCTACGCCAATCGTCTGGCGATGCACGACAAAATCAAAGAGCTTTACGGCGAAGATCTCGCCGATGAATATATCAGACAGCTTGAAAACCACGAGATATATAGACACGACGAGAGCGGCACGCCGATTGGAACGCCCTACTGCATCAGTATTACTATGTACCCGTTCCTGCTTAACGGTCTTAGTACTCTCGGCGGTTCCAGCACGGCTCCTAAGAACCTTGACTCTTTCTGCGGCGGTTTCTGCAACCTGGTGTTCCTGATTGCGGCGCAGTTCGCTGGGGCTGTGGCAACTCCAGAATGGCTGGCGTATATGTCTTACTTCCTGATCAAAGAATACGGTGAAGATTACTACAAACGCGCAGACGAGGTTGTAGAACTCGGCAATCATCCGCGTACGATCAAGGATATCATTCATGCGAAGTTCCAACAGGTAGTTTATACGCTTAATCAGCCCGCCGCCGCTCGTGGAAGTCAATCAGTCTTCTGGAACGTGGCCGTGTTCGATGAACCATATTTCAAGAGCCTGTTTGAAACATTCTACTTCCCGGACGGTACGGCGATGGTCGATATCTGGGACTCTGTCAATTGGCTTCAGAAGACATTTATGAAATGGCTGAACCACGAGCGCACAAAGAAAGTAATCACCTTTCCTGTTCTCAGTGCAAGCCTTTTAAACGATGGAGAGAAGTATGTCGATCAAGAAATGGCCGACTGGGTGGCTCAGATGTATTCCGAGGGAGATAGCTTTTTTACCTATACGAGCAATTCTGTTGATAGTCTGTCAAGCTGCTGCCGCTTGAAATCCGAGATCCATGAGAACACCTTCAGCTACACTCTCGGCGCTGGCGGCGTTGCCACTGGCTCCAAGTGTGTTATGACGATGAACCTGAACCGCCTGGTGCAGAACGTTGCACGGGCTAACCCTGAATGCATTGGCGATGAACTGTTCCCGAAAATCTCTGAAGCTGTAGCCATCCAGACAGAAAAGATCCACAAGTACCTGACTGCCTTTAACGAGATCCTCAAAGAGATGCTCGCCAACCATATGCTTCCTGTATATGAGGCTGAGTACATTTCTCTTGAAAAGCAGTATCTCACAGTCGGCACGAACGGTCTGAATGAGGCAGCTGAGTTCCTTGGCATCGAGATTTCTGACAACCAGCTTTACCGTGACTTCGTCGAGGCTGTCTTCCGTCCAATCTCCGAGATCGATAAGAGGGACAAGACGAAGGAAATTATGTGGAATACAGAACAAGTGCCTCGCCACTAATCTCAAGTGGGCACTATAAACCCGATCTAATTGACTTGGAACTCCCTCTGGGACAACAAGGGGCAAGCGTAATGGTAGCCTGAACGACTAAATGATTGGGCACACGAAAGTGTGATGCGATAGTCTGAACTGCATGGCAACATGCAGAGGCGCGATCAGGTGTATCCAGACACCTTTGGAAGAACCGCGCCCGTCTGATAATTATTATTCCATATAGAAGGAGGTGATATATATTGAAATGTAATTACTGCGACAGAACGGATAATGATTGCAGAATCCGTAGATTGCATGGCGAATATCTTTGCCCTAAACATTACTCGCGTCTCTATAGAAAAAGTGATATGCATGGCAGAAGTATATACGATGCTAATGATTATGTTTTATATGACGATCACGCAGAGATAATCTTGAGAGACAAGAAGTGCAATGAGGTGGCACGAGCGATTATTGATCTTGATGACGTAGAAAAATGCAAGCAGTATAAGTGGCATGCAAGAAAAAGTCTGAACCACAAAGGCTACTATGTTATTGCATCATTGCACGGACAAAACAATGAAAAGCTTCACCTGCACAGACTTATACTTGATTATTACGGCGAATTAGACGTAGATCATATAAATAGAAATTCATTGGATAATCGTAAGTGTAATTTAAGGGCAGTAGACCATAGTACTAATGCTGCCAACAATAATCATACTGGTGTTAGGCAGGCTCCTAGCGGCAGATGGACGGCGTCTTGTACTCGAAATTATAAATCAATATATATCGGTACTTTCGATACTCAAGAAGAGGCGCTTGCAGCACGCAGAAGCTTTGTTGCGGCACTCGCATCATAAACAATTATCAGATGGTAACAGATTGGCTGAGAACCTGGGGGTCAAAAATGCCTCATACGACAAGCGAGATGGCTATGTAGTCCCCCGCGATTGTTACAATTCTTATTTCTTCCTCTCCGAAGACACGACGCTCTCACCGATGGATAAGCTGAAGCTCCACGGCAGTGACTACACCAAGTACCTCGACGGTGGTTCTGCCTGTCACATCAATCTCTCGGAGCATCTGTCCAAGGAACAGTACAAATTCATTATGCAGAAGGCGATTGAATACGGGACACCGTATTTCACCTTCAACATCCCCAACACTGTCTGCCGCGACTGTGGGCATATTTCCAAGCACTACCTTGACAAGTGCCCAAAGTGCGGTAGCGATAACGTTGACTATGCGACACGCGTCATCGGCTACCTGACTCTGATTTCCAAATGGTCTTTAGACCGCCAGAAAGAAGGTGCGAAGCGGTATTACGCCGGTGCAGACAAGGTGAAAGTAGTATGATCAAATACGTCAGTTATGCCGTGACGTTTGCTGAAGTCCCCGACGAGATCAGTCTGACTCTGGCCATCTCCAATTGCGGTGGTCATTGCCCAGGCTGTCACTCGCCGGAGCTCCGGCAGGATATCGGTCGTGACCTTGAGGCCGACCTCCCCGCCCTCCTGAAGAAGTACAAGGGCCAGATCACCTGCGTCTGTTTCCTCGGCCAGGGCAACGACCCCGAAGCGCTCAAGGAGTGTCTTGAATACGTCAAGTATCACGGCCTCAAAACCTGTCTTTATACGGGTAGCGACAACTTCAGTCCCAATACTTCCCCGGCGTTCGGCTTTCTTGACTATATCAAGGTTGGGCCGTACATTGAGGGGCTTGGCGGGCTCGACAGCTCCACCACCAATCAGCGCATGTACAAGCGCTATTATAGCAAGAATATCGCCGGTGTCATCCTGCCCGATCAATGGCTTGACATCACGTCGGTGTTCCGTCGAAAAAAGCTATAAGTTACCATTAACATGTGTGAACGCTAAGTTTGAGGACACAGTAAACGCACAGTAAAAGAATTTGAAACAGTAAACCGACAGTAAAAGAGGTGAGACTATGCATAAACCCAACCCGACCGCCATCTACTATTCCAAGAACAAGACGCGATACGACTACCCCAGCCGCAGCTACATCTGCCGCGAGGGCGAAAACGGGACGCTCTGGTCAATGGGCACTTACCCTACCAAGATCAGACCCAAAGACCTGCCCGACTATTACATATATGTTTACCTATACGGCGGTTACAAGTACCTCCGCGCCACTCATGTCAAGGATATGATCTACAAGCCAAACATGTGGGTCAATCATTTCCTGAAGGACGACGTACTGTACATCTCCTATAACAAGCCGCTTGAAATGGTAGACACCAAGTGGGGCGGCAAGACCTGTGAGAACTACGATATCGCCCTGTTCGGCAATGATATCCTGATCTTCGTGGCGGCGGCCAAGTACTATTCCCATTACGACACAGCCGAGATCGAGCAGGCCATCAAGGACAAGTGGGAGCATTTCTGCAAGACCCACCCCGAAGAGCTTGAGCACTGGGCCAATAAGGACTGGCACTATGATCCGGCTGAATACGACGAGAAAGTGAGAGAGAACAAACTATGGCGCGGTACCTGAAAAACGAACGGCAGAGCAAAGTCCTTGAGCTGATTGAAAAGTATGCCGTCCCCGACGCTGGCACACTCCAGCAGTTGCTGGCTGAAAACGGCTTCGTCTATGACGAGGCCACCATCTACCGTGACATCACTGACCTGCATCTCGCCACCTCCGTACGCCCCGATGGCCGCATCGGCTTCGCGACGCCAGGTCAGATCGCCCACGAAAGTCTCGCCGAGCGCCTGTCCAAGCTGACCATTGAGGCCGCTATGCAGGTTGAGATGCTCAACATCTACGTCAAGATCCGCTGTATTCACGGCTGTGCGGAGGCGGTTGCCACATCCATCAACGCGCTGACCCTTGATCAGGTCTTCTGTTGTGTGGTGGCGCGTGACGACGTGCTCATCATATGCCGTTCTGAGGACGACGCCAAGTTTGTATTCAAAATTCTGGAGAAGGTGATAAACCAATGATCAAGTTCGAGAAAGTCCCTTTCAATACATTTATTCAGAGCGGCGAAGTAGTCGAGTGGATAGCGCCCGACGTGCTTGAAGACCAGGAGTTCTGGGTCTCTGCCTATCAGGCCTTCGACCTGCCCACCCGCGCCACCAAAGCCTCTGCCGGTTACGATATCCACACGCCGTTCGCGTTCACGCTGAAACCTGGCAAGGCGATCACCGTTCCAACCGGCCTGCGTTGCATCATGCCTGAGGACAGAGTCCTGCTCATCGCCCCGCGCTCCGGCCTTGGCTTCAAGTTCCGCATCGGGCTGGCAAATACTTTAGCCGTGATCGACGCAGACTACGCGAACTCCGACAACTATGGCCACATCATGCTGAAGCTGGTCAACGACGGCGACAAGCCCGTCTACTTCCGGCGTAACGACCGTATCTGTCAGGGCATCATCGTGCGCTATGACGTGACCGACGATGACACGGCAGACGGCGTCCGCAACGGCGGCTTCGGCAGTACCGACAACGCCTCATAAGGAGTATATTTATGAACGATATCACCGTATTATGCGCAAATATTCCGGCGCTGTGCTGCCTGCGCCTAACCTGCACCTATCCTCTGGATACGCTGGGCGGCATCACCAAGCTGGTCGTCACGCGCAGGAACGTGGCAACCGGCACGGACACCATTGTCATCAACAAGGCCGTCGAGGAGGTCGCCGATCTCATCTTCTCCTATGATGATCTTGAGGTCGTGTCCGGCTGCAAGTACCGCTACACGGTCAACATGCTCAACGGCAGTCTTGAGGTCATCCAGAGCGGGTTTGCCACCGCCGAGTTCTCCTTCAGCGGTATCTCGCTGGCCGACAGCACCGGCTCCTGGCACACCAATTTCGGTACCAGCGCCAACCAGTACTCTGAGTCCTACAAGTACACGCGCCCGCTCCAGTACGTCAACACACTGAGTAGCAAGTTCCCGCACCGTGTTTCCAACGGCGAGGCGAGCTACGCGGTGGGCTCCTGTAACGGCTGGTGGGTACCCATGACCAAGGACGACTGCGGTTCCCCCGACCTCACTCAGGACGTGGCCGGTTACCGTGACGCGTTCATCGCGTTCCTGCGCAACGGGCATAACAAGCTCATGCGCACCGGCGACGGCAAGGCCTACATCGTGTCCATCGACAGCGATGTCACGGAGAACTGGAGCCCGCGCACCAAGCTCACTACGATCGCTTTTAACTGGACGCAGGTCGGCGAGGTTGACCGGCCTGCCTACACCAACGACACACCCAAGTGGCAAGGCGAGGTGGGGTTATGAACGTCACTCAGGACGACATCAACGCTGTCAACCAGCTCGACCACGTCGTCAGGTACAAGCTGGAGCTGCTCGACGAGTATCTGCTCGTCACCAGCGAAGTGACAGCAAGTGCCAAAGATGTCACTTTCAACATCGACGCTGAGTCCAACATGCGCCGCACCGGCACACTCACCCTGATCGTCGATGACGCCGACTGGGTCAAGGAAAACTTCGAGCTCGGCTGGATGGACAAGTTCGTCCGTTTTAGCATAGGTCTCCTGTATAACGGCGATTACCGCTGGTATGTCCTCGGCACGATGGTCGCGACCTCAGACGCCTTTACCTTTGACGAGACCACCAACGAGCTCCAGCTGACGCTCACCGATATCATGGGCCTGCTCAACTCCGAGCGCGGCAGTCAGATCGGCTGGCCCGTCAAGGTCACCATGAACTCCGTCATCAAAGAACAGCTCGACGTCACTATCTCCAGATGGTCTCTCCTAAAGCGCACCGACATCGAGGACTTCCCCGATGTCATCCCTTACGACCAGGAGTTCTCCGAGGGCGTCTACCCATACGACATCCTGAAGAAGATCCTCGACCTCTTCCCGTGGTACGAGCAGTACTTCGATGTTGACGGTGTCTACCACGCTGGCAAGATCCCGATGCGCTTCAGTGACCCGTGCGTCGTGAATGCCGCCGACATCAATGACCTGATCATCTCTGAAAAGCGTTCCCTCGACTTCGGCCAGATCAAGAACACCACCGAGATCTGGGGCAAAAGGATCGCGGCCAACTATACCTCCCAGACCTGTGAGCTCGACACGACGTCGAACACCTATAAGCTGGGCTTCCTCATGCAGCTCCAGACCGTCGAGCCCAACAAGCGCTACTGCTTCACACCAGACAAGGTCTCCCCGACCAACCCGACGCTAACCTTCACTGTGGTCGATGAAGATGACGAAACCAAGACGAAAACCGTCACGCTCCCGCTTCTCGACTCCGACGGCAACGCGCTCCAGGCTGGCGCTCTCGCCGCAGGCTACGCTTATGTCGCCCGATGCGTGGCGACCGTGGTCGACGGCGACATCGTCAAGAAGATGTACCTGATGGGCATGAAGCAGATCCATGTCATCGTGCGCGAGATGAACGTCCAGCCCACCGCTGAAGTCATCGCCTCCGACAAGCGCCGCAACGAGTGCCAGGATATCCGCTACATCATCAACCCAGACAGCCCCTACGCCTGTGACCGCTGGAACAACTCGTCCAACGTCCAAGCCCGCTTCAGTATTGAGAACGGCGAGATACGGCAGGTGCTAAAGGACGGCGACTACGCCAGCATCAACACGACCAGCCTTGCCTACCAGCGCGGCGAGTTCGAGAATTACCTGCGCTGCCGCATGAACACGGCGGTCGAGCTGACCACCATCCTAATCCCGTTTATCGACGTGAACCAGAAGATCGAGTACACATCGCCCACCACTGGCGAGACCCACCAGTACATCGTTAAGTCCATTAACATGGACGTGACCCGCTTTACCATGACGATGCAGCTCTCGCGCTTCTACAACTACTACCCCTTCTTCCAGGACGAAGAGTGAGTAAAAAATAGGGAACCGTTTCAGGCTTCGTGCCCGAAATAGTTCCCTATTTTTTAGCGGGTTATTAACAAAACATCAAAAAAAACAAGAGTCTGTTACACGTTGTGTGACAGGCTCTTTCAGGATGGGTGGGGTGACATTCCCACATCTCCTAACTAAGGGCGACGGCTGCCTGTTCCGTCCTCCGATCCTGTGGTAGTCATATTATAAATTATTATTCTTCTTATGTCAACATATTTTCTTTAGTGTTCCGCTTTTTACATATTGTTCAACGCGTTCTTTCCTTATCACGTATAGTGTTCTGGCATAGTACTTATCAGATTTGGTTGCCCGCACAGCTAATTTAACGTACTCGCCATCAACAATTATCTGTTTAATAAATTCTATCGTATTATCTCTTCTGTCATAGAAAACATAATCCGGCTCGGAGATTATTAACCCAATCCTGTCACCATATTTTCGGTAATCGTCTGGATGACTTGATAACATATGTTTGATATTCTGATCTCCGAGATAAATTTTGGGATCGTCTGGCATGTCTATGCCAAGTGCTATCATTATGTTTTGTTCCAATCTCCCAACGACCACTGTACGAGCCACCTCATGATATGTTCACTTTGATATCGATTTGGATCTTTGTGTCCCCAGCTATTGCCTCTTCCGGCACATCGTACGGCATTGTCTCCATCAAAGCTTGCGTCAATGTCTTTATTGTTGGAGATGATTTCATTTTATCGAAGTGAATCGCATCACTGTTGCTTTCGATTTCAGGTTTCATAACACCACCTCCTCTTAAAGTATAGCATATTCCGTCGCAAAAGCCAACAGGTTATTAACAAAACATCACCGCGATGGTGCTTTGTTAATGATCTGACAGTCCAATAACGAGTAAGGTCTGCGTATTTCTTGATGTAATAATTGGTTACTTTTCTTTACCAAATCTGCCTTGGTAAGGATGAGGTCACCGGTTCAAATCCGGTCATCAGCTCCACTGAAAACCTGCCGGAAACGGTGGGTTTTTTCTTTGTTTTATACATGTTTTGCCCATATTTTTCCGACTGAGCTACCCAGCAACAGCGCATGTACGATCTGGTTTGGCCCAAAATGTCACATAAACTGTGCATTTTTCGTGACATCGACCGTATCAAAGTCCCTTATTTCACTGCGGTTTTTGTCGGCGCATCGTGTCACATCGCGTGTCACATTGATATTCTTTGATCTTTTGACTTTCTTTTACCTATAGACACTCGCCACGATATTTCCTGCGGTGTCAATGCCAGCCCGCGTTTCGATATAGTGATCCATTGCTGTTGTACTGTACTTGGCATGGCCGAGCATACGCTGTACCAGCTTCTCATCATGCGTGGCGGCATACAGGTCGCTCGCAACTGTTGTCCTGAACCGGCGCGGTACGATCGTCCCGTCATAGCCGATGTCTTTTGCTATGCGCTTGCGCAGGTGGCATACCTGGGTGTAGCTCATGGGCTTCTCCCCGCTCACCACAAACTCTTCTGGCTCGCCTTTCCCGATGTACGGCAGTGCTGCCTCAGAGATCGCCATCTCACGCCTGCTTGCCTCAGTCTTCAGCCGCTCTCTGTATACCGGCCTGACTCTGTCCGGGTGTGTGACCGTGGCCCAGATGCGCATAATAGTCTGATCGCTAGTGCGTACTATGTTCTTGTACTTCAGCCCCAGGCACTCCTCTGGCCGCAGAGGGTGAAACAGCATGAGTGCAAACCATGTCCTGTCACGCGGGTCTTTCACGCGGTCGATGTTCTGCACAAAGTATTTCATTTCCTCGACCGAGTACGCGGGCGTCTTCTCCTCCGGCTTCCCGATGATCCTGATACTGCGTGACTTCAGCGGGTTCTTGACCATGTAGTCCATTGATACCGCGTAATCGAACACCATGTTCATGACATGCTTGAGCTTGTCCTTGGTCGCCTTGGCAACATCGCCCATACTATTGAACAGTTTCTGGACGTCGTCGCTGGTGATATCCTCTATGTACTTGTCGCCCCACGCCGGGTACATGTAGTATTCCAGCTGACGTTCATTGGTGATAGCGCTGGATCGTGTCAGGTTCGGCTTGTTGTACGTCTCGAACCAGTCAGACGCGAACTCCTTGAAGTTGTGCTTGTTTTCCTGTATCGGCGCTGTTTGTGGCACTGCGGCATTCTGTCCCAGCTCAAACACCTTTTGTAAAAGCGCCTGCTCTGAACTGGCAGTCACCCATATATCGGTTCCCCCGATATTGATGCGCCGCTTAATACGATTTGCCATATCGTTCTCCTTTAACTCCGGCAAACCGTTACTCGTTATCAGGCTGTCAAGATTCTCTTGGCCCAGAGCCATCTTCTGCAGCACACTCTGGACGACAGCTTGAGTATAAGCGTTCAGGAAGTCCATGTCAATAGTGGTGTTGGCGATCATATTCTCCATCATATACGTTCTCCTTTATATTTACTTGCGCCTCAGTATTGTGATGTGATACAATAATAATGAATAATCATAAGCGAGGTGTTCCCTGTGTTAATGCAAAACGTTATTTCATCAAACATTGTAGGCATCGGCTACGATCCAGAAACCATGAGACTCGCAATTCGTTTCAGGTCTGGAGAGGTGTATACCTATATGAATGTTCCCCATGAGGTGTATGACGGTATAATGTCAGCCACATCAAAGGGAACATACCATGCTCAATACATCAAAAATGTTTATCCGTACAAGCGAGGTGTTTAATCAATATTGATCAATACCTGCGCTGGCCCCTCCACAACAAATGTTTTCTGATCGTAGGGGTTAATAAACTCGCTCGTAACGCCATCGCGCAAGGCAAGCTCTGCGGCAAGCCAGCTCGTCGGATAGTCTTTCAGCATATTGTGTATCTCTAAAATATCAGCAGGTTCCACCATATACATCCTCCTTAAATTTACATGATCTACCCGATAGGGTATAAAACCATCGACATCTACAATTCATGTACCCGTTCGGGAATAAACAAAGAAAGCCCACCAGCGAACGCTACTGGTGGGTATTTTTTAACTCGACTTACGAGCCCTTGGCGTATATCGCTTGCACGAGGTAGCCCGGAAGCTGTGCGATAATGGCGTCGCCCAGAGACTGAGCGTCGTTCACGCCGTTGAGGATAATGTCACCGATATCAATAGAGATGTCGCCGCCCTGAGTCTGAGACAGCAGGTCAGGGATATCAATATTGTTCAGGAGGTTGGTCAGCAGAGCGGAGGTCTCCGTTCCGCGATTGATAGAGTCATAGTACTGGGTAAAGTCGATGCCCGCCAGCATATCCGTCACGGGGATCAGCTCATTGCCCATCGCGTCATAGATGTTGTTATTGTCTTTCTGCTTCTCAAGGCCGTTGATGACCAGGTCATAGATCTGGTTGTTGACGGCATCGGTCGCGTTCTCCATCGCGTCCTCGTCGGCCACATAGTGATAGCCCTGCTGGTTATCATACATGAGCACCTTGCGCTGGCGAGCGTCTTCGAGGTCATTGAGGGCCTTCATCAGGTTCAGCTGACGCTGATACTCATCATTCTGCTTTTCGAGGATCTCGATCTTCATGTCGATGATGGCGTCGTTCCACTCTTCCTGACTTGCCTTGATGTTCAGAATCTCGCCGTCGTTGTCCTGAAGCTGTTTGTACAGCTCCTGATACTTTTCGGACAGCGTGTCGAGACCGGCCATCTGCTCGCGGATCTGCTGGTTCTGCTGTTCGAGGTTCGCGATCTGCTTCATGCCATTGGAGATGAGCATACGGAACTCATTGACCTGGCCCACACTTCCCTGTGCCTCACGCAGTTTCTGGATGCCCTCGATCTTTTCCTGAAGGTTGTTCAGGTAGTAGATGCTCGTCTCAAGGTTGCCCAGCGTGATGTTCTTGACCTCGTCGTTCAGTTCAGACAGGTTGATCTTCGCCTCGCTGATGGTTCTCTTCAGTTCCTCAATCTGCTTGGCATAATTATACCAGTCGTCACTGCCCGCCTTGATAACGCCGGAGGCGACCTGATCGTCGAGCTCTTTCTGAAGCGTTGACTGCTCCTCGCTCAAGTTATTTATGACTTCTTCCGTCAGCTTGATCGCATCAAGATAGTCGGTGCGCGTCATCTCCTGACCGTAGGCTTCCTTGACCTCATTCAGTTTGTTATAGGTTTCGATCTGCTGGTTCAGCATATCATCGATGTTACCAAAGTAGTTGACGATATTGTCAAGCTTCTGTTTCGACAGGTCGTAGAGCTGGTCTTTCAGTTCTTCGATGGTGTCGCGGCAGGCCACAGCTTTCTCCCACCAGTTCTGGTAGGTTGTAATGGCTTTGCGTGTCTTCTCATCGCTGTACTCTTCGATGTCGATCGTGCCCTGCTGAATCTTTCTAATGATGTCAGCAGTCAAACCTGCGCGTTGTCCGAACTCCTCTGCCTGCCGTTCATATCTAAGCGCTGCCTTTTCGTTGAGCTCAATTTCAGCGTTCGTGTTATTGATGGCGTTGGTCAGTTCACGATTCCGTGCAAGATACCCGACCGCCTTTTCAGCAGACTTGATGTACTCCTGCGTCTTCCGCTTGATCAGGTCGAGCGCTTTCGGGATCCAGTCAACCAGCTTCTCAGCCCACTTCAGCGCGTTATTAGCTCCGCTACCGGTGCCATTGGAAACGGTCTTGGTCGTCGTGTTGTTCGACGGTGTCAAGTTCGTGCCTGTGCCTTGCTTACCGGTATCGTTGGCGTAAGACTGGTTCCTGTCGTTGGCATCATAAATAGTATCTGCTTTCGTGACATTGACAGTTGTCTTAGCGGGGGCAAAAACGATTTGTGCAGATTTTTCCTTGTCAGCACCAGCGGCAAGCTGTTGCAAGCGGGTAGACATACCAGTGGCGAACTTTCTTCCGCCCTTTACCCCGCCGTTCCTGAACGCATCAAATACACGCCCGATGATGCCTCTGCGCTTGATCTTCTTGGTATCCTCGGCGGTGTGTACGATATCACCCTTGTCAAGCTGCGCAAACCTCGGCCCGTTGTCGGTGCCCAGTTCAAACGTCCCACGGCTGACATGCTCGATCAACTCCGCGCCTTCCTCGTCAACCAGAGACATGCCGGGTGCGGCGTTACTCGTACCTTCGGCGTTCTTCTGAACGGTGGTCGTTACAGTCTTGTTTGCGACATTATTGATCTTCGACTGCATCTGCGTGACGTTGGCATCTACGTTGACTGTGACGGTCTTGCCGTTGACACTATTGACCGCCGACTGTGCAGCCGTCGTGTTGGCTGTGACGGGGATCTCAATAGGCTTCATGTTCCGAAGCTCGTTGAAACCAGCCAGCAGATCACCAGGGATCTGCATATCAGGGATAGACTGGATGGTGCTTAGCCTCTGGTTGTACTGCTTGGCGGCTTCAGGTGTCGTGATAGCGCTTCTGTTATTGAAGTATGCCGCCATGTTTCTGAAGTCTTCATACGGGTTTCCGGTGCTCCAGGCTTGTGCGCTACCGGTGTCAGCCGTCTTTGACTCTTTTCTTTCCTCTTCAGCGCCTTGCCTTGCCGAGTCACTCATTGCCTTGGCCGCTGTTTCAGACGCGGTCGCCGCGTCTTTCAGAGCTTTTGCTGTGTCTGTCGGTGTACCGGGAGTTGTGGCTTCAGTCTGCTGTTCGACAGTTACAGGTTCCGGCTGCACCTGCTGTTGCGCGACAGGCGCTACTACTGTTTCGATAGTCTCTCCGACTTCATCAATTGCTTTTGCTACGGGGTCTGCCGCAGGGGTCGTCGGTTCTTCGGTGCCCTGTTCTTCGGGTGCTTTCGGTTGCGGCACTGTAGGCGCGGGGCCAGTGGACACCTGGGCACTCGTCTCCGCCTTTTCTGCGGTCTCGCTCAGTGCTTCGGCCACATTCTGTTTAACCTGCGCGGCAATGTCTTCCATCGTGAACTTGGGCGGTTCGCGATCTGTATCAATCGGCTTTTGTGGTGCGTTCTCAGGCTTGCCGCCATCAGGCGAGAACATGATCTCAACATCGTCAGAAACGTTGTCTAAAGACTTTGATGTCTCTTCTGCGGCACTGGCAACAATGGGGGCCAGCCCACGCAGTTCCTCAAAGTCGGCTTTCAGGTCGTCTGGGATTCGCTCTTCCGGTGTATTCTGTAGCTCTTGCAGCCTGTCGTTGTATGACTTGATCACATCCGGTGTGACCGCGCCGTCAGCGCCATTGATTATTGACGATACATTTCTGAGGTTTGCAATCTTCCCCATTAAAGCCCAGCGTCCTTCGTAAGAAATGCCAGACTTGTCCTTATCAGAAGCCGGTGCAAACGTAAATGCCTTGGAGCCGCCTTTGCCTTCACCGCCAGTAGCGCCACCTTTGGTAGCGTTGTCAACTTTCTCTTTCAGTTTGCTGTCTTCGGCGTCTAATTCAACGGTGACTTTCTTACCGTCGGTCTCATCGATAGCATTATCGAGTTCTGATTTATCTGCGGCGAGCGGCACTTCAATCGGCTTCATGTTCATGAAGTCTTTGAATACTCCCATCGGGTCGCCGTAGGTATTTACATAATTCTGTATTGCAGACAGTGCTCGATTGTATTGCTGATCTGTAACTGTTTTTCCGGGCAGTGGCTTCATTTGACTGGCTGCTTCATTGACAGCCTTCATTTCGGCCTGATAGGTTCGCAGTGTATCTGCCGCGTTCAGAAGATCACTTTCTGCCGGGGCCTGCACACCCGTGTCCTTGGAGAGCTCGGCCTGTGCTTCATGGAGCGTTTGATCATACTCGTCCACCGATTTCTGAGCCTCATCCCAGCCTTCAGCGACTTCCTGAACAGCGGTTACCAAACCCTTGCTGTCCGTATCGTGCTCCAATTTCGGTTGCTGCCCACTACTCTCTTCCTGCTCAACCTTGACATCCACTTCCTGCGGTGGCGGTGTGGTCTGGTCGGCACTTACTGTCTCAGCGGCCTTTGCTGCCTCTTCAGCCGTCTTGGCCACGCCAGTTACGATCGGCTCAAGCGCCTTTAACTGCTTGAAACCTTCTTTCAACGCGTCTGGGATCAATTCATCCGGCAGATTCTTGATAGCCGCAAGCCTCTGGTTGTATGCATCAATTTGTTCGGCAGTCTTGGCAGCCTCAGGATTATTAAGATACGCGGCCAGGTTTCTGAAATCCTCGAACTGATTTCCAGTACTCCATGCCGCCGCTGAAGGCGGCGGGGTCTGGGCGGCACTTTCTGCATTATGTTCCTTTACATCAGATGCCTTTGTCTCGGCGGCTTTTGCGGCTTCTTCAGCTGTCTTTGCCGCGCCAGTTACTATAGGCTCAAGCGACTTTAACTGTCTGAAAATGTTTTGATAATCTGACGGTATCAGCTCTTCGGGTGTATTCTTGATTTGGGCCAACAGTCGATTATACTCTTCAATCCCTTCAGGAGTTGTAACTCCTGCGCGGTTATTGAAGTACGCAGCCATTTCCCTGACTTCCTGCGGGCTGTAAGTCGCGTTCGCGCTCTTGGTTTCTGCTTTCGGTTGTTCTTTCTTGGTCTTGATATATTCAAGCCCTTCAATTTCTTTGATGAGTTCTTCCTGTTCACTGTGGTCTTCAGCATATCTCTTTACAGTTGCCAGCGCCTGATTGTAATCTTCATCGCTTATGGTGCGTTTGGGCACGGGTTGGCCAGTTTTCGCGCTCTTTTCGATCGTTTCCATTTCAGACGCGAACGTCTGCAATGTTTCGACAGCACGCGCCACATTGTCGGGCATCTGCTCTGAGACTACAGGCGTTTCGGCTACGCCCTCTGTTGCAGGTGGTACTTCACTACCTTCTGCGGTCTCGCCGCCTTCGCCTTCAGAACCTTCCTTCTCTGACTCTTTCTCCATCTGAGCGGCAAGAGTGTCAATCTTCCCACCCACATCACCGAGTGCGCCCGTGTTTTCTTCCACGGCCCCTGTGTTGCCAGTCACAGCGCCGGTTAATTCGCTTTCAGATGCATCTTTTGCTTCTTCGCGCAAATCGGGCTTATTCAGTCCGGCCTTCTCTGCGGCTTTTGTGAACTTGTTACCGGTATCTATCAGGTCTTGCAGTGTTTTTGCGTTCGCATCATGGTTGTACGCTTCTACAGCCTGCTGATAATTCTTGCGGGCTTCAGTGTACGCCTCGTAGTTCGCGTTCTGCGTCGCCGCGTCCATCTCGACTGTCTTCGACTCGAACTTGTACTTCTTTGTTTCGTCTGCGATGAACTCATTCAGCTCGCCGAACATATGTTCGACCAGGTCTACACTGACGCCCATCTTCTCGGCGATCTGCTCAACGCTCCAATTGGCTGAGAACGAACCGTCTGCGTTCAGGATCCCGGCTTTCTTCGCGTCAGCCTGCCAGTTCCTCGCGCCCCAGCCTACGTCTTTGCCTTCCTTGTCATCGGGATTACTCTTGGACAGATACCGCACCAGCTTGCTCCGCTGTCCGGCGTTGCCGTAGTAATTCCCGTCCGGGCCAAGCAGGTATTCCTGCGCCGCCTTGTACGCCGCTGTGCCGACGCGGCCAGACTTGAAGCCTTCTTCCAGCGCCTTCAGCGCGTTCATAGCCTCGTCGTAGTTGTCGCCCTCTTCGGGCCCGCCTTTCGCCAACTGCCATCTGCCGTATGCCGACATGGCCATCTTCATCTGCATGCCGAGCCGGTTGTACAGATCGATTTCGCCCTGAATACCTACCATGTTCTTGGTGATCGCGGCAATCTCTTCCTGTGCATTTCTTAACTTGGTCTGATGATCGGCCTCTTCTTCTTTTGCGACGCTCTCATTCTGCATCTTCTGATATTCAGCCAGCTTCGTAGCCAGCTTTTTCGATTCATTGACGTAGTCATTCTGTTTCGCGATCATGTCCTTGTACATGACGTCGTACTGCTCGGACATTTTGCTTGACATGACCTTGCTGAACGTATCCATGTCGAAGAACGTCGTACCGTAGTCGTACTTGACCGCCTTCAACAGGTCAGGATCATTCATGTCTTTCAGCGTCTTATAGTCTTCCTCGCTGAGCGCGTTCGCGCCGTAACCGGTGTTCTTGAAGATGCTCATCGCTTTGGTACGATTGTCGAGCATGCCGGTGATGCGGGTCTGAAGACCAGTTGCTGTGGTATCAGTAAGGTTGTCAGGAGCCGGGGTTTCTCTAAGACTGTTCAGATGGTCGATAAACGAGTCGATATCACCGCCAGCCTCAATAAGTGCTTGTCTGAACCCGTCAAATTTCTGCTGATTTAACGTATCAGCCGTGATTTCCGATGTCTTGGCGAGCTCCTCAAGCTCGTCACAGAGCGCGTCAAAATCCTTATCCGACTTTCTAAGCTCGTTGACCTTGTTTTGAGTATGGATGATCGGGAAAATCTGCCTGCCGATAGCTTCAAACGCAGTTCGCATTTCTGTATAAAGCATATCAGCGGTATCGCCCTGTGCCTCCATTTCGGCAATATTCTTGGCAAGCTGTTGATATTCTTTAATGAGCTGGCCTTCTACTTGATTGATCAGGTCGTGGCCCTGGGAATCCTTGGGAGAAGACATTTTTCTGAAGCGCTCGATATACATCTCGTTCTCGCGGCGCGTTTCTTCATCTTGCTTATCCCAGAATTCGAGCTCTTCGACAGCATCTGCGCGAACATCTTTCAGGTACTTATACATCTCAACGGTACCAAGAAGATCGTTACCAACCAACCCATTTTTCAGATATCTGTTGAGCTCATCAGTCACCTGACCAAAGCTGTTATTCGCGTTTGCCTTGATTATACTCTTTGTGACGTCGTCTATATTTTCACCAGCATACCCCATCATGTCGTCGATGTATGCCTGTGTAGTCTCTTTTGCTTCACTAACGAGCTTGCGCCCGTCACCGGCCAGTCCTGGATTAGACAGCTTGAAAGCAAGCGAGCCATTCATAGAATACTGCTGTCGCCACGACTCTTTATTTGTCGTATATGCAACTTTGCCAGCCTCTGCGGCTATCTGCTTCTGAACTTCGAGCTGCAGCTCCATTTCCGCTGTCTGCTCTTTTAGATCTGCCTTGGTCTGCTGGTCGGCGAAGCTCAACGGCCCCTTGCGATCAAGTTCATCATATTGCTGTTTAAGCTTGGCCAGCTCATCTTCGAGGGCCTTAACCTCATTCTGAGCGCTCTGATAATTTGCTGATGCATCGTCTGCAGCCTGCACCGCATATTTCTCTGCGTTTGCATATCTATCGAACGCTTTGAGCCCCTGGTCGGCGAGCCAGCCAACACCAGCCATGAGGCCAGATACTAACAGATTCGCTCCGACATTCTTTAATATACTACCAATGCCTTGTAGCTTCATCTGCATGATGGTCATGCCATCTGTGGCGTTCGAGATGCCGTCACTGTACTCCATCGCAAAGCGCGTCGCCTTGGTCATTGCCGTGCCTTCGCCGAGCTTCTTCTGGGCTCTGGTCATGGCCTCAAGTTTATTCGCGCCCTCACCGAGTGCGGTATTGTATTCCTTAATGGCCTTACCCTGTACCGTACCGCCTCTATTAGTGATGGCGTCCATCATGCCAGTCAGGATGTTTCCATTGCCGTTCTTCGCAAACAGACCTGCCAGTCCTGCAATCCCACCGCCGGTAAGAACCGTTCCGGCTGAGCCAAGTCCGCCAACAATGCCATTGATGATATTCAGTATATCAGACCCGACCTGATACCAGCCCTTGATCACATCGCTACTCATCACTGTCTGCGACAGCTGTTCCCACGACGCGGTCATCTGTGCCTGCTTTGCCGCGATAGAGTCGAGCCAGCGCTCGTGTACTTCCTGCATCGTGCCTTGCGAGTTTTCCGATGTGTGCAGGATCTCTTCAGCACGGCTCATATTGTTAAGCAGTGCCGCGACCTGGTTCGACCTGACCTTACCGGCCAGCAGTTCCAGCAACGCGCTCTGCTTTACGTCTGTCATCTGATCCCAGACTTTGGAGATACCAAGCATGATGTCGTAGATACTCTTGTAGGTATCTTCATCCTGCATGATGTCAAAGCCGCCCTTGCCTGTGACGTTCGTCAGCGCGGCGACCTGTGCGCGGAGTTTCGAGGTAGACTCGGCCATGCCGGTCGTATCTTCACCCGCCGATTCCAGCTCAGTTTTTGCGCCTCTCACGCGCATGCTTAACGTCTTGATGGCGTTACCTGCACTCGCACTGTCACGCGTGATTTCAGAGATCGCTGTGATCATAGCGGTCGCCTGGTCAAGATTCACGCCGCCCATGTTCAATGCGCTGGCGCTTCGCTGGAGACCGGTCGCGATGTCTGAGGCCGTGACCGCGTATGCGTTGGCAACGGCAGTCAGCTTGTCAGACACCATCTCCGCGTCGCTGACATCAAGCCCGTCAAAGCCTCTGATGATGGCGATCAGGGCGTCGGACGCGTCAGTCACACTGTTGAAGTTGCCGGTGTTCGCGAACTTGGTCGTGACCACGCCCAGCTGCTGGCTCTCCGCCAGGGAGTAGCCCATGCGCCCGTATTCCACAGACGTATTGATCAGGTCGGAGATAGACGAACCGATCTGTACGGCGGTCTGGCCGCTCTGCTTCTGGAAGCGTGTATACGCCGCACTCGACTCGTCCGTGACCTTTCTGAGCTCGGTCATCGCGGTATCGATCTGCGTGACGTAGCCCGCCATCTTCCGCATCGTGCCCAGCACTTTGTTGAACGCCATAAACCCGGAGCCGAGGCCCAGCAGTCTGGTCGCCAACTTCGTGATCTTGCCTTCGTAGATCCCGACAAAACCGCCGCCACTCGCAAACGACTGGTTCAGCGCCTTGATATGGTTCTCCAGCTTGCTCGCACTGTCAGCCGCGCCTGTCATATCTCCGGCATCAACCTGTGTATTGTATTTCCTTTGCAGCTCGTGCATCTCGTTGTACATCTGCTGCTGGCCGGGTTTCCACTTGCTGACATCGCCCTGCTTCTGCTTCATCAAGTCGAGCTGGCCCATATAGTTGGTCACCTGCTCGCCGAGCTTACCGAAGGCGTCCCACTTGGATACGTTCGCGAGGTAGGCTTCCATCTGCCGGAGTTCGTCATTAAGCTTTCGGAAGGCCTCAACGTCGCCTTGCGCACTATTGAATGTGTTGTAGGCTTCGGTCAGCGCCTTCCTTCGCGTATCACCCTCGGTTTTCTGCTTCTCCGTCAGATGGCCATTGTCGATCAGCTCCATGTCCTTATCGCCGGTCACACGACGGTAGCGCTGCATGGTATCAACCTGCATGCGAGCTACGCGCTCGGTCTCGGTGATTTGTGACATCACATTGCTGAACTGTTCAAGCCCGCCAGACTTGTTCAAGTCAATATTGCCGAGATCTTCAAGCAGTGTTTTCAGCGATTTGATCTTATCGAGCTGAACATCTTCAATGCCAAGCCCTTCGATCCACTTGTTAAGAGAGGCTGTCTTTGTATCGCGTCTTGTATCGGCGCTGAAGATTGCTGTGTCTCTCTGACGCTGAACGCGAAGCCGCGTAAGCTCCTGCCTGATCTTTGCCTGCGCTTCGGCAACGGCGTTCTTGTCATTGACGTCAGTGCCCATCAGCTGCTCAAGCAGACCGCCCTCGCCTTCAAGCTTGCTCGTGTCGATGGTTTTGCCCATCTTCTCATAGGCAGTCTTGATGGTATTGATTTGCGCAAGGTACTGCTCATACGATGTGTTAAGCCGTTCCTGCGCTGTCGCTTCTTTCTTGCTGTCTGTCTGGGCCTTATCGTATTCCTTCAGCGCCTCAGACGCGGCCTTGATATTTGCGGTCAGGTTCGCCCACGCGTCGGCCTGCTCAACAGACGAACTCGACTGGCTCAAAGTCGTTACGCGATAAAGCGCGTCCTGAAGATTGTTATGTACTTCGGTGTCGGCCAGCGAGTCGGTGTTCGCGATCTTTTCGAGAAGCCCGTTGGCCTCCTGAATATCATTGACCTGTTTGTTGCTTTCCTTCGCCAGTTTCAGCGCGTCCTTCAGCGACGATACTCGCTTCGCTTTGACAGAAGGATCTTTCTCGTTTTGTGCCGCAGTGATTTGTTTCAGAACGTCTGTGATGAAATCGGGCAGGTCATCGGCAGAAAGCCCGCCATACGGCTGTGCAATCTCGGCAAGCTCTTTGCGCACATTGTTGATCTGCTGTGTCTGCTTCTTGCCATTCCAGTAGCGGGTGCTGTTATCCTTCTTCAGTTTGGCACTGCGCTTTTCTTTTTCTTTCCACTTGGGGTAGGCGACAGCGAGGTCGTCCTTCATCCAGTTCATGTTCTGCTCATAGTCTCTATAAGCAGCCTCGCGTTCCGTCGCATCTTTCGCATTATCGTAACGTCGCTTTGCGTCGCGGGCTTTCTTGTACTGCTCGGGACGCCCGTCGCCCATTTTATCGTACTTCTCTTTGTATCCAGCAAGCGTTACCTTACTGCTGTGACTGATTTTTTGCTGTTGTTTCGCTAGTCTTATGTTCTCATTGTAGGCGGAGTTCTCCTCTGTCAGAGTCTTTTTGACTGTGCGAATCGCCTTTGCCATCTCATTATAAGCAAGGGCCTGATCTTTGGGGTCTACTGCCTGATGAAATCTGGTTGCCGCCTCATCGAATTCCTTGAACAGGTCGCCGCTCGTGATACCAATTTTCGAGAACATATTGGGCAGAGTCTTGCGCATCGACTCCATTTCCTCTACGTTCTCGTTCATCTTTTCGATCGAGTTGTTGGCCCATTTCTTGGTGACCAGGTCATTGATGGCTTTTACGCTATCTTTAAGCGAAGCGTAACCGTTCTCCGCTTCTTCAATATCGGCGAGGCTACCCTTTTTAATCAGTTCAACTCCGCCATCTGCTCCGATTCTGGCTATTTCTTCCCACTGTTTGAGCAATCCATTGGTCGATGAATCGCCCTGCATGATCGGGAGATTACGCATTGCCGTAAGCTTGGTGATCAGCGCCTGCTCTCTCGCTTCAAGGTCTGCCTGATACTTGGCGATCTTGTCAGTAAAGGTCTGTGTATGGGTTTGTGCCCTGTTGACCGTGTAGAAAGTTGGACTATCTTCGTCTTCCGGGTCGACCGGTTTCAATCCAAAGCTGTACTGCATTCTCGCCACTTCGGCAGAACCATACTTCTTACTAACAGCTGATAATCCGATGCCGCGAAGTGTTCCGTCGTTATCGAACATAGCCGAGATATTTTTCGCTTCTGGATCAAGACCGTTCAGCGACTCAAGTATACTTCTGATTTCGGCGCTGACAGATCTGAGCTCGCCAGTGCCAATATTGTTGAGATACTCAGTAAGCTCCGTTAATGACTCAAAGTACCTGATCCCGTTGTTATTGGGCGGGATATTGGGCGGTGTAGAGCCACCTCCATTGGGCGGTATTGGCGGGGATGAAGGTGCGGGCGACATGGGCGCTACCTGTGCCTGGGCCCTTCTTTCAGCCGCCGCTTTCTGCGCTTCAGCAGTAGACTTCTCTATATCAGCTACTTCTTGTCTGAATTTAGCCTGCTCTTCTTCTACTTTCTTATGCGCTTCATCAGCGCGACGATCGGCTTCAGCCTTCTGACGTTCCGTTTCAGCCTTCTGGCGTTCTGCCTCTGCAAGTTGTTTTTGCGTTTCAGTGGCTTGTCTGTCCGCTTGGGCTTTTTGTTCAGCCGCCTGCCGCTGGGCTTCCGCCGCCTGTTTGTCAGCCGCCGCTTTATCTTCCGCCGCACGCTTGGTTTCTTTTGCCGCTGCCGATAGATCATTGGCTGTTTTTGCGAGTTCTTCATTTCGCTTCTCTGCGAACTCATTTACAGCTTCCTCATTTGCCTTTGTGCTTTCAACCAGCCCTCTCGCTCCGTTTCGCCTTACGATCTGTTCCTGAATCGCAAGCTTCTCCGGTGCGGTAAGCCCGCCAACATAGTCCATATTGCCGCGCTTTACGGCGTCCCTCATCTTCATCCGCTCTTTGACATCAATGTCATACGCGGCATCCTGAAGCATGTGCGGCAAATTGATGATATCTTTTCTGGCCTTCAGCAAAGTATTGATAGCAAGAGTCGTCCTTCCATCAGACAGCTCTTCTTCTACTTCCTTCAGCACTTCGCGCTGGTATTTCGCTGTCGCGTCAAACCGCCGCGCCGCAGGTACAAGGCCGTTGCCTTCATTGTCTATGTAATGCCGCCCACCGAACTTCTTGAATTGTTCTTCAGCGTCGTCGATGGCCGCAGTCAGCCCACGAAGCATCGCCTGAGGATCTTTCACGGCCATGTTCATAGTTCTGACCGTCGAAATATAATCATCGATAGAGTCGCCGTTGTATCCTTTTTCGATATTCTTTTTGATATCGTTCAGCCTCGCGAAGTCATCGACGGTTCTCTGTATACCTTCAAGACTCGCCGACAGCTTCGACATTTCACTGGCAAGCGTCTTGAATGATTCCTCTGAATTTCCCCTGCTTGCACTGTCGTCGCCAAGCCATGAAGCTCTCGCGAACTGCCACCCGAATTTATCGAAGGGATTATCGTTGCTGGTAGTGTTGTTGGTATTGTTGATCGTTTGATTGATGGTTACGTTAGTGACGCCGCCAGCCGCGTTCCCGCCATTATTTTTGTTGCCGAGTGCAGCGTCGATTCTGTTTAGCACTTTGTCAAGTTGAGCATTTGTCATTCCAGAACCCGGTATTTTTCCACCGATATTCACTGGTTCTCCCATTTGTCTCCACCGCCTTTACGTAATTAGTGATATTATTTCTGAAATTGCCGCATCAAGCGCCTTCTCGTGTATCTCCGGCAACACACCTTGTATCTTGCTTAATACCATTCCCCACGCCCGTTCTGGGTCATATTCTTCCTCATACACCTGGTAGAAATTACGCGGAGGATGGAAGTCGCCACGGTAGTGATTGTGCTTTGGTAACGGGTACCTATAACCGTAACCGCCAATAACCTGATCCTCAAGCGAACCTCCACCGCCTCCACCGCCATCGGAGGCATCGGTAATTCCCGGAGGGGTGACGTTGATCATCTCACCGCTGAAGTTTATATAGTCACCATCTATGGTGCCGTCAGATATATTGATGACAACATTGTTGGGATCTCCAAGACCTCCACTACTGCCGCGTCTGATATAGTATGGTTCCTCATTCTCATAAGCTCCGTAAACATATCTGTGTACGCCCTGTACCACCAGGCCTGATATGTAGTCCCATATATCGCCACCATTGCCACACAATGTTTTCATCGCGTCTTGCAATACAGGTAACAGCATCTCCGCGAAGTGCTTTCTGTATATATTGTCAAAGACTTCCAGTGTGATCTCCACTCCCACCCCTCCAATCTTCTTATCTCCAGTGCGTCTCCGCACGTTGTTTTCATTTCAAAAGACGGCTACCAGATTTCTCCGGTAGCCGCCATGCAGTATTACAGTGAGACGTCCCACTGTTCCATTTCTTTTACAATTGTCTGAACGTAACTGTTTCCATGATTCTTGTCATAGGCCTTTGCCATCTTAATCATGTCTTCCTTCTCGTAAGCGGCAAGCTTCTTGTCTTCCAAATGTGCGTAGTACAAATCTGTGATCTCATGCCGCAACATCGCCTGTAGCGCCAGCTGTTGGTCTGCACTGGTCGTCTTCTGCATTTCGATCAGATTATTCACAGCGCCCTTCAGGCCCTCGATCTCGTTCCGCATCTCGTCAGCGTCAGTGTTCTTCCTGACAACACTCTTGAATACTCCACGGGCCTTCCTGCTGACAGCCAGCACCGCGCCGACGATAGCCGTCACAGCGCCGATCAGCGACGAAAGCCAGATAAGCCAGGACGCAATTTCCACATTTTCCATAATCAAGCACTCTCCTTACGGGGCGGTCGATCCCTCCCCTTCATTGTTCGCGACCCCGCGAATAAGTTTCAGCATTTCCTCAACTCCGGTGCTCCCGTCAGCATTCTTCTGAAGGAGCGCATTCATGTTGTCGGCCAGAGCGATCAGGCTGTCCATCAGCATCTCCACATGCTGCGCCTTGTCAGCGGCCTTGTCCGCATTGCCAAGCATGCGCGTGAACGCGTCATAGTATTCCGGCCCCATGCTGTTGTGCTCGCGCACATACTCCAGCCACCGGCCATAGCCATAGGCATACACGCCCGCCATCACCTCGTCGCCGTTCAGGGGATTCTGACCAACCTCCGCAAAAGTATACATAATTGCGGATATCCATCGAAAATCCCGTGCGACATCGCCGTTCTCCAGCGCCGCCTCTCTCGCGTCCTTCGCGTACCGCAGCGCCACCGCCAGCATTTCACTGTAAGACACATGACTCTTGAACTTCATTTCCTTAATGTTATACATACTCCAATACCTCTCTGAATTTCAATTTTAACCAATGTTATTCAGCCGACAGACCGTACGCATCCTTGCCACCGAACAAGGTGTCCAGTGCGTCGTAACCACCGTTGGCGGTCAAGGAAACGACCACTGCATTGATCAGGTCAAGCACAGCCACATCCCAGCCGGTCATGGTACCGGTCGCAAACTGGCCCACGACCAGGATGACGAGAGCGATCACATAGCTCACCAGCTGAGCGGGCATCTTGTACAGCAGCTTCTTCAGAAACTCAGTCAGAATGCCGGTCGCGAGTACGCATCCGGCGAAGGTCGCGAGATATTCCCAAGTAAAGAAAGTATCCATAATCCATTCCTCCAATTAAATAATAGAAGCGGTCTCTTCTTCGACCGCCGTGTGTTGATACTGGCCGATGAGTTCATCAGCCGCGTCTTTGTCCAGATGCCTGACGATCACGGTGTACAGCTTCTCGTCCTCTTCGGCCTTCTGCCCCTCGTCATCGTCATAGTCGTCCACTGTATCGTTCAGTATCGCCGCCCAGGTCTTGGGCCCGCAGATCCCGTCCACACCGAGCTTGCGCTCTTTCTGGTACGCCTTCACCGCGCCTACGGTCTTCTTGCCATAGATGCCGTCCGGGTTTCCGCAATCAAAGCCGAGCGCGTTCAGCTTCTTTTGCAGCATCAGCACGGCCTCGCCTACGCTCCCCTTCTTCAGGATCACATGCGTGTCGGGCTCCAGCTTCTTGCCCAGGTTCTTCGCCACATCACTGCGCAGGGTGTACATGGTGTAGTTCTCCCACGCCGTGCCTTTCTTCCCCCACCAGTGCGTCACATCCGCGTGGTTGCTGGCCACGCCCTCCGCATGAAGCTCGCTGTGACACTTGATGTTGATCGGGTTGATATCGTACATCTTGCACAGCTCAGTGCACATGTACACCACGCACCCGTACAGGTACTCAGCGGCGTAGGCCGTGTCGTTGGCCTTGCTCGGCTCGCAGATCTCGAAGCCCACGCACCAGTCGTTCGCGTTCCCGTTCTTCCCGCTCCCGGACAGCCACGGTCTGACGTTCCAGTCCAGTGTCTGCATGATGCCGTGCGTATCGACGATCGCGTTCGCGCACTTGCTGATGGCCTTGGTGTTCCACCGACGCCACCTGTCGCGGTTCGTGCCCTTGCACCCGACCGAGTGCACCTGGATACCGGTGGGCTTGCGGCGTTTGTCTGCCTTATAGCACCGGTTTTCTGTCATGATGTACTCCTCTATGGGGTACAGTTCATTGGGTTCCATAGGTATCACCTCTTAGTCAGCTACCCAATACTGCGGTGTGGCTTCGGGCGACCACACGACGGGGAAGTCCGGGTTCGGCCCCTGACATGTATAGGCAACGCCCTTGTATGTCACGCGGTCGCCGGTGTAGTACCACTTGCCTTCCACGAAGTCGGGCGGCATTACCACGGGCGGGTCTTCGCCCTCGCCGCCGCCTTCTTCTCCGCCTTCGTCGTCCTTGCCGATGTTCTCGATCATCGTGCGTAGCTCGTCCGCTGTCGCCCGCAGTTCTTCGATCGCGGCTTCCACGCTGCTCAAGCGTTTGCCAAACGCGGCCAGCGTCTGCATCGTATCCAGTGCCGCCGCGAAATGGTCAACCGCGTATTCTCTTGCCTCCACGTACAGCGCGTCGCGTTCCTCATCGGTCAGCTTGCCCTGGATATGGTAGGCGTCGATCTTCGCCAGCATTTCTTCGAGAGGGAGGTCTCCCTGCTGAATCGCAAACGAAAATCTGCTCTTTGTAATATCACTCATTGGAAACACCTCTCTGGTAAATCTTCCTCATCATCAGCCTCGCGCCGTGTCCAGATGTCAGCGCCTTCTCCGGCACGATCTGCATACTGCTTCCATCTGTGTCCCGACAGATCACGAAGTCCGCTATTACGTTGTCGCCGCGCAGGCTCTCGCCCTCCATCAGAACTGTTGTGCCAAACTTGGTAATGGTAAAGTGTGTTATGCTTTTCCTGTCCGCGTTGGCCAAGGTCAGTGCGCACTGGCTCGCCCGTGTTGACCCACCGTAACGCATCATGCTCCGGTAGTCAGCCACAGTTGTGTCGTTGTCAAAGAATACTTTGTAGTCTGTGTTCTCGTTCGCGCCGAGGATCACTGTGCCTTCCCACATGTCACCGTCTTCCAGGTTCAGGTTGGTCACTTCCAGTACTGTTGCGTTTGCCGCTGTTGAGTTATTGTTGCTCAGTCTTCTGTGCGAGAAGTCCAGCATACCCAGTGCCGACTTCGCGCCGTCGATCGTGGTTGCGCCCGTACCGCCATGTGGTATGCCCAGCGTGCCGCCCAGCTTGCTCACATCGTCGCCCTCGAACATCATCTTGTGCCACGCGCTGAAGGTCTGTGTGGAGCGTGTATACTGCCGCATGTATACGGCGTTCGCGTCTCTGGTGATGAACACCTGTGCCAGCGTAAAGCTGTCTGTGTGCTCGTCTCCGCTCACGCTCATCACGATCAGCTGTCCGGGCCTTGCCACGGGCTGGTGTCCCAGACTGCTCACGGTCACATCATAGGTACCGGGTGTCAAGTAGGTGTCGAAGTCACCGGTCACCATGCCGTTGTAGGTCAGGTGCTTGTGGTATGATGCCATGTCCACGCCGCCGATGTACACCTTCCAGTTCTCGTTGATGGTCAGTGTGTTGTCCGTGTCTGACGCGGCACGTCCTACACCAATGGCCTTTCCTCCGTCCCTGAAGTGAAACACATACGTCGCCGTCGGGATCATGACCACAGCCTCGCTGTGTCCGCCCAGATCGTCGGAGATCACGACCATGATGTCATAGCTCTTGTCCGCGCTCAGTGCACCGTCGCCCGTGCCATCACCCGCGCCGATGATGAACGGTTCTCCGTTGGCGAACTCTGTTTCGGCGTTTGTGTAGCTTGACGTGCCTGTTTCACGGTAATAGGCGCTGGTATGCGCGGTGTTGTCGCCGACCTCGCTGATGGCAAAGTTCACTGTCACCAGTGCGCATGTGCCCAGGTCGCTCCTCGTCCCGTCGCTCAGACACCTGACTGCGCTCACGCTCGATATCCTCGGCGCAGCGCTCGACAGCACGCTGATCGTTCTGGTCTTCGTCGCCGTCCTGCCGCGTGAGTCCGTGATCGTCGCCGTCAGCGTGATTTGTCCGCTGGTGTTCATGATCTCCGTGGTCGCTTTGTACGTCCCGTTGTCCGCTGTGCCGTCCAGTGTGTCGCCCCAGCCGGTGAATGTCACGCTCGTGATCGTGCTCCCGTAGCTTCCGTCCACGCTGGGCAGTTCCAGACCTATCGCTGTATAGCCCTGTACATACACGCTCGACCAGCTTTCGGACACGCTCGTCGTATAGACCGGTTTCGCGTTCAGAGCGCCCGCCGATGGCACGATGTCAGCCGGTACGTTGACCGTGAAGGTGTACTTCTGTGTGCTCCCGATTCGTGTGTCGCCGTTCAGGGTGATCAGCTGGGCCGAGCCGATGCCTGATGTGCTATTCGGGATCTCTGAGCAGAACGTCAGCGGTATCGACCATGACGACTCCGGCTTTTCAATGCCAGCTTCCAGCTCCTGCGTGTTCGTCTGTTTGCCGAAGCTCCAGATCACGCGGTGGCTGTACGCCTGGTTTGTCGGGTTCACTGTCAGGGTGATTGATGTGCCGCTTCCTGCGGTCACAGACTTTGTGCTGAGCGTGCCCGATGAGTTCGGCAGCTCGTACTCGATCGTGAGCACAATAGAGGAGAAGCTACAATATACGCCGCCGCTTCCGCCTGTGCCCCTCGCGTACCCGCTGTACGCCTGAAAGCTGAACACGATGTTCAGTGTCGCCGGTATCGCACTCAGCCACCCAGCCACGTTCACAGCGCCGTTCGTGCTGCCTGTCGTGTGGTCATTGGTGACGCTGTAGGATACATTGCCGACCGCCGCCTTGCTGTCACCGGGGCCGTTGGTCTTGATGCTCAGTGTGGCCGACCGTACCACGCTGTCCGTAGGGATGTCAGACAGGTTCACAGCCACCGTCTTCGTCGCTGTCGATGGGTAGAACGAGTCCGACCATGTAGACCGTAATTGGAAATTATCTATATTGATTACTTTTGTTGCCATATCTTCACCGCCTTACCCGACATAGATTAATGCCATGCCGGTATCAGTCGGCACGAAAGCAAACTTGCCAATGTTCATTCTTGATGTGATTTCAGCGTTGGTGATGTGCATCGACTGGTTGTTGATGTGCGCCACCTTGTTGCCGTTCTGGTTGAAGGCCAACTCCTCGTTCGACAAGTCCATCGTGAACGCGCTGTCGCTCTTGCCCATATGCAGGCCTTTGCTGTCAGCGTCCATCCATGTCTTGTTCCGGGTCACCCACTCGGTGCCTTCGCCCGCTTTCTTCTCCAGCTCGCTGAAGGTCAGGTTCCACTTCTCCTCAGTGGCGGTCAGGTCAGACCGCGCCTGATCCAGGAAGTCGTTCATGCCCTGCCGGTAGGTGTCCGTACGCACCACATAGGCCGTGATCTTGTCGTAGTCCGCTTTCAGCTCCACGTCCCGCACACGGTTCACCAGTCTGGCGATGTCCGTCTCCGTGTCCTCCGGCGCGGGGCTCCAGTCAGAAGCTCTGTTACCCAGCTCCAGCATCGCCTTGTACAGGTACAGGTCTTCACCCAGCTTGCTGTCTGCGGCCTTGCTGTAGATGGGCATGAAGTCGATGTTCTCGTTCGCGGGGCTCTCGCAGTACACTTCCAGCTTCTGCCAGCCTTCGCTCACAGCCAGCTCAAAGTTCTTCGCCGCGCCCAGCACGTTCACTACCAGCCGCATGTCCAGCATGGGCTTCACCCATACCGTGAACATGAATATCCCATCAATACCAGACGCCCCTCCCACTTTGGGGAGTGGCAACGTCTGAACTCTGTACATACCGCCGTTCATATCGGTCAGTGCGAGCACACTGTCTTGGGTGTGGTCGTACACTTCCGCTGTCATGCTTTTGTATTCCATGTTATCACGTCCATACTAAAGTGAACCGCCTACTGGTAGACGATTTCACTCATCTCCAGCAGGCAGTCTGACAGAAGTTTTATTTTGTTTTGCTGTTCAGTTATGATCTGCCGCATCTCGGCAATGGTCAGGGGCTTGTCCTCGTCGTCGGGCGTGACCTCTTCGGGTTCGGGCTCGATGATCTCCGGTTCGATGTCGTCCGGCGAGATGGTCTCGCCGTTGATCAGTCTGGCGCGGAGCTCCTCGTACTCGTCCTCTTCGATGATCACCACCTGCGCCGCCTCGTAGTCCGTATAGGTTTCCGGCACCGGCTTCAGCCAGTTGTCGTGGTACGCCTTCAGCTCATCGCTTGACTGCGCGAACTGTGCCTCACTCACATCACAGGCGATCATACACCCATGCTTCTCGCTCCAATTCAGGAAGACGAAACCGACGTCGATCACGGCGTCATCTTTTATGATCTTATAGAAATGCATATGTTTCACCGCCTATCAGATAGAGAAGCAGATGTAGAATCTGCTCGACGGGTTAGAACTAAACGATCCACTGCCCTGCGGGTTGATCCTGTACCAATACGAGTAAGAATAACCAGTCGGTTTTGTTCTTGTCGCCACATAGTCATAACCATATACCCACAGTCCGCCTTGCTGGCCTTGTGCCTTGAGGTGTTCTGAGCTCGTGACAGATCGTCCAGAAACATACCCAAGCTTTGCCACCGTCTCTGCGCTCAAGTAATAATACAGTGAGTAGTTGCGCGGTCTCCACACGTCGCCGTCTTTCACTGTGCCCGTCGAGGTTACGACAGTCGGGTCGTTGGCATAATTGGCGTTGGAGTTATAGTCATAGAAAGTCCTGTTTGACGGTATGATGATTGCTGGGGCCGTTACTCGGTTGGCAACGCTGTTGAATCTGCCGTACAATGAACCTTCTGACAGGTATGCCGCAGTACTTGTGCTATAATACTCAGAATATGACGGGATATAGATCTTATCTTCGGAGTACTCTATTGTCGACGAGTTTGTCTCGCCAACAATAGCCGGGATCATGACCGCTCTGATAATGACCTGCCACTCGGTCGGTAGCGCTGCAAAACACCTGTCGTTCAAGAAATTCCGTATCGGTGAATTTCCCCAGCCCAATTCTCTGTTTCCAAAGGCGTACGACAGGTAGGATAGTGAATTGGCCACGAAAGACGCCGCACATTTCTGCGCTGTACCGCCTGTTAGACGATACCTCTCAGCTCCACAGAACTCCATGCGCCATGTCTCATGCGGCCAATTTGCGATCCTCTCACACACCGTGTTTCCGAGATCGTCATACCAGATCTTGCACCAGTGAATCCATCCCTTTGCGTAATAATCCCAGGTGTTTCCGGCAAATGGCACACCGCCAAATGCAAGGTGCACATCAGAGGGCGTAAACGTCGTGCGGTACATAACAAGATTTGTTATCTCTTTATTATAAGAACCGCCGGTCGTGCCATTGGTCATAATCTGCATTAGCTGGGATCCTTTCTCATGTCTGATTACGATAATGCCTCGCTGGTAGCCGCTTCCGACAACATTGTTTCTGTCGCCCCACTGTATGTTCGGGTTCTGATTGTAACGTAGCCTGAATCCTTCGATCGCATTTCCGCTGATACAGGATACGAGTGTCGAGTCTACCTCGTTTGAAATAAACTCGTAGTCAATCGCCAATGTAAATGTCGGCGCATCTTCACCGAACAGCCTGATGCCAGTGTCAACCGCCCTTGTGCCATCAAAGAACTCCTCGTTCATGAGCACTTCTGAACGCACATTACCGGGTTGAGGCTCACCGCTTGTATCAAAGTCGAAATCAGCGCCAGCCACAATATCTATATAGTCCCTGTTCTCCCAATAGTTGTTGGCAACCCTTTCTCTGGCGACTGCATAGATCTGTGCGATCGTCATGTCTTTCAGGTCTACATACCCATCAGAGCCCTTCGCGGGCGGCAGGGATGCTGTATCCCATTTGGCATATACATCAGTATTGCCATTGATATGTCCTGTTGATTTGTCCCAGCCAGTGAACACATAATAGATACCGTTGTTCTCCAGCGTGGTCATCGTCGGGAAGTCATACGGGTCATCGCTATAGGTGAGCTCAGCGCCATACTCTACATTCTCCACTGTCTTCAGTAAACGTCCTGGCTGTGCATACCAACGCACAGTATATGTGCGCACTTCTGTGTCATATGTCGCCACTACTCGTCTTGGCCCTGTAACCTTGCCGCTGATGTTATCCCAACCACTCCATGTGTATGTATATTTTTCGTCTTCTTTGAGCTCCGGCGGGTCGATCTCGCCCGTGTCATACACAGGGTCAAGGATTGTCTGACCGGCTTCTACATACTGAATATACGCGGCTCCGCTCTTGTCCAAGATTGGGTTGCCGTCCATGTTCCAGAAGCTCACCTCGTACTCAGGGATAATGGTCACTTCTTCCTGGCTCTGGCTGATGGGCTTGATTTGCAGGTCGGGGTAGTAGGTCTGCATCAGCTCGTACACGCGCTGGCCGATGGCGTTGCACCTAATCGTGCCGGTGATAACGGGCCACAGCTTGTCCGCCCCCCTGCCTGTAACGAGGTCTCCTTCAGCGTTCAGCTGTTTGCCCTGTGCTACTGAAGAAGTCAGTAGTTTGAAGATGTCATAGTTGTCCTCGTCGTATACCTCGTCAATGTTCACCAGTCGCAGGCCGCGTGTCAGGCTGCTCAGCCGCTCGCTTACTATGTCTAGCATACCGGTGTTCGGCGTGTTTTCAATGTACAGGTAGTTTAGGTTATTGAGACTGTCATAACTGAAGTCGGTCAGGTACTTCTGATTGCGTAGCTCAATGCTTGTCGGTGCACCCAGTTCTAGCGTTTCCAGAATGCCGCCGTTCGCAAAGTAGATCGCGGGTGCTGAAGACCCGCTCGCCAGCACCACCCTGATCAGCTTGTTGTTTCTCAGATTGATGGCATTGAGAATGCCATTGCATCCCCTGATATTCAGAGTGTCCAGCAGCGAGCATGCGCTGGTGTCCAGTCCCTTCAGCGAGTCGTTGCTGTAGCCGTATGCGTTGGAGCCGATCAGCAGTGTCTTTAGTTTCTTTGCGTTCTGAAGCTGGATCTCGTAGGGTTTGAATGCCGCAAGGCTGGAAATATCGGTCAGGTTGGTCGCGCCCATGATATACACGGTATCAGAGACCTTCATAACATACACGTTTGAACCCTCGATCTTAACGTCGGGTGCAAAGAGTTCGGCAGTTTCGCCTGCGGCCTTCTTGGTGCTCATCACTGGCGTATTGCTGTCGCCGTACTTGATACCCATATACATGCTTTGGATTGCCTTCAGGTCGATCTTTGTGTCTTCACGCGCAAGAGGCGCACCGCATCTGAAGGTGATCTGGTCATACGTGAATTGCGGGGTCTGATACTTGGAGTACAGCATCATTGACCTCCGGTAGATAAAGCTCTCCTTCTGTTCAGTACGGCTGCCGCGAAGCAGGTACTGATACTCGTGGGTCTTCGTCCACCGACTGTCCTGTGTTGGGTCTCCTACCACTTCACTTGTGTCTTTTGAATAATCGATATAGCCCTCTGTCCATGGCGCTTCATATTTGTATACCATGTCTTCATTGACAATGGTCGGGCACACCAGATTTGCGTTTTCTGTGATGTGCGTCTGGGTCAGTACAGTATGGTTCAGTGTGCCGGTTCCTTCAGAGGGGTTGGCCAGCCTCTGCGCACGCTCCTTGATCTCCGTGCCCATCGCTTCTTCAAACATGCACCACAGTCTGCTGTCGTGTCCGTTGAACTGGTATCTGCCGCCAAGGTAATATGTCCAGTCCGCGTAGTACGGGATGTTCAGGTAGCCGGAGTTCTCTACGCCAAAGCAGCTGTCCAGGTCATACAGGTCGGTATACCAGATGCAGAAGGTCGAGTTTTCCCAGTCGATTTTGCTGGCGTCCACAGCGCCGGTTTCATCATCCACAATATCCCAGATTGAATGCACGTTACTGTCTGTGAACACCAGATGTTCAACAGTCGTGTCTTTACAAGACAAGAACATGTTCTTTGCACGATTGTCAGCCAGCGCTACCCACTCAATAAACAGATAGTATACCAGAGCGTGTTCCATATTGAAGTGTCTGGTAAACTCATTGGTAAAGATGGCTTTCTTATAGTCGCGCTCATTGGTGTAGGACTGACCGTTATAGGTGTATGTGCCGGTCGTCTCTGCTGATGCATCCCAGAAGTTCGCCCGCTGGTACACCCACGTAAACAGCGCCTGTACATAGTCATATTTCGGCTCGATACCGGCCTTGTCCAGATCGCCCTCGTCGGGGTAACAGCTTTCAAGCGCGTCGCGCACGCTCCTGCGCCACGTCGTAATACCCGTAGCCGTGTCGGTCGAAGAAATCTTCGTCATCATACGGTCGGTCGTAAAGGTGCACAGCGGCTTCGAGTTATCCTTGAACTCCCACTTCTGCTCCTTGGTATTGGCTCCGCTGTCACCTTCCGTCTCCAGCCCGAAGGACTTGCTGTTTGACTTGTCATTATTCAGGCACCCGTCACCGGCGAACGCGATCACGCCGTCCGCGTAATTGTTAAAGTCCAGGTTTTCCAGGAACTGCGCATACTTCTCCTGGTCAAACTCTTCGCGGTTAAAGCCCTCCAGGAAGTCGCCCTCGCTCATATTGAACAGCAGACACCTGAAGCCCCAGATGGTGTTTTGCAGGATGTTCGCGTTCTTCATACCGGCAAACGTCTCAGCCCTGTCCTCAAACAGCGTGTCCGCGATGTTCGCGTTGAAGGTGTTCGCGTGGTCAGTAGACATGTAGTCCATCTTAAAGCACAGCGTGCTTTCGGGAACGCTCAGATTATTGCCGCTTGAGTCCTTCCCTTTGAGCGCGTATTTTACCTTCTCGGTGCCGGTGATGATCTTGTGGCCATCCTCGTCGAGCACAGGGTTCCCTTGCTCGTCCACTTCATATTTGTTCTTTTCAAGCTTGACCTTGAAGTTCTTTCTCATGAACTTCTGCGATGACGTACCCTGCACCTTGATGCTGGGTATGAACTTGGTGTCGTCCCTGTCCAGCAGGGAGAACTCTGTCTTATAACCGCCGTGTCCGTCGGGCTTCGTCAGCACCACGCCCACATATTGCGTGTCAGCTTTCGTGTTTGAAAGCCTGCCGATGAACAGCAGACACGGGTACTTGAGTCTTGCCTTTACATAGGAAATACTTTTGCTGTTGTCGAGCACATCATTGTACTCGTTCTCGGCGATGCGCTCGCGGATGTCCACAGAAGAGTTCTTATGGTTCTGCAGCACCTGCGTCCTGTCCAGTCCAATATTGTACAGCCGCACGTCGTAAAGCTTTGTCACGCAGTCTTTGGAGCCGATGGTGATGATAGCGTTGCTGTCATACTTGTCCTTCTCGTCATACAGGAAGGAGTTCGCGTACTCGCCGTTGATGTAGATGTTGGCATGGCTGATAAAGTCATTGCTGGCCGTCTTGGCCCACGGCTCGATAACAAAGGATACCCTGATGCGTTTTTCATCCTTGATGTACGCGCACGGGATGGCGTCCTCGTTTTCAATAAAGCCAGTGCTGTCCATAACGGCCTGCTGTCCGTCAGCCAGCAGATAGCATACCTGCGGCGTGATCACAAAGCCGACGCCATCCTCATTCATGCACGTAAAGACTGGCGTATTCTGGTTCGTCACATCACTGAGTTCAAACTCGAACTCCATCGTGCGTCCCTTGGTCACCACTTTCGCACCTTGCTGGGAGTCCAGCATCACGTCGTCGCCGTCTGCGTTTTCATACCATGTCGAAAGTATCGGCAGGTCGATGTTCATTCTCGCCGAACCGGTCAGCGTCAGCGCGTCGCCGCCCAGATAGCCGTCCGTGACCCAGTTGAAGCCAGTCATGCGCGTGTACACATTACACTCATTGCCGACCGCGTCCTCAAACTTGTACACATACTGCTCCTTGCCGGTGCTGTTGTTCGTATAGCCGATCGGCTTGTAGGAGTATACCAGCCCGGTTGTGATCGATGTCAGGTCGTAGTCCGAGGTAACGTCGGTCACCTCAAACTCCAGCACAGTCACGGTACTGCCGCTTGAAATCTCGATGTATGCCTTGCCCTTGTCCGGGTAATTGCTGATCTTGGGCGTCTGCATCACATTGTTGGGTACGTCGATTTCATTGGCGGTGAAGTACTCAGTGCCGTCATCGTCATACACCCTAATGTTCAACTCGTCCGTCTTCTCCTGTCCGGGCGTAAAGCAAACGTAGTTCAGCTGTACCTGTTCGCCGTTCTCGATGGTGTAGTCGCTCAGCGTAGCGCCGATGATGGTCGCCGTGCTGTCACCGTTGTTGTATAGCACGATGAACTCCAGGATGTTCGACTTCGCGCCGTCGTCCAGTTCAAACCACAGCTTCAGGTTGTGTGCGCCGTATTCATAATTGTCGGTCATCTCCACCTGCATCGAAAGCGATTTGTTATGCGACTTGCCGACATTCACGCTCCTGTATTCCTTGTCGTCGATAAAGCAGCGCACCGTCTTGTTGAGGTCGTAGCCGATACAGGTGTACTGAAGGCCGAAGTTGCCCGTGTACGTAGCCGTCTGGTCAAAATTGCAGACGATTGAAATGGGCACGGTGGTGATGCTGAATGACAGCGCGTCAGCGGACGCCTTGTCGTCCTCTCTGCCGTTCGAGCACACGATGCGGATATTGGTCGTCAGCGATCTGTCCGCCGATACGGCCAGCATATCCGTTACGTCGATCGTCTGCATCACACTGCTGGGGATCTGCACGTTCGTCATACCGATCACGTTGTTCCAGCTCGTGTCTGTGGACAGCTTGTACTGCACGGTCATAAAGCCGTTCATGGTCTGTAGTGTATTGCCGAAGTACTCTGTATAGGTAAACTTGAGCAGCGTTCTCTGCTCCTTGGAAGACGCTACCGAGAACACGGACGACGTCATGTGGTTCTCCAGTCGCACGTTATACGTCGCCTGACCCGTGCCGCCCTCGATCAGGAAGGGGCCGTCATACAGTTCGTTGCCGGTCGCGTCCTTGAAGTGCAGGTAATGGTTGGCGTCATACGACACATTGTGTATCGTCTCCGGCACCTCAAACGGCTCAAACCCTTCCACGTCCGTGCCTTCCATTGTCAGGTGCAGCTTACGGTCGGCGTCCACATAACCGCCGTCGAACCCGACGCCGCTGGAGAAGTCCACGCCAGTACCGATGATGGCGTCGTCATGCTTCAGGTAGATCTTCCCGTCGATCACGGTCAGGTCGTCCACCTGATTCCCCTCCACGGTTTGCACGCGCCGCGTCAGCCCCGGTATCGTCGTCTCATTGATGGTCTGCACCGTCCCGCTCAGCGTGTCCACAGTGGTCTTGTCCGCTTTGTCCGCAAGGCTTTCCTGGATCGCGGGGATCGTCGTATCCTTGATCGCGTCCACGTCGTTCCGCAGGTTCACGATGGTCTCAGATGTCGCCATCTCCCCGACCGCCGTTTCCAGGTCTTCCACCTTCTGGTTGATCGCGGGGATCGTCGTATCCTTGATCGTGCCCACATCGGTCTCAAGACCCGTCACCTTCGTGGTCAGGCCGGGGAGGGTCGTGTTCTGTATCGTGTCCGTCTGCCCCTGTAGGCCTTCGATCGCTTCAGCGTTCGCCTCGATGCCGTCCTCCATGTTGTTCAGGTCGGGCGCTTCAATGATTTGTCCGGTCTCCCATACCTTTTTTGTATATGCCAAGTTGTCTCATCTCCTATCCTACAGAATGCGTTCCCACGATGGCCGATCCGACGTAGGCGACCGTGATGACCACGATTCCATAATGGTCTTCCCAAATCATGTCGCGGGAAAACTGTATGTAGTTCCTGCCGCCGATCTTCAGATAATTGACGGCCTCCCACGCACTGTCACAATACGGCTCCGTATAGCTCGGTTCGCCCTTCGTATACGTGATCTTCGTGCGCGTCCAGATATATTTGTTCATCTCCCAGGCCGGTGCTTCGCTCAGCCACTCGCCGCCGACCTGTTCACTGTTGCTCTCTGATAAATAGTACTGTGCCTCCACGCTCGCAACGCCGTTGCCGTCGTCGCCGTGGTTGCCTGTGATGCATGCGGGTTGGCTCTCCACCGGGGCCACGTCCTCGTCGTCATACACCACCACTGTCTTTGTCCATATGTAGATGCCGGGAGACCAGGCCGGAGCTTCCTCGCTCCAGCCCGTCTCTCCCGCGTCGATCAGCTCCTGATTGCTGGTCGATGCAAAATATAATACCTTCGTGAACAATACGCCAATACCATCGTTCACGTCAGTGATCGTTATATGCCCCGTGGCAATGATCGCCATATCGTTCACCGCTTCCTGTTAGTTATTCTGTGACTTCTTTCCAACCGGCGGGGTAGGCCGTCGGGCTCCAGATATTGTTATCGATCACACTTTCGTAGACCTTCCCCTCAAACATCACCTTATCACCCTTCATGTACGGGTTAGTGCTGTCCGGCTGTACCCATTCAGGTATGACCTCCGGGTCGGGTATCAGTACCTTCGCAAACAAACTGTAGCTTACGTCCGGCGTCCAATCCGTCTGGCTCGTATGTCCGATCAGTACTTTGTACAGTACACCTTCGTACTGAACCCTCTGCCCCACGGCATATTCGGTGTCAGGTTTCCACGGTTCGTACAGGTACGGTACTTGCATGGCTTGTTCGTCGCCGAGCTCTTCCATCATTTTCTTGAAGATCTCGTGGTACCTGATTGCTTCGGCCTTCGTGATATTAAACATTACGCCTCGCCTCCGATCAGGATATCGACGAACTCAGCCGCAGTCAGTCCGCGTTCTGCGTCTTCTATATATGCTTCGCCGGTGATTTGTTCGTACTGTTCAGCCGTAATTTGGCTGTGTTCTACGGCATGGCCTACGGCCTTTTTGCCCCAGAGGTGATTATCGTAATAGTTTTTAATCTGTTCAAACCTCTCCATCGGGTTCCACCTCTTCTTCTGACGGGTCTAACCAGATGCCCATCATTTCGTTATAATCTTTTTGCGCTTCAAGCTTGACCGCTTCAGCCGCCTGGTTCTCGGCCTGCGTGCGTTCAAGCAGAGTGCCTGATAATTGTATGATTTTCATATTATACCTCCGTTATTTGACGAGGCTGATTTTGCAGACGGGGCAGCAGCGAAATAAAGCGTACGAGCTGACATTGTTGATGCCGCCACTAACTGTCACATCGCGCACGGCGTCACTGTTACGGTACAGCGAACGCAACAAAATGGCAGCGGATGAAGTTTGTGCATCGTATTTATACTTGATCCTGATGTTGTTCGTTTCACCGGTGGTCGACGACATATATCCAATCAGCCCCGCATTTTCTGCCTGCTGCTTGTAATACAGCCACGGTTCACCTTCGATGCCGTAAACGTCTGACACTGTATACAGTTCTTCCAAACTCGCCAAATAGATCTTGTCATATGTCGTTTCATACGTATCCGTGAATCCCGACACTGTGTCCAGTAATGTTTTGTTTTCACTGACAGCGATCGCATTTTTGAAATCAGTACTGCATCCATATAAAAATCCAGGATAGTTCACATAGGATGGAGGTCTGTCCCAAGGGTTCGCAGGTCGCCACCACTCACCCGCCGCTCCGTCAGAATTCAGCCATTGTCGCAGTGCAGATTGGCTCCAGCGGTGATTGCCATAAAATACCCAGTAAATACCGTTGACTTGTCCGTTTGATTTATATTTGGTGTTATTTGAGCTTCCAGCGCCAGTACTGCCAAGTTCGATTCCATCCGTTCCATTGCTGGTTGTAGCGGTCTGCTTGGCAACCGTACTGCCATAACCGTATACGGTAATCGTTTTACTGGCGGTCGGATTCGTGCTTGCACTGGTCACGTTAATACACAGCTGATCACCTGGGTCACACGCTTGTTCCAGTGTAAACTGTATATGTCTTGCCGTCGTCCATTGGCTGTTTGAATAACCAATACTGATATAATATGTCCCAGCAGCAAGGCCATCCTCTCCGACATAGTATAGCGCCTCTCGCTCATCGAACGGTGTATCGAACGGCAATGTATAATGCCATTGTAGCACCATATTCTTGTCATCGTAATGCACAATGTCCCACGGCACTTGAATTGCGTTTCCGTTGTCGCTCCGGTTCCAGCTATCCACGATTTGTGTGCCCACTTCTAGGCTGCTGTCGGTGCCCAAAGTCGCCATTTTCTTGATGGCCGTCCAATCGAGATTGGACGGGATTAAATAGGATGGTGTGGATTTTTTGATGATACAGGCGGGGCAGCACTGATAGTTGTTTTTCGCGTTGGTGGCGTTTGTAATGGTGCCGCTGGCGAGAATATAACGCACGCCATCATTAGAAATAACTGGCGAACGTAACCACACTGCCTTAGATTCCGAAGTTTTATTAATTCCATATTTTTTTAGAAGACTTTGAGCCGCTGTATCATTTATCATCATACCATGTATCCCGGTATCCTCAGCCTTTTGCTTCCAATAGTCCCAATATTCGCCTTCTCCGTCGAATAAATTTGTACCGGCAGAGGAGTATAGTTGCCACGCAGTCGATATAAATATTTTATCGTAAGTTGTTTCTGTTGTTTCACTAAAGCCTGATACCGTATTCAATGCAGTTACAATTTCTACCGGTTCCAACATCGCCTTGAATTCTTCGCTGCAACCATATAGAAACCCAGGTCTGTTCGCCGCGTAATCGGGTGGTCGATCCCACGGGTTCAGCGGTTGCCACCATTCCCCAGCTGACTTGTCTGAGTTCAGCCATTGCCTAAGTGCGCTTTGGCTCCAACGATTACTACCATAGAAAATAGTATAAACACCATTACAGTTTCCATTTTTTTGATATCGAAAGCCGTTTTCTGTACCGTCAGCCCCAAATGTGCCAAGTTCTATGCCTTCTGTCCCATTACTGGTTTTCGCTGTTTGCTTCACAATTGTACTGCCTTTGCCATATACTGTGATTGTTTTATTATCGTGAGGGTATTCACCCATTGCTGTAGTTCCAAGTACGAATTGATCTCCTGGATCGCAACTTTGAGACAATGTAAATTGTATATGATTTGTTTTATTCCAACCACTTTCTGTATATCCGATGCTGAAATAATACGTTCCTGCTTCCAATCCATCAGATCCTACATAGTACATTGCCTCTGGTGCGTCAAACTCCATTGTTTCTGGCGTCGCATACTCCCACTGCAAATACATCCCATTACTATTATAATGTACTACATTCCACGGCGCATCATATGTCGTCCCTTGCCATGTCCACTTGTCCGTGATTTGTGTGCCAATTGGCAAGAAGCTTGGGTCAACTCCCATATTTACCGCCTGCTTGATATCGTACCATCCGAGGTTTACGACCCCGCCGGTCTTCATATTTTCTACGGCTTCCTGCATCTTCGCGATCGTCATTGGGGTGGCCTCCCCGCTCTTTGAACCGATTGCGTTCGCTAGGTCATCGAGTTTTGATTTTGTAATCATTACTTTATCCGCCAAATAGGGTCACCTCCTTTATCTGTCGTAATAACCAATGATTTTTTCATCTGGTGCGCTTTGAGTTGAGATTAGCATATAACTTCCAAATAAAAACGTATAAGTACCATTATTGTTGGAACTATAACTTACCTGTAAAAGCTCAAAATAATTATCACTTTTAAGAATCACTTTTATCCCATTCCTGAATGCGTTGATAATATCATTGACTGTTATATTGAGATACAACTCGCTAAGTTCTGGATCTATACCCAAAATCAGTATGCCGTTATTTACTTCTTCTATCCCAGACTCCAGTGCATTCATTTTTTCTGCTGTTAAAGTTTCTCCGTCTGTCCATTCATGTGCGATATATGCCATTATTTTTCACTTCCCAAATAAGGATACCCTGAACTGTTTACAGAAAACAATTCAAAACCAGCCATCATGCCGTCGTATGTAACTACCGACACCTTGTCTAACCACATTTGCCCAATGTACGGTGTCATATCTATAATGATATTTTTCCCTTGCAAGAAAGCATCTTGTATATCTGAGAACGTTGTATTCAATGTAAATACGCCACTGTTCATAGTCCCAGTAATTAACATATTACGACTGTCGCAACTAGCAATTCCGTTTTCAATCCTGTTTAATTTTGCAGAAGTGACATCGTCACCATTGCACCACCTTTGATATTGATAGCTCATATAAATCATTCCTTTTACGTATCTGGATAAGGTGCCCACGATATCCAACCATTAATGACAGTAAAAAATCCACTAACAGAATAAGGAACTCTCGAATAAAACAACGGGTTAGATTCTGTTCCAATTTCTTGCATAACAGCAACAAACAACTGATCATTATTATCCTCTGTAAAATCAACTAATATTGTTTTGCCTTGCAAATAAGCATTCAATATATCGATATATTTTTTGTCTGCAACATAATTTCTGAATGTGACAACAAAAGGTTCTTGATTTTCATATATACTGCAAATACCTAATTCTATTTTATTCAGCCTGTCTGCTGTTACTTTGTCGCCATCAACCCAATTAGTTGCATGATACCTTGTGTCAACATTTATTTCGGTTGTTATCATCTGCTGTAATTGTCCCATCACTCATCACCCCTTTACCTGCATACTGCCCACGGTACCGACGTTTACCTTTGAACTTGTCGAAGCCGCGCCAGCCGCCGCGCCGTAGCTTAAACTGTCTCCGTCGGGCACAGCCGCCACCTTTACCGCACCGGTCGTGAACCGCCCCGCCGCTACAGCGGTCTGTTCGGTCGAACCCGGCGTGATCGTCATCGCGGCCTGCGTCGTCAGCTGATAAGTATTGCTGCCGCTCACAGACACCGTGCCTGCGGTACCCGCGCTTACATATCCTGCCGTCACTGTCGGCGTCACAGACTTGCTACCCGACGCCGTCGCCGTCACGACGCCTGTCGAAGTATTGACTGAGATACCAGGCGTTACTGTGATTGTCGTCGCCGGTGTCTTCGCCGAACCACTGGCTACGGATACGGCATAGCCCTTATCGTAATAGCCCTGGGCCACAGTAACGTTTGCGCCGCTGACCGTGATATCAGAACTGTCGTTTCTCGCAACGCCGCTACCGACATATGTACTGCTGATCGCGGCTACCTTTACCGCGCCGGTCGTGTACTTGCCAGCCGCTACCGCTGTCTGCTCCGCCTCTGTGGGCGTTACGGTTTTCGCCGCCTGCACGGTCAGTTGTTTCGTACCGCTCTGTTCTCCGGCATCTACATAGCCCGCGTTCTGCGTGACCGTCGCCGTTACAAGGCCGGTCGACGTATTCAGGGATACGCTCGGCGTCGCCAATGCGATCGTCGGCACAGTAGCCGTCGCGTCGCTGGCGTAGTAACCGGCAGGCGCTGTCACATTGTTGTCAGACACCGTCAGGTTGGCCGAGCTCTTTCTCGGCACACTGCTGCCGACATACGTCTTGCTGATGGCTCCGACCGTCACTTGGGACAGGCCGTCGTTCCCGCTGTCGGGTTTGATTACCTGCTGACTTTCAGTGGGCGTCGCCGTCTTCGCCTGTGTTATAAAGGTCAGGGCACCCTCTACCGGTTCGCCATCAGCGCCGGTGGCGGTATACCCGTCCAATAGGTTGCTGGACGCGACTGTATCCTGCGTCACATCCATCAGCACTTCATTGTTCAGTGTTACTTTGCTGATTGCCAATGTCAGCCGCCTCCTTATCCTCTAATATAGTTGATGCTTGAATCAAAAACGCTCGTCAGGTCAGATTGCTGCACCCACAAGCCGTTGATTTTCTTATATACTTTCACGACCTCTACCTCTACCCATGCGCCGTTCACCTTCTGGTACATCTTCGGCTGGGCCGCTGTGCCGCCGATGATAACGGCGACCGTAGCGTCCTGCCCGACCGTGAACGTGTAAGTATAGTGGTCGACCGTGCTGCCACCCGTCGTACTGTATTCCACAGTCAATGTGATACCCAATACCAGACCGCCGTAATATCCGACAAAGTGCCGCAGCGTCACGTCATCCAGCTCAGACCTGGTCGGCAATTCGTTCGCTGTCACGGTGATCATACTGCTGCTGGTGCTGGGGAAATCCACTTCATCACTGATCGCGTAGCTGCCGCTGTACAAGGCGCACTTCGATACGTAGGACGAGCTGATCGTGCTGCTTTCACGGTGTCCGTAGCACTGGGCCGATAACCCTATGATCTCTACGCCGCTGGGGATGTCGCTGAAATCGAACGTATATTCGGCATAGCCGGTACTGCCCGAACTCGCGTACATGTTGCTGGTGGATGAATACGGGTTGTCCGCACTGCGGCCTACCGCATACTGCGCATAGCTCGAACCGCTCTGAATACTGTGCGTCGATACGTCGTTCGCCGTAAAGTTCGCGCTGGTCTCCGCGCCATGCGCTACCAGCTGGCTCGATACATCGGTACCGTTGTTGCGCACCGTCACAGTCTCGCTCTTGTTCGTCGGCGTGATCGTGATCGTGAATTCATCACCCTCAAACGTCGTCGTCGCGCCCGAATGGTCGATCGTGCCGTTGCCGCTCAACGTCGTCGTTACCGTTCTGCTCGGCGCGGTCGTGTACTCGATGATAACTTCAGCGCCATAGAAATAAAAATAAGCCGAACGGTTCGTGTTGCTCGTACCTCTGATCGCTGTTACCATGAGGCGCAGATCTCTGATGTTGTCCGATGTCCAGGTGCCGATATTATCAAGTGTATATACGGTTGCAGTAGTTGTTCTGAAGCTTTCAGTACTGCCCATCGCTGTATTGCCATCATACACCTGATAGTATGCGCTGGCGATGTAGTTAGTCGAACTGACGCGGCCTTTCGCTTTCACCGTCACGTTGGTGATGACAGCGTTCTCCGGCAAATCAGAATAATCGAACGTATAGGTGATATAGCTTTCAGCGCGGGAACCTGTATTGATCTGAATGTAACTGTAGTTGCCGCTGCTTGTGTCTGTATAACTGTTGGAGATCGGGTAGCTCGATGATATGCTGTAGTAATCGGAGTTCGCGCTATCGTAGCTGTGCGGTACCAATGTCAATGTTGCCATATCATCTCACCTCACGCCGTCTGGATATAGATATCACCATTGCTGCCCGAAGAACTCGAAGGCGCGGAGGAGCCTGAGTAGATCGTCTGAAAGGTCACCGTGCCTGTCACCGACGCGATCCTGTCGGGGTCATTGCTGTCGCCGACGGTCACCGTCGTGCCGCTTAAAATCTTGTCTGCGGAAAGCCCCGACACCTGTACAGCCTTGATCGTCTGCGCACCGGTCAGATACTGGCTGGCGCTGATCGTCTGGTCAGAGGTCGATGTATTGTACGTTGCCGCCGCCTTCGTCGTTACAGACGCCGTCAGGGATACAGTGCTGTTTCCTGCCGTGCCTGCGCTGATGTAGCCCGCTGTCGTTACGTTCGGCGTCACTGACACCGATTTCGATAACGTCAGCGTGTTCGTGCCGGTCGATACCGTCGCTAACGTACCGCTGATAGAAGACGGCGCTGTTACCGATCCGTTCGGTGTCGCGCTGATCGTGTAGTATCCCCCGGCTGTGTTGTAGCCCGTCGGGATGTTGATATACTGCGCCGACGTACTGCGCCCGATGGTGGCCTTGTTTGTATAGCCGGACGTTGCAGAGCTTGAAGCCGTTGTCGGCAGTGTCATCGTCGATACGCTCTTCGATTGCTGGGTCGCGTAATAGCCTGCGGGCACGGTTACCGTCTGTGCCGACGCCGTCAGGTCGTCGCCGTCGCGCCGGGTCACGCTGGAGCCTACATAGGTAGTGCTGATAGCCCCGACCTTTACGTCGCCCAATGTATATTTGCCAGCGGCCACCGCCGTCTGCGCCGTTTCAGAAGGCGTGATGGTAGTGCCGCTCTGTGTCGTCAAACTTAATGTGTCGCTCGTCGTGCCTGCGGCGACATAGCCTGCCGTCTGTGTATGGCTGGCCGTTACCTTGCCCGTCGAAGAATCGAGCGACAGGGTCGGCTTTCCATGTGTCGCGCTCGTCACAGCCTTGCTGGCCGCAGAGGCATAGTATCCAGCCGGTACAGATACCGTAGCGCCGGATACCGTCAGGTCTGTGGACGACTTACGCGCAACACCGGTGCCGACATAGGTTTTGCTGATGCCATTGATCTGTACCGAGCTTAAACCGCCGTAGCCCGTATCTGGCGTAATGGTCTGGCTCGCCTCGGTCGGCGTGATGTCCGTTTTCGATTGTAAAGATATGCCAGCGCCGCCGGTCGCCGTACCGGTGATCGCTTCGCCTAGACTGTTATGAGCTGTGTAGCCCGCCAGCAGCGTCGCCGGGGACACGGTGTCCCCAGCTAAGCTGACTGCGGAGATGACACGGTGGATGCCGCCGTGCTCATCAGGGGTATCTGTGATGGTGATGGCGCTGCCCTGTCCCGATATGATCTGAGCGATCAGTCCCGGCAGGTCATCGCTATTCGACCCCTGGGGGACGACTACACCTTTATTTGCTACGGCGCTCAATGAGTCCGTCACATTCTGTTGTATTCTGCTGATCTCTGAGGCTATGCTCATCTGCACGCCACCTCCATTACTTATTCAATATTTACTTTCCTCAAATGGCTTCAAGCGCTCTGAGGATGTCGTCCGTCAGTTCCACTGTGCCGCCCGTGGTATAACCGGCGGGGATGGCATAGCTCGTGGTCGTCAGGCCGTCAAAGCTGCCCATGATCGCGCCGTTGTTCGGCATCGTACCGGTGATGGCCACAGCAGAGCCATCGCTGATACTGTGCGCCTTGTAGCCAGCCAGCACCTGCGCCGCTGTGGCCGTGTCGCCCGTGGTGTTGCCCCAGTTCGTGGGGATCGGGTTCACGGTCACCTTGCTCAGCACTTTGCCAGCGGTGGGCGTGATGCTCTGGGTGGTCGTATTGGGCGTGGCCGTCTTCTGTTCCAGCACGATGCTGACCTTGCCAGCGCCGGAGTGTTTGCCCGCCGCGATGGTAAAGCTCTGGTTGCCGGTCGTGGCGTCCAGTGTCTGCGTGACCGTGCCGTTGTCGGCCATCGTACCGTTCACCACACTGCCGTCGGCGATAACGATCTTCTTGCCTTCCAGCACATCGCCCGCCGCCGCTGTGACAGCCGTCACGTCCTGATAGTCATCGGGGATCGCGTTGACGGTCACCCTGCTCAGTACCTTGCCCGCCGTCGGGGTGATGGTCTGTGCGCCCTTGGTCGGCGTCGCGCTCTTCTGTTCGAGCACGATGTTCACTGTGCCGCTTCCGTTGTGGTAGCCGATGGGCACTGTATAGGTCTGGTTGTTCGCGGTCGCGTCCAGCGTCTTGCTGACAGCGCCGTTGTTCTGCATCGTACCGACGATCTCCACGGCCTTGCCGGTCGTCTCGTTATAGCTGTGTGCGACCTTGCCGTCCAGCAGGTTTGCCGCCACGGCGTCGTCGCCCTCGGTGTTCGCAAAGTTGCTGGGGATGGGATCGACCACGACCTCGGACAGCACCTTGCCCGTAGACGGGGCCACGGTCTGGCCGGTCGTCGCCGGTGTCACGCTCTTGCTCTCCAGGCTGATGCTCACCTTGCCGCTGCCCGAATGCTTGCCTGCGGGGATGGTGTAGGTCTGGTTGCCCGCGCTGGTGTCCAGCACCTGGTTCACGGTGCCGTTGTCCACCATCGTACCGGCGACCTCGCCGTCTGCCGTCACAATGGTCTTGCCCTCCAGCACGTCGCCTGCGCTGGCGTCCACGTTGGTGGTGTCCTGATACTGGTCAGGGATGGCCGCGATCTCCACCGCGCCCAGCACATTGCCGGAGGTCGGTGTGATCGTCTGCGGGGCCTTGGTGGGTTCGATGGTCTGGACTTCCAGGTTGATCTGTACCTTGCCGTTGCCGTTGTGGTAACCCTTGGGAATGGTGTATGTCTGGTTATTGCTGGTCGCGTCCAGTGTGCGGGTCACCGCGCCGTTGTTCGGCATCGTACCGGTCACAGACTCACCCGCCGCGTTCACGATGATCTTGCCGCCCAGCACATCGTCTGCCGTCGCGTTCACTGCGGATACGTTCTGGTAGGCCTCCGGGATAGCGGATACGGTCACGTCGCTCAGACCGTAGAAGCCGCTGTCGGGCGTTACGCTCTGCTGTGCCTTGGTGGGTGTGATGACCTTGCTCTGCAAGCTGTAGTTACCGCCGCCAGCCACACCGCTCACTGTACCAGAGCCGTTGTGGTAACCGGCAGGGATGGTATAGGTATCGCCTTCCTGTACTGTCGCGGATACTGCGCCTCGATTGGCGATACTGTCGACAGCAGTGGCCAGGACATCGAGCTTGTCTGTAGAGGCAGCCAGCCCAAGGTCTATCATTTTGTCGCGAATAGTGTTTCTCGCCGATGTCAACCGGGAGATCTCAGTTGCTGTACTCAATGTACCTCATCTCCTTATATTGTTCTGAGTAATGCGTTGATGTTACCTATTTCAAGATACACTGCCGCCGCAGTGATAGGCCTTGTGTTGTCCTCTTCAGCCGAGTCCGCCGGGGTCACCCATTCCGCTCCGCTGTTTGTCCCGCTCCGCTTGGTCAGCACGTCGCCGTCCTTCCCGCCGTCGGGGAATTGCGCGTCCGCCGCCAGGTGCAGGTCTTCAGAGGTCAGGTCGCCGATCAGCGTTACCCCGTTGATCTTGGGTTTGTTGCCGAGTAAGTTGTAGTTCCGTGTGCCGGGTGATGGGGTCGCAGTCACAAGCTCGAACTGTTCTCCGGCGTTGAGCGTTACGTTCAGTCTGTCCGCCATCGTTATTCGTTCGCCCTGTGGGTCGCTTCGTTCGTGAGCGTCAGCGTGCCGACAAACGTCTGCTTGATGTCAGTGCCCGCCAGCAGCTGGATGTCGAACACGTACGACCCGAACTTGAGGTTGTCTGTGTCTTCGGGCTCGATCACGAACTGGTAGACCCCATCATCCATCAGCTCGATCGTCCCTTCAGACAGCCGCTTCTGAAACAAGTATTCCGTTTTGTTATAGTTGGTTTTCACAGTAAAGTAGATCTCGTCGAACGTCCCCTCGTACTGTGTGTTGTCTTCGTCTCTGTTGTGCACTGTAAAGTATACGGGGCGGATATCCCCTCTGGGCATACTGATCGACATGCTCTCACTGGCACTGCTGGTGCCGGAGTAATCCACTGCCGAAGTACTATCCATATACCACTCACTCACAGGACATCATCTCCTATCTTGGGCATACCCATGCCTCCTTGTTCGTTATTCTGCTTCGCAGACAAATACCGTCTTCACGTCTACGTCGTCGCTGGTGATATGGATGACCTTGCCCGTGGCAAACGGGCTCCCGTTGTCCAGCGCTTCTCCGTCCTTGTTGCGTCTGTACCATGTGTATGTCTTGCTGTGCTTGTATCGTGCGTCGTTGGTCACGTCAGCGTAGGCCGAGCCGTTGGCCGAGCGCATCAGCTTGGTCTCAGGCCGGTTCCCCTGTATCTGGTAGTAGTACTTCTCCCCGCTGGATGCCGTTGACGGGGCCGCGCCCGCTGTCGCGTAGGTCGTGCTCTTCAGCCCGTCCACTTCCTGCCCGTTCTGCCATAGTCTTGCGATCAGGCAGGTCTGCCCAGACGCGTTCTTGAACACGGTTCCGGCGGTCGAGTCAAGCGTCAGCTGATAGTTGTCCGTCTTGTCGATCAGTGTGATGATGTCTGTGTACACCGCACCGCCGGTCTTCGGGTACTGCATCTCGCACTTGTAGCTGGCCTCTGATGGCACCTCGCTGGCGTACACGGTCAGCGTATCCCCGTTCACCGCGTACTTGTTCGCCGCTGTCGAAAGGGCCTTCCATGTGCCGCCATCATACTTGTACCAGTAGAAGTTAGCATTGCTCTTCGCGATCACGCTCGCGCCGTCGTACGCCTGCGCCTGTATGGTTTTCGTGCCCATGCCGTTCACAAACACGGTGCCTTCCGGCGCGTACAGGCTGAACACTACCGAGTTCTCGCCGCTGTTGATCAGCACAAAGCTGATCTCTGCGGTGGCCGTCACAGTTGCGCCCATATAAGTGTCATTGTAGCTCACGTTTGCGATATAGGTGATCATCTGTGACGCGGCCTCGTACAGCTTGTTGTTCCTCACAGTCAGCACATTTCGTGCCACACTCTCGCCTGTCACCAGCGCACTGCCCGCCGCGTTCGCGTCCGTGCCTTCGCGTCTGGTATAGGTGATGGTCAGGTTCGAGTTGTTCAGCGCTATGTTCTCGCCCTCCTCGTACACCACTGGCGTGATCACCAGATACGGTGACGCCGACCAGTCCGGTACGAAGGGCGATGCGCTGTTCCCGTTGTTCATCACCTGCGTCCGGGGCAGATTGCTCCCCAGATAAACAGAAAGCGACTTGCCGTCTGACAAGTCGATGATTGTTTTTGAACCGGTGGCTATAATCGTGCTCGCCATAATCACACCTCCATGACCAGTTCGCAATTATAGGTCGCACTGTACACCACATCTTGCGTATTCACTGTAATACTCTTCATTGCTTTGTGCTGATTGTTCCATCGGGTGTCGGCAGTCTTGTCGTTTGACACGCGCTTCCAGTTGAAGTTCGAGTTTCTGAATGTATCGGTCACGTCCTGGTTCCCTTTCCATACCTTGGCTGTCAGCGTCGTGCTCGGCACATCGCGGGAGATGACGTCCGTCGTGGACACGATCTCAACCCTGTACCCGATCGAGCTGTCGATGGCGCTTTGGAAGGTTTCCGAGCGTGTTACCTTTGCCGCGATGCTGTCGTCGCTCATGTTGAGCACGGCGTTCTGCGCCTGTCCCTGTACCGACAGCGCCAGCTTTGACCCGCTGGTGATCTCCGTAGCGTTGATCGCGTTGATGGTTGCCTCCCGCGCAAACAGGTCACTGACACTGATGTTCTTGGCGATCAGTTCGTTCACCAGTGCACTGTTCGCAAAGATGTCCTGTGCGTTCAATCGTGATACTGTGATGCTGTTTTCGATGATCTTTGTCGCGCCGTCGATAGAGTTGTCCGCGATGTCGCCGTTGCTGATCTCCTTCTTGGTCGTCACGATCTCGCCGTTCTCATCGACAGACACTGAGTAGAAGTGGCCGTCTTCACCCTTCACCATCAGCTCGCCGACCGTCAGTGATACCATGTTGGCTTCTGTGACGGCCAGATCCCTGACATACAGTTCGCCGTTGACGCCCTTGGTGATGATACTGTTCTCGCCCACCAGGTTCTGTACTTCCGCCCAGTTGATGTTTGCCCAGTTGATGTTGGCTGTGCCGATGGCCGCTTTGCCAATATTGCTCACGGCGATCTTTGCTACCTCGGCCTCCAGGTCGCGGATCTTTGCGGCGTCAATGGTCGCCTTCCCAATCTCAGCGCTCGCGATCTGTGCGATGGACGCCTTCAGGTTGTTCACGTCTGCTTCGTCGATGGTGATATTCTTGACCACCAGCCCGACGTTCTCGTCGAACTTCACGATCTGGTCGATGTTGATACTGCTGTTGCTGATCGCGTCGGCAATGGCCTGGTTCAGGCCGATGACACCATCCGCTGTCACCGTACCGCCGATGCCGCCTCCGCCCCCGCCGATACTTGATGTATCTCCGCTGATCATGGACGCGTCGATGTTCGTGCTCGACACCAGCCCCGGCACCTTGGCCGCGATCAGCTTCATACATGTATTGACGATCTGTTGAGCAAGCGCTTTCACAACATCGCTGTAATTATCTGCCGCCATGCTCAACCACCTCCGTCATTGTCTTGATGTCGTATCGTTCGTTTACCTTCAGGGCCTTGGTCGGCACCCGCCAGCCCACCGTCGCCGCGTCCTTCGCGTTGATGGACTTCTTCTCAAGCCCGTCCGTCAGCGTCTTGAACGCTTTGATGGGCAGACACCACGTCTCGCCCGCGTCCCTGAAGTTGATCACCAGACAGGGGTATACGTTGTCATGCTCTGCCGCTTCGCACAGCCCCAGTATCTGGTGCTTCTTGATTTCAAATGTATGCTTCTTTCCGTCATGCTCAAAGTCTTCCCGCCAGAAGGTGATCGACTTGGCGCATGTCTTCAGCTCGATACAGTGCAATCCTGTACCGGTGTATATCAAACAGTCGTACGGGTTGTTAGGCGAATACTTGGAAGCTCCTCCCGTCCACCCGACCGCTGGGTCTTTCAGCCTTAGATAGTAGAAGTCTCCGGGGACGGACTTCTTGAAGTTCTGCTCAAATATTTTGCCTGTGTTCACAAGCCCATCTCCTTTCATGCGAAAAGGAGGACTGCAGCAAAGCACAGTCCTCCCCGGTATATCTTCCGTTACATCCGAGGATTCCTCAACGATGTCTCTTGTATTGCTGTGAGTTCTGCTTACCCACCACTTTATCTCTATAATTCCCGTTATAATAATTCTGCTTGTTCGCAGGCTTCGTCTCTGCTTTCTTCTCTGGTTCAGCCGCCTTTGTCTCCGCAGGCTTGTCCTTCACCAGCGCCAGGTTCGGCATCTGCTGATGCTCGTCCACCGGCTCTTCCTTTACTTCTTCCTCTTCCTTCGGTTCGCCGATCAGGGCGATGATCGTTTCGTAAGAGGGAGACGCAGTCCACGTATTGGCCTTCGCGTCCGTCAGAATTTTTTTGATGCCTTCCTCGCTCATCTGGCCGTAGGTATACTGCCACATCGCCAGAAAAACGTCGTAATGTTCTGCGGTACAGGCTACTGCACGCCACGTCTTTCCGATCTTGGCATCGCATGTATCACACGCAAAGTACGGTTTACCGCAGATACGGCAAGTATGGTTTGGCTCACCATGTCTCATACCGCACAACCTCCAAATAAGACCCCGCCGTGACGGCTCGCATCACGGCAGGGAATGATCTACTTACTGTTCAGGCACAGTGACCGTGAACAGCTTCTTCTCGTGGTCGCAGTAGTCCTGCATGCAGCGCAGCGTGAACGGATGCTGACCATCGGTCGTCAGATTGATGTCGAACTCAGAAGACAGCTTCGCGGCCGGGAAGTCGATGTACGCATAGTACTTGGTGGTGATGTCGCAGGTGTCGTGGCCCAGAACTTCGAGCAGGAAGCGGCCAGCATCCGGGAAGTTCACGGCGTCAGCCTGCGCCTGCACAGCGCCATTGCCCTCAGAGCCGTCGGCAACATAGGTGTAGAAAGCCAGCACCTTGGTGTCGGTGGTCACATTGGTGGGCGGGGTGATGGTCTTGGAAGCCGCGTTCACGGTGAAGGTATTGGTGCCAGCGGTAGAGCCGACTTCATACTTCGTACCGAGGGTGCCATCGGGGTTCACCACATACAGGTGGGAAACTTCAGCACCGGCGGTGCCAACAGGCACATGCTTCAGCTGGGCGGTCACGCCATTCTTGATGGTCAGTTCCTCGGACACAGTCACCTGAATGGTGTTCTGCGCGTCGGCAACCTTCTTCTGGGTACCGCTCTGAGCCGCCAGCAGGCCCAGGTCGAACAGCGCGTTGGAGGCGCTGAACTCGCACTGCTTGTTGCGTTCAAACGTCATGATCGGGATACCGATAGCGTCAACGGCGTCCTCGGTGTCCGCAGTCATATTGAGGGAAGGGTCAGTGATCTGGGTCAGAGTCCAGAGCAGGTCAAAGGTGCCCTTCTTGAACATCGTGCCGCGAATGGCGCGGTCGATAACAAAAGAAGAAATATCAAATGCCATAGTTCTCTCATCCTTTCTAAATATTTTGCTAACAAAAAAGCGCCGGTTTCTCCAGCGCTGTTGTTGCCTTCATCAGGCTTTGCCATCATACAGGTCTCTGAGTCCGTCCAGATACTTCTTCTGTATCTTGTCCGGGTTCAGCTTGCCTGCGTAGATGCCGTTCAGTAACAGGTTTGACGAGTTGATCGTGCAGATGCGCTTGACGCTGTCAAAGAAAGGGAAGATGTGCATATCGTTCATTTCGTTGACGCCGGACTTGCTGCCGCCGCTGTTCGCCAGAAATGATGCCAGTGGCATCAGCGTACTCTTGTACGGCTTGTCCTTAATGCGCTGTTTGATCATCCTGTCTTCTTCAATCATGAACCTCCGCGTCGTCTGGTTACCGGCAAACTCAGGCGTCTTCTTGATTCCGTGTATCGTAGATACATAATTGAAGATGTGGCTGTACAGCCATACGTCTATCTTCAGACCGGTCTTTTCGTTGTACAAGCAGTACTGGTCGTTGGTCACCTGCCTGTACCAGCCGAACTGTGTGAAGTCGATATCTCCAAACAGTATCCGCGTACGCTCTACAGGCAGTGAGCACATACAGGACTTGAACATCTCGAAGTCCTGCACGTCTCCCCAGTACACACCGTTGTCGTCCAGCTCTGACTTCATGTCAGATGAGATGATGGTCACCATGTTGACAAGTCCCCAGTAGTCCCTCTCCCCATAGCTGACGATCTCGCCCACAGTGGGCTGATGTACCGTGATCCGGTCGTTCACCTGGTAATCCCGCCCGAAGTATGCGGCGGCGTAGTCGATGGGTTCAACCGGCAGTCTATCTGACGAGCGCGTCTCCATAGACATTCCAGCCTTTCACCCTATACACCATATCCTTCGTGCGTTGGTCTGTTGAAAAGACTATTCGGTAACCCTCCCTCGGTTCCAGCTTCTGAAAGCCGAAGTCGGTCGAATTGTTGATCAAAGCATCAATGCGCGAGCACAACAGGTCACGGCGTATCTGTCCGCGCCCGTTCTCGTCAATGAAGTTCATGAAGTTTTTGTGTACGCTCACATAAATATGCAGGTCAAAGTTCCTCGCCGTGGGGCTTGTCGCAAACTGCTCATCGATCTCGATGCAGATCATCGCCTTCGATTCTTTGATCGTGTCATCAATGTAGTCGTACAGAAAAACATTCTTGCCGATCAGGTCGGCGGCGGGCAGCTTCCTGCCTTTCTCACCGGTCAGGAGCTCCACGCACATCTCATCGTTCACAATGAGGTTGGCAAGCCGCCGCTTGAATTCCGTAAACTCACTCAGAAAAGGCATAATACCCTCCATCAAGCCATGTCGATCCAGCCACCGCCATTACTCGGAGGGATGTCCTCCGGCGTCGGGTATCCGCTGTTCACGCCATGCTTCTCTATCCATTTACTATTATCCGCTACCATATTCTTGACATCGTCTGTCTGTATCACTTCATCCTCGACAGCCATGATACGCACGATACCATACCCGTCCCAGTCATCGTTCTCCGTGTCCACCTGCGCGATCTTCCACGCGCTGGGATGTACCCTGTTCCTGTCATGCAGGAAGCGGTAGTCGTTGTCGAAGAGCAGTGTCTCCTCGTTAGCGGGGAAGTAGTACAGTCTCTGGGAGGATACGGTCACCACATAGTCGGTGCTCCGTTCGCCGGAGTTGTACTGCGTCGCGTTGTGCACGACCACGGGGTAGCTGACCGTCTTGAACGTTGTCAGCGATGTGAAGTTCAGCCACGAGTTGCAGTAGTACAAGATGCCCTTGCTGTACAGCCTGTTCTGGTCTACCAGAGAGATAACGAGCCACCATCTGCCGTCGATCAGCAGAAGGTCACCACACTGGATCTCTCCCAGCTCCGTCAGGATCTGGCGCTCCTTCATCTTGTTGTAACTGTTCTCCACCTGGTCGAGTACCAGAGCGCGAATGCGCCTAGGTTTGTTGGTCGGTCTGTCGCCGTAGATGTCCACCGTGCGGGCGAAGTCTGTCTTCAGGATACTGTTCCTGAACGCGCCGCGCCATTGCCGGAACTCATCGTTCTCAAACCCGCCCAGCACGTCAGGCTCCATCAGGTACCATTCAGCAGCCATTCACACCACCTCAGTCCCCGTACCATGACGTCTTCTGTTTGTTGATGTAGTCAGCGGCGGTCGCTTTCGCGTCAAGAAGTTCGTTGTACGTATACTTCTTCGTTTCGCCGTTGCCGTTCAGCTTGATGTCGTTGGTAATGATATTGTTGATCTTATTCACACGGCTGAGTTCACGTTCGATATACATCACTTGCATGAGCCTTGCTAATGTGTGAGCCACCACAAATGGTGTCTTCTCATCGAATTCCATCGTTTCCATGTCGTAATTGATGTTCCCGATTTCGAGCTCGTACTGCGATAACGCCTGATTGAACCACAGATCCACCAGCTCGTCCGGCAGCAGAGTCCTCTCGCGAATCAGCGTGTGGAATGACTCGATCACATCAGTTTTTGTGAACAAGATAACCACCTCTTGTTTTTAGAGATCAGCCTACCTTTGCAGAGGTAGCGTTTTCGATATACCTGATCTTGGCATAATCGTTGACGCCCTTGCGCTTGATATAGTCAAGCACCCTGAACGCCTCATGGGGATATTTGAGGAAGCCGGAGATGTTCTTTTCAAACGCTGACTGCGTCTTGTACTCGAACACCTTGTCCAGATACTCGTCCGTCGGCACGGCCTGATTGTCTGGGATCTCGAACTGCGCCCGCAGGTCTTTGTCGCCGATGACGATACGCGCATGAGCGCCGTGTCCGTCAGTGCCCACAAACATTTCATTGCGTGCGTAGCACTGCTGTTCCACTTCGTCGCGCTCCATCGTAATGGTCGCGTCAGCCTGGATACTGACCTCGCCGCTGTTCAGCAGGCGCTTGAAGTACACAGGCCACGGGGCGAGATTAGTGACGTTAATCCTCGTCTGTTTTTGCATCTCCGCCATTTCCATTTTCCTCCATCAATTTATTTACGGCGTGGTCGAGGCGGTCGATGCTCTGCATGATGAAGCGTAGCTTCTCGATGGGAGCCCACCTGGCCCACTTAAACAAACTCCATTCAGCCAGTGCCTTGGTCAGCGCGTCGCCCTTCAGAAATACCCAGTAGGGTTTCCCGCTCACCTGATTCTTGCCTTTGCTCTCATAGTCGAGACCACAGGCTTTCAGGAAGTGCATCATCACCGCGCTGTAGCAGTAGAACAGAGTTTCCTCTCTAACATTCTTTACTTCCATATATCAAAGTAGGGGCGGGTGTCTTACCCGCCCCTTCCTCCTCACTCGTTATTACAGTGCGTAGTCAGCCGCAGGGGTGATAGAGGTATCGTTCAGCAGAGCGATCTTGTACTCCTGGCCCTTGGCGACGTCAGCCGCGACAGTCAGGTCGTAGCGGGTCAGCAGACGGCCAGTGGTCACATCGTTGCCGCTGAAGCTGGTGATGCCGCCGACAGTCCAGGTCGCGACGGGAGATTCAACGCCATTGGGCAGGATGTACATCAGACCTTCGGGAGACATGGCGACGAAATCATCACCATCAGCATTCAGCTTGCCGAAGTCATAGACCATCGGGATCTCGCGAACGATAGAGCCGTTGTAGTACTCCAGCAGACCGGTCTTACGGATCTCTTCCATAGCAGCGTCAGACAGGCCGGTGAAGGGCACAGCAGTGCTGTTGTAGGGAGCGAACGCATTGATCTGGGAAACGGTCGCATACGCGCCGAGGATGGTGGTCGGGCCGAACTTGCGGACTTTCTTCACGATGCCGTCCAGCGCAGCCTTGGTGACGCCCTGGGTCTCGGCGAAGTACTTCACACCAGTCGCATTCTTGATGGCCTGATAGACCTTCTTCATGACATAGTCAGTGGCCTTGTTCAGCATTTCGGTGTGCACGCGCTGCATGGCCGCGTTCTCACGGGTCATGTCGCCCATAGACAGCGTACGGTAGTCCACCTGATAACCGGCGGAGATGTTCACGGGCTGCACGATGTAGCGCTCAGACGTGTGGGTCGGGAAGCGCACAGTGCCGTTAAGGGCCTGGAAGCGGGCGGTGTCAGAGGACACGTTCCAGATTTCACGCTCAACGGTCTCGTTAGCGCCAAGGGGCTGGTAGGAGCCGAAGATGCTCAGAAGCTGCAGCTCCTGGAGAACTTCGGGGTTCAGGATCTCGCGGCGAATCTGGTTCAGTTCAGAGACCGCGTTCATGTCGCCTTCGGCAGCCTTGGTGCCGAGGTTCTTGATGTACTCGACCGCACGGTCGGCCACCTTGGGATCGGCGTAGGTAGGCAGGGCCTTGCCCTTAACCATCGCGCTGAACACTTCTACAACAGGAGAAGTGCTCTTAATCTTGGGATTATCAACGTCCCGACGGGCGTTGTTCATTTCAAAAGAATAATTCATAACTCATTCTCTCCTTTCCTGTCGTAGTGATTAGGTGCTAGCAGCGCCCTTGACGACCTTCACACGAACGCCGGCCACGCCGCCGATCATAATCTTGTCGATGACCTTGAAGGTCACAATGGTGGCCACGCCGGTCTTGCTCAGCTTGCCATTGGCATCAGCCTTCAGCGTGTCGCCAACGGCGATGCTGGCCATCGCGGTCGCGATGTTAGACTCGGTAGCGATCATCTCGCGGCCATCCCAGGCGGCCAGGTCGTACAGGTTCAGAGGAGAACCTGCGGGGATCATAGCGCCCTCCAGATAGCGGTCGTCGCCCTGAAGATCATTGATGGCAACATACAGAGCGGTAGAAGCGGCGGCGGGGGCGGCGACTTCACCATTAGCATTGATAGTGCAGATGTAGCCGTTCAGCACATCGGTGGCCGCTTTGAGCGTGGGGAAGTTGCGAGCGCTATGTTCAATAGACTCGATTTCATGCCAGATAAACATATCGGTTTCACCTTTCCTTTCTTAGATTAGAAAATACTGATCTCGACATTGCCGCTGTTCTCCACAGCGCCAAAGATGTCCAGGTCGTCATGCTTGTCGTTGTGTTCCTTGTTCTTGCGCTCAGCAACGATGCCAACGCAGATCTTGTTCACAACACTATTGATCTCGCAGTTCATGGGGTCAGCCTTGAACGCTTCGATCTCTTCTTTCGCGTAAGCCTTCTCGCTTTCGCTGTAGTCGGCCAGTGCGCTCTCCAGCTCCGCAACGCGGGCTTTCTTCTCGAACTCGTTGACTTTCTCTTCGAGCTCGGCAATCTTGGCGTCCTTCGCGGTCGCGTCTTCCTTCAGCTGGTTGACTTCCGCTTCCAGAGCGGTGACATTCTCGTTCGCCTGATTCAGTTCGGCTTCCTTCGCGGCAACGTTTTCGTTCAGCGAATTCAGTTCGTTCGTGAGATTTGCCTTATCGTCAAGAACGGCGTGCAGTTC